GCCTTCCTGGAGTTTGGTGTAGCCTTATCCCTCACGCTCGATGGTGTCTCGCGCTACTCTTAGGCCCTCCTGCTTCATGGGTATCCGGCTCGAATCAGCCTTTGTTCACCCCTAACGGACTAGGTAACCCTAATGTGTTTACATATAGTGCCCAGAACTTAATCTGGGGCACTATACAAAATTAAATTTTTAACGAACTTCAAAGTAGTTTCGATCAACTGCCTTTGTTTTCTAACTAGTCTCTAGTATAGCATCTCCTGCTTTACTGGTCAACTTGTTTTGTAAATGCCCCGCCTTGTTGCAGGGTCTTTACAAACTTCGCTGTTTTTCTAACTTGTGTCTAGTATAGCACCAATCCAATTATTGGTCTACTGCCATAAAAAAACCCGCCTACTTGGCGGGTTTTTTGGTTTGTACTACTTCTGTTTTAGAACTGTACGACCAACCCGCCTGCTACTTGTTTGACATCAGTGGCTGCTGAGGTTCCCTCAACTGTACGATACAAAACTTGTGCATAGGTCTTTTTGCTGAAAGCATACTCAGCACCTACGTTGTAACTCTTGATGCCATTTTCAATGCGACCATAGCTGGCCTTCACTGTGACTGGTCCACCAAGTTTGTGTGCCACGCCGACCAACTGAGCACGGTTGGTGTTGGCAGCAACGCCTTTGTTGTCGCTTGCGCTGGCAAACACAGTGGTTGCACCAAATTTAGCACGAGCAGCCAACACGTCACTGGTTTCTGCGCCAGCTTCGTAACGAGCATAAGTCAACACAGCAGGTCCAACTGCGGCAATCACGGATGCGGCATAAGGATCAGCGGCAGTGCCAACAGCACCAGTGCTACGATCAAAGTTAGCAGAGACATTGCCAAAGTTCACAGAAGTGAAAGCGGCATTGCTCAAACGCAAACCACGCAGGTTATGCACGTCGGCAGCTGAGCTACCAATCAATGTGCCAAATGGATCATTGTCGCTGATGGCCAAGAAGTGAGTGTGAACATTGCGACCAAGATCAACGCTACCCATTTTGTGAGCAATACCCACGGTGCTTTGGCGATCGCCAAGTCTAGTGTCAGTACCAGTGTCTGGGCTGTTGGCTTGGATGCCGGTCTCGTATGTGGCACGAGCTGTTAATCCGCCACCTAAGTTTTCAGTAGCACGAATGCCAAAGTGACTCAAGTCATTGGCCATGCCTTGCACGGTGGAAGCACCAGTTTTGGTGTTGTCAAGGTAAGTGCCAACACGACCATAGATACCAACTTGTGCGCTTGCAACACCAGCAACTGCCAGGGTCAACGCAATTAGAACTTTCTTCATAAGTAATTTTTCCTTGTTAATGAAATGATCAAATGTCGATCATAGAGTATTATATAGCACAAACACTGAGAATGTCAAAGAAAATGGCTACTTTCGCAGCCATTTTGGTGGTTTCTGTTACGAGGTATTTCCTACCCTAGACGACCTTAAGCGGCCATCAAGAATTTTTCATCATTTGCAGATAAAAGTTTTGCTTGATTTACGGTCATCGCCTACCGTGCTGTCCACTCTGTTACTCTTTGCCCTGTCGAATCTAGGTCAGGCCCATCATAAAGAAACTTAATCTACGCTTAATGTTGTTAACAACAAGCATAATATTGGAAAAACAATTAATAAAAATTTTGCTAAATTTTCCATATTACCATAACTCACAGTTTTTTATTTTCTCTTCGTCCAATGTGGTATCACGTGTAAAATAAAATACACCAAACACTAACCAAAATAACAAAAATAAAACATAACCTATCATTAAACTTCCTTATGGTGGACCTGGGGGGATTCGCACCCCCGTCCAGAACACTTTTCTCTCGGCTTCATACAGCAATAACTCGCAGTATATATTTATTCTTTGGGCTTGTCAACTGCTTTGGAGATGATGTCATACACTTGTGCGTATGCATCAGTAATTTTGTCTAGTTGTTGTTCCGACACCAAGTCTGTGTCCTCCAGACTGACCAAGTCTCGGGCTAGATTTTCTTGTAGTTTTTTTATGGGATTGAGCACATACCTATTTATTCATCCCCGCTATCTACTGGGATCCAGCCCAACTTAAAAAAGTCTTCCTGGATTTCTTCTGTGACATGTCCTTCGGGTACATATCTTTTAACACCGTCAGCATCACCATTGCCCAGTCCATCGCCTATGCCCGAACAGTACCAATCAATATAGTCACCTTGTTCACGCATGTCGGCAACAATACCCCCGGCATAGCGCCACGAACAACTGTAGGTCTCTCCCTTTAGCAAAGGCCATACTTCGTTGCGTTGCCAGTCTTGATTGCACAAGGCTGCGTAGATGTTTTGAGCGTAGGTATCGCTGGCCTTGGCTTTGTCGCAAACCCACTTGGTGCTACGCAAATCATATTCAAGATTGTTTTCTCGCCACCGTTCGTCGGCTTCGCGTTGAGCCTGATGTTCGTTGATCATGCGTTCAAGATCTAAAGCTCGTTGAACATCTTCGTCAGTGGCAGGATCTCCTCCTTCCGCAATGACATCTTCAATTCTGCATTGACTGTGAAAGGTTCCGCGAGTAGGACTTTTGTTCATAATGTTTGGTACCAGAGACGGGACTCGAACCCGTATGCCCTTGCAAGCGGCAGATTTTAAGTCTGCTGTGTATACCATTCCACCACTCTGGCTTTGCGTTATTTAATACATGGTCCGGCGTAGAGGAATCGAACCTCTATAATGACTTTAGAAGAATCATGTCCTATCCGTTGAACGAACGCCAGATGTTTGGTGGGCCAACTTGGAATTGAACCAAGACTCGACCGATTATGAGTCGGTTGCTTTACCATTAAGCTATTGGCCCTGTGCTACATTGTAGCAGGAAAACTATTTAGTGTCAACTGTTCCGTCGGCCAGGTGGTCATGTTTGATTTCTTTTACAGGATGCCCTAAAATGCTGGCAACAGAATTTTTGTAAGCAATACGTTTGTTGTTATGATCTCTAATGGCAATGGCTCGGCGACCAATCTCCTGAAGGCTCAACATTTGCTCCACGCCTGATTTGAGCTGCCATTCTAGATCCCAGATAGCATGATGGATGTCGGTCATTGCTTGAATGTCCTCATCTAGTTCTGCGCTTTGTGGTAGTTGTCGAAACTTGTCCTCGTACCAATCAAGTTCAACTTGGTTGGCGCCTTTGGTTCGTGCATGTTTTACTCTGGCAATGCAGAGTCGATCAATTAGTTCTAATACTGGAAGAAATTCCATAGCATACCCTTTCTATTTTGTATAGAATTATTATACAAAAATGCTAAGTGTTTGTCAACGGTCTTTGTCAGTTCTTACCAATTGAATTAAGCGGTATCCAGGATCAAATTCCCACCATTTTTTGCCAAACTGTGGATCTGCGGCAGCGGCGTGATGATTGTTGTGCCAGCCCTCTCCACCAGTCAAATATCCTACCAGCAGGTTATTTGAACTTTGATCACGTGTGTCAAAATTTCTATATCCTGATGGACTGTGAGTGAGAGAGTTGGTCAGTGAACTGGCATGTTGCAACAATAGTGACGGAACCAAATAAGCATACACTACTGCATAAGGATCTATCATGTAAACTGCCACCCCGACCAAGATAGTGTACAACCAATGATTGTAGTACATGTGCATGTGAAATTTGGATTTCACAATCTCTGGAGCATAACTTAATTTTGGAGTAGCAGGTGTGAGTCTAAATTGCACGGCTAGATAACCGTATACCGCAGGTGAGTGCGGATCATCTTTTGTGTCAGAGTGTCTATGATGCGCTCGATGTATTGCTACCCAATACAACATTGGTAAAGTTGTGCCAGGAATAGCAATCAATGTTCCTAGATATTCAAACCATTTTGGTGCTTGAAAAGAACGATGGGTGATCAGCCGATGAACTGTTACAGTTCCGACTACCATCTTGATATAGTAGACCAACAGACATATTGCCCACTGCCATGCTTCACTGTTGAAGATAAAGTAGACCAGGATCACATGTAGACAGGCACTGTATGCAATCATTTCGTTGTGCGAAGGCACAAACCAGTTTTTCTTTTTCATGCAGATACTTATGCATCTACTTGCAGTAGGTCAGCCTCTTGATCCATTTCCATTTCGGTAATCAGCAGGTCAGCAAATTGCTGACAGAAGATAGCAAACCAAAGTTGGTCCATCGCTTCTTCGGGTGCGCCAGCGGCCCGCACCAGGCGTTCAAGTTCAGTATTCATAGCCTGGAATCATAAGTGAAGGCAGCAAGATATCGCATGCTGGCACGGCTGGGAATGTGCTGATTACAGAACCGTTGGTATGCCGCACGCCAACGCTTTTGGACAGGTGCTGGCGCATGGCAAGCAAGATAATGCAAGTGGCCAAATCTGCGCCCAATGCTGATGTGATTGGGCTTCCAGCCTGCAGGATACCATTTGTCGCGAGTTTGCCAATTGTAGTTTACCCAGACACCCATTCGGCGTTCTTGCATGATATACTTTTTAGATATATCTTGTGGTCTAAATCGGTTCATTTTTGCATCATCAGCGCATTGAAGTTTGCAGGAACAACAATTGTTTGCACACGACCGTTCTTGATACCTTCTGAGATATTCATCATAGCCTGCGCTTGCATGTAAGCAATTGACTGAGCACCTTGATTACTCAATGCTTGCATACGTTCTGCTTCCATCTTAGCAGTCTTAACTTCAACTTCTTTTTGTTTCAATTCATTCTTGGCACGAACCAACTCATTTGCACTCGCAACCACAGAATCTGCAGGTACAATATTCCGAATCAACACTTGACCAACAACCAAACTACCATCAAGTTTTTCATCAGCCAAACTCTTTTGAATTTGTTCTTTAATTGCTTGTTCCATCACTTGGCGATTATCAGCCATGTCTAGTGCCTCGTACTTTCGGGCTTCTTTGTAGATGGCATTACGAGTGGTTTGAACCATATAGTTGTACATCAAGTAGATGTCGCCGTTGTGCCGAGCATGGAATGCTTGACTCTTTTGGCTATACAACTCGGCTACCTGTGCTTGATTGATGTTATAGATAACCACTGCATCAAAGTCTTTCATTGTTGAGTTATCTTTAGCAACAGGTGTCATGTCCTCCAGTTTGACATTAACGTCCTTGATTGGGAATGTAAGAACATCACCCCAAAAGGTTTGATTAAACGAGCCAGGCATTAATTCACCTTGCTGGACTTGTTTATCAAAGCCAACACGTACACCAACTTCACCTGTTTCGATACGAGTACAACCTGTTGCCAGCACAGCCGCGGCAAGAACGGAGAGAGTCAAAATACGTTTCATTTTATTTCCTTAAAAAAGTACCACAAGGGCAAGTAGACTACCAAAAGTAAGTATAGCACAAAATGCACTGTAAGTCAAGAGTTTTACCAAACTCCACGATTCTTTTCCGGACATGTTCCGTAGGTACTGAATGCCGAAAAAGAACATGCCAAACACAACAACAAAAGCCAATAGGATTCTAATCATCACACTCTCCAAATTTCTTCAAAACCTTCCGACAAGTCTGGCTCTTCCCAGTCCCGAATCATGCGAGCAATCACCTCAGATGGGATTGTTTTGCCCGGACGGCCGGCCAATCGTCTAGCCAATTCTTCAGGCTCGGGCGTTCGAAATACCACAGCAATGGCCGAGTATTCCGGCAACATGCGAAACTTTTTGGCCCGGCTTGCCCGTGTGGTGCTGGTCTGATCCCAGATGATGTCGTTGTTGTTAGCCTGTGCAGTCAACGCATGGTTGGTCATCAGGCGAACAGCAATAGGCATGTATTCTTCAAACACTTCTGAATAGGTCTTGCCTTGGCTCCGGGCATAATCTTCCACCCAGGGGTCTGTGCTGACCACACTCAAGCCCAAGGCCCAGACCTGGTCTTTGATCCAGGTGCTTTTGCCTGATCCTGGCACTCCTACCAACATGTACAATTTAGGCACTTTCAACTCCAAAATGTTCTTTGATATTCTTTGCAGAAAAGGTCAACGCTCTATCCCATTGATTATTACCGTGCCCGTTACCAATGCTTGCTTGTTCAATACATTCTCTCACAATCAACTCGGCGAATTTTTTACACTCTGGCATATCCCAGTGTCCAATGCCAAACATATCTTTTTCGTAGCCAGCCTGTTCAGCAAGTTGTCGAATTCGTTCGTTCATATCATACCCTCAAACAATTTTTTAACCGATATCGCCTGACCTGTAGTATAAACAATATCAAAACTATCATTCTCAATGTGATACCGATTGCGGTTGCAATTTACATACTCACCCTTGTCATCAGTATACACTTGTCGCATCTGTGTATAGGTTTTATCCACAGCACCATCAAAGATAACCCGTGTAGTGATTTTACGCTTGTTCATTCTTCAACCTCTGTTTCAAAAGTAGAAATTTCTTGATCTTCTGTCAGATCCAGACTTTCTAGTGCGTATTCTAAATTGTTCCTGGATGCAAACACACGGACACTCACATCGGGCACTTCACTGTCTTTGTCAAATGTTTGAACAGCATAGCCGTAGACTTTCATTCTTCAACTCCAAATTTCTTTTTCGCTAATTCTTGTTCGCATTGAGCAATGGAGGCGTCAAGCATAGCAGTTGTGATTTCTTTGGGATTCATTCCAAAATGCAATTTAATCAAATCTACTCCCTGACCGCGACTGATCATGTCACGCAACATGGGATTCAATGCTATGCAACATTCCCGCACAATCAACTCGGCGAACTTTTCAATTTCGTCATCTAACAATGAAACAGCATGGTCATTGCTGTATACTGCGCCAGCCTCAACCGCAAGTAGTTTAATTTGTTCGTTCATTTTACATCCTTATATAACCATCGGCGGAATCTTGTTGATACTGTTGTTAGCACATTTATGCCAATAATAACAACGACTGCAATAACAATAACAATTTCAATCATTCTTTAACTCCAAAATGTTTTTTACATTTGTGAAATGGCATAATACGACCAAGCCATCCAATCAGTTCACCGCAATTTTGGCAACAGTATGATGGGTATTTCTTCATTTCAAATCGCCACGCAGGGTGTGCCACATTTTGGGATCGGTGCCCAAGTAGATGCGATACTTTTGATAATTGCGCCACTGGCTCAGTCGGTTCACACCACGCTCGACCCAGTCAAACATGGCACTGCGGAACCACAAGGGATTCACAATGGCCACAATCAGTGCTGCCGCCACAGGCACAATCAGCACAGCCACAACCACCCAATGAAATGTCATGGCACGGTAGTAACGGCCACCACCAGGCACCAGTTCAATTTCTTTACTCATATTTGCCATTCCTTTTTTGTTTTGCGTTTGAAAGTTGTTGGGTCAATCACTGCCGACAGGGCTTGCGTGACATCTTCCGCAGTGTCTGGGTCAGTGCTCTTTTTGAGTCCTAGTGCAACCTTTTCTTCTGCTGTGAGTTTACGCAGGGCCGCACGCCGCAGGCGCAGACGCTCTTGTTTGCGTTCTTCCTTTTCGCGGGCCTTGCGGTCTGCTTCTTTGTGTTTAGCCCACCATTCACGCACCTCGTCATCACGGAGCAACAACAGATCTTCAATCTTGTTGTTTTCCAGTTCAGTCATGGCCTTGCAGGCAATGCGAGCCAGCATGTCAGCACGGTCTTTGAGATCGCGATACTGCCAACTGTCAGTGGGGCTGGAATAACTGTCTGATGCATAATCTCTACAGGGCATGTTACTCTCCTTGTGTCTGCAGGGCTTTCAAAAACTCCACACATGCGGCCTCGGTGCGCTTGGTCACTACCACCCGGCCACCCCAGAAGCCCACATACAGACTGCGGTGCTCCACAAACTTCACTTCACCGTCAGCACCAGTATGCTTTTGACGAGCCGCTGGCTTTGCAGGCACTGCCTTTTTTGCAGGTGCTTTAGGCACTGCGGCCACCACAGGCTTTGCTGTCACTGCCTTTGCAGGTGCAGGCACTGCAAGCGGACGATGCTCAAAGCCATGTTTCTTATCATACTTGGCAATGGCTTTTTCATCCATGCCCCATGTGGCCAGTAGTCGGCGAACTTCAGTGCCGGGCAGTTGATTCCAGTGTATGATAGGGTCAGTCCAGTTGGTCATGTTGGGCTCCTTAATAAGATTGATGTGAATGTCCGATACGATACACGGGTGCGCCTGGCGTCAAATCATTTTCCGGAGTATACACTTCCGGCAACATGATATCCGCAAACTCACCGTAGGAGTAATAACCAGACTCGGTCACTACCAAGCGAGCATCAGCGGGCAGGGCACGGAGTGCCTCAATCATTTGTGCTACAGTTATAGTGGTCATCTCAAGCTCCTTAGTGTCTATGTGTGTATTATAGCAAATTGGGAATTTTTGGTCAACCGTGCAGAGCAGTCCAGGTTTCCCAGGGCTGATCGCGAATGTATTGTATTGCCTTAACACCACCTTTAACCCTGCAGGCATACTGCATGGCTGTGGCAAATTTGCCACGCTGACGATGTGTTTTGCGAGCTAATCCTACCGGATTGAGCTTCCATTTCCACAGCGAGTCATATTTGCCGCGAATCATCTTGTGCATGGTGGCTCCTCTGTTGTCTATGTGTGTATTATAGCAAAACGGTGATTTGGTGTCAACCGTTTTGCTTCACGCGAACGTCCGTGTTCAGCGCAGGTGCATACTTTTGTATTAACTCGCGCTCCAACTTATGTGCGGCATCTTTGCCACGCACAATGTCCACGATAGCCACGTTCATTGCTTCAGTACCGTTTGCGCGAATTGCTTCGTACAAGTTCCAGCCTTTGTCTTCTGTGCGGCTACGGTAGATGTGCTTGTTCACACGGCTACGGAGCGACATGTTGATTGTGCGCTGGGTTTTTGCGGTAATACCAATGTAGTACTCAAATCCAATTTGGATCATGTACACTATGTGGCTGCGATCAGTACGTTTCTTTCTCATCATGTGTGTATTATAGCATTTTGGGCATTTTTGGTCAACCGAAATGCCTGTTGCAAAAATACAACAAAAGTACTACTTTTTTTAGCCCTAAAAGTAGTACTTTTTTCAGCAAAAATTGAATATTTGGTCAACCAAAGTGTGGGCTATAAGTAACAGCATGGACACTGATCTTTACCACGACATTTACACTAGCGAAATTTTTGACACCAGCCAATGCATATGGCACGAAAATAATACCATGAATTTCTTTCACAGTTTGTTGATCAAACTGGGATATGAGCCTGTGCAAGATGGACACAAAACATGGCGCCGTGGAGACCGTACTGTGGTGCTGTGTCTGGTAGACGACTACATCTCTACCACATACGACTATGACACACCAGTGGCATATCGATTTGATCGCAATACCACAGTGATCACAGACAACTATGTTACCAGTCCAACCTTGTACAAGGTGTTTCAACTGCCATCCAGTTTCTTTGGCATCTATCATTATGAACCCAAGCTGACCAATTTCAATCCCACACGCAGATTTAATTTTTCAGTCAATCGCATTGATTCCAAACGCATGTTGACCATGCTGGAAATTGCGTTGCGTTGTGAAAAGTATCCAGATGCTGAAACGTTGGACTTTATCAATTTCAACTGCTGGAGTTGGGAAGGTGACAATTCCACAGCTGAAGGATGCAATCAAAATTTCAGAGATGCCTACGAAAAACTAGAGCCACAATACAAAGCAGTGTATGGTGACACTTTTGAACGCATTGCTCAAACCATGCCATTTAAAAATCATGACATGTCAGTTGAGCAGGCACACCTCAGTGCTTATGTGAACATGGTAATTGAAACCTACTCCAGTGACAGTTCAATTGCTCTCAGCGAGAAGATATTCCGTGCATTGGTCACTCCGGCACCCTGGCAAGTGTATGCTGGCCGCCATGCAGTGGCCTATCTGGAAAGTCTAGGATTTGACACACTCAAAGACATTGTCAATCACAGTTACGATGTCATGATGGAAAACAAAACTGCTGCCTATGGTGACAAACTGGTTGAATACATCTTTGCTGGCGCAGATACATTTACCAAACTCAGTGCTATGGATCGCACAGAACTGCGACATCGTTGCCTTACTGCCAGCAGACAAAATCAAAAGGTGCTCAAAGACATGAGTGCTCGTTGGCCTGCAGAGTTTGCCGCTTGGTTGCCGGCTGTTATAGACCATATCAAATAACATGTGTGGTGTTCTATACGTAAAAAGCACCACTGATATACCGCTAGAAAAGCACAACCAAGCTCTAGAAATTTTAAAAGATCGCGGTCCAGATTTTACCTGTTACCAACATCATGGTCGTGTGTTCTGTGCGCAAACAGTTCTGCACATCACTGGCAACACACAATTTTACAATCGACAGTCAGATGATTTTTTTGCATTCAATGGCGAAATCTACAACTATCGCTGGTTTGGTTCCTACAGCAACGACACTGAGCTGATGTATCGTGCTGTAAAAGACGCACCAGTAAAAAAACTCAAATACTTTGAAGGACCGTGGGCGTGGGTGTATGCTCAAGGCGACCAAGTGATATATGCCACTGATCCACAAGGCGAAAGATGCCTGTACAGATATCAAGACAACAACATACTGATTGTGAGTTCTGAGGTGGCAGCTATTTTGGTATACATCCGACCAAAATTACAAGACATTGATTACACAACCAAACACTATCCAATTTGGCAAAACACGCCTTGGCAAGGAATTGAACGATGTGTGCCAGGTGTGATGTATGATCAGTCGGGCAACACCACAGTGATTGACAGTATCTTTTCATGGGCCAAACCCAGTAGTATTCAAACATTGGACCAGGCCTGGGAAGAATATCAACCCTTGTGGGAACGGGTAATCACTGACATGCGGCCAGAAACATCTTATGCCTGCACATTCAGTGGTGGGCTTGATTCTGGCGTGGTTGCAAAAAGTCTTCCACAAAGTCAGCACTATTATACCACCAACATGCTGGGCAAAGACCCAGTGAGTGAACAATCTCAACGTATGTTGGAAGGCAGTCAACGAGACAAAATCATCAACATTGGTGTTACAGAACAGCAATGGGCCGATGCATTTGAGCAAGTGTGTCGTCGCACACTGATGCCAGTTCAAAGCTACAGTTTTGTTGGCCAGTGGATAATTGCTCAACACTGCAAAGAACGTGTGTTGTTTACTGGTGTAGGCGCTGATGAACTGTTTGGTGGCTATGGCGTTTACTCACAGCTTGAATACACCACACAAACAAGTGCAAGTCCTTACAGTTCATTTGGCAATGACACTCACGCTCAACAACTGTGGCAACAATGTTTGCATGCACATCAAGGTCAAGCAGAGCCAGCCACTCTGTTGATGGATTATATCACTCAAATTTGTGCAATAGACATGCGTGGCATTGACGTTTGTACCATGGCACATGGCATTGAACCACGCTCGCCATTTGTGCATCCTAAGATCATTCGGTTTGCACTTGGCCTTCCCATGCACCTGAGGCGCGGCAAACCTTTGATTCGTCGACAGTTTTTGGCCTCCTGGCCTGAAGAAATGATACTTCCCAAAAAAGGATTCACTGGACATTGCAATGATTCATTGCCTTGGATGAAATTCACTGTGCCAGATCAGGCTCGGGCACCACAGTGGAAGCAAATTGTCAAAACTGGATTTAGATATTATGCCAATCAATATCTTGATCAAACCACTCAGGACTTATCCGCACATGCGGATGTTGCTTGAAATATTTTTCAACCCAATCCAAGCATTGTGATTCGCTAGGAGTCACTGACCTAGTGCGAGAACTGTTGAATTCATACCAGTACAACCCGTATGGTGCCTGAGAATCTGTAAATCTAAAAGTAAACAACTGTCCGGGATCTGCTCCGCACAGTTTGGCAAATCTATCAAAAGTTGTGATTGGTTCAAAGTCTGAATACAAGTGTGCTCGACTGTGATGTGTGGTAATAAATCCTGGCACAGTTTGTATTTCGGGCAATCGTTCTAGACATCGCAATCGTGAATCTCCATTGCCAGCAAGATATGTGCCATCACCCTGATCTAACACCAAAAATGGTTTTATAATGCCCTGTGCTCGTATGTCTCGTATCCACATGTTGAGCTTGACAAGATTGGCAATGTCATAGTGATTGCGCGGCTCAGCTAGAAACCCTGCTGGCCCATCATGATCTAGCCACTGATTGGCCCATTCGCAAAGATCATTCAGTCGTTGGTTGGTTGAAAAGTGTCGAAATTCGCAACTGGGATTCCAGAACAAGCAATGCATGCCTTGATTTGAACTGATCTGAATGGGATCTTGTTTGCTGGGCCAGTGAAATTCCACAAGAGGATTATTCCAATACATAGATCTACTTAGTAAATAGGTCATGGACTATACATCTTTGTTTGCCAACACACTCTCTGGCTTGGGGTTTGATCTGCATGCAGTTTACAACTGCTTTGATCCGCCATATCGTCCAGAAACTGGTTGGCCGTTAAAGTTGCCCAACATTGAATTCAAACACAACACACTGCTGTTGTTGCATTTTCAAGATTTCATAACACCATGTCAGGGTCGCATACTTGAACTGGAACAAGTAGAACGCCACTATGGCGCCAATGCACATCGTGTGCTGGTAACTTATTGGAGTCATAATTTACAAAAATACTATCAAGGACCAGTGAACCTTATCGAATTCAGCAATCACAACATGGCCACTGTGACTGCTATCCAAGCTCGTGAGTCACAATGGACCAATTCAATAAATGCAAAAACTTCAGCATGGCAATGCCTCAATGGTCGCATGTGCTTGCATCGTCGACGTGCTGTGGACATCTTGCAACATTGGCCTAATGGTGTGTTAAGTTACGGCAACGACATTCCACTTGATGCTTGGGCTTATGACACCTATCGCGGCACAGAAAACGAAGATAACTTCATGCGACTGTTGCCGGTATATGCAAAATGTCAAGTGAACATTGTGACTGAAACACAGTATGATGAGCCGCCAGGCATTGTGAGCGAAAAAACATTGATGGCGATGATTGCACAGCAGGTACCCATTGTGATTGGTCACCAAGGTATTGTGCAAGACTGTAGAGAGCTTGGGTTTGACATGTTTGACGACCTGGTGGACACCAGCTATGATAGCATGTCCAATGACGTTCGAGTCGAACAAGCCATAATGAAAAATCAAGATCTCATACTGGGAAAAATTAACCTTGCGCCATACCAAGAGCGACTGCAAAAACAAAGAAGTTTTTTGCTTGATGAATTTATAACTGGCACACAACAACGGTACATTCAAGACGTTGAACAGTTGGCTAAAAAACTAAGTGCGATTTAAAAACTTCAACCACTTTTCTAGATCGCCGTACATGGCCAACATCACTGCCTGCTGACTGCCAAACAAAACAATTTGCGGATGCTTGCCAATTTTAATGTAGTAAGGGCAATCTAACTTTTTATCCAAGGTCAGTAAATGTTTGGGTTTAGCAACCAAGTCAGAAGGAGCATCAAATGCGTATGTTTCTAAGTCACAAGTACCAATTGCTGTATATCCAGCATTGGTCAGTCTGAATCCGCCGCCATCTCTAAAGTTCATCCACCATGACTTGCAGGCTTCGTCGTAGGTCAGTTGGTCTTCCGACGGAAGACCTGTCAGTATGCGTTCGGTAATCTGTTGTTTAGTTAACATTGGGGTACACTTGTTCCCCTTGTGTTAACAGCATGACTGTGAATTTGTCAGTCTTGAACTGTGCATTTAATTTTTTTGCCAAATTTTTAGCATGCCCTGGATTTGAGAAACTGACTTTTTTGTACTTGGGTCCGGGGTATTGCGTAAGCATGTTACCAGTCTTGAGATTGATTGGCTTTTGATCGTAAAAGACCGCCCACACACCTTCAGAGGCCAATACTTGTTCGGTCTTATAGGTTTGTTTCTCAGTGTGCTCAATTAGAACTAGCGGTTTGGGTCTACTCATATTTTCTCCCAAGTTTATTTATCTAATAAACTAGGTGTTTTTGAAGCTTCCGCCTGCGAGTTCTACCGTAATCACTTCATTGGAATTTGTAGCAGTGTTTGACCGTAGTTCTTCCAAAGTTACCAATAGCTTGGTAATGTCTGCATGCAGATCCTTAGCGTCACGAAGTGTCATGATAAAATCACGTTGGTTGCGTGACTCATGCGCCTTGATAGAATCAACAAATCGGTGTATGTGTAAACTCATTTTTTAAGATATGGGTTGAGATCAGGTGGCGTCCAGCCTACAGGTTTGAGTACCTTACCATCTTCGCGCTTGCGAACCTTGCCGGTGTCTCGATCAATCTTGGCAAAGTTAGTTTTCATGACTTCTTTCCAAGCACCTTCGGCATCTGCGCCCATACTGTGTAATGCACCAATAGTAACAACCAAAATGTCAATAAGTGCATCAACAGTTTCGACTTGGTCGTGTGCTGTGATTGCATCAGCCAATTCGTTGGCTTCTTCTTCAATCAATGTAACATACAAGTTAAATTGATCTTTGTTAAACTCGTTGACACTTTGGTCGCAAGCCTTCATAAATTTTTCTTGATCTCTAAACGGATTGGTCATAAGTTCTCCCGAAGTTCCCAAAGTGCTACCCAGCCATTAGATTTTGGAAAATAACTGGTTTGTAATTTATGTGATATTTTTAAATCATATCCCATATTTGACAGTGATTGATTAATAATAAAGAAGGGAGTTTTAAAATTGACCCCACAATGCTTCCAAGATTTTCGAAGTTGTCTCGACCCGCTGATATTAATATCTTCTGGTAGATAAGCTAACGGATGCTCGGCAGTTACACAATCAAGCATTATGTATTTTGGTGTATTATAATTTACAAATAGTTCCAACAGATGCAATGAACTATGATGATGATACAACACACCAAAACAAATTACAACATCAAATGGTTTAGCATCTCTCATAAGCCAAACATCATCAACCACAACTTTGTCTACTCCAGGAATATCTTCTAATGTAGATTGGTGAACTATATTCCCTTCAATGCATTCTAAGTAACATGGTGCATGTTTTGCAATTAATTTAGTGTGTTTTCCAACATGCGGCCCTACTTCAAGTACTCGAGCATTAGCACATACCTTCAAATAGTTTTCATCTATAAAATTATAATATTCAGTCTCATTACCAGTAACAGTTTTTACATCTTCTTTAAAGTCATAAGGATGCATTTGCTTGCTCCTCGGTGTAAAATGGTCCTTGATAGGTATAACGTTCTAGCACAATTAGTTTGGGATTCTGTAGCACTTTCCAACTGCGATGTTGTTTGATCGAATACCATCCGGCAGCAAACCATGATTTGCTTTTGGTTGTTTTGGTAAACAACGGCAATTTTAACTGCACATTCCACATGCCATTGTGTGTTCGGCAACCTGTAGGATAACCATGCACACAATCTTTTGGAATAGGCGTGACATGTTCTGGTTCAGCAAATTCAATGTTGGCCTGTCGGCGCAACATTCGAATGGTTTTAAATTTAGCAACCTTGTTGCGGATGGTAAGAGCAAACCCACCATCTACAGCTTGAACGTTGCCAATTTTTTCATCGTCTTGTTTGAGTATCCAGTATTGATTGTCAATTACCGGTTTTGCTACTATCATTTTAACACTCCTTGATATGTTTGATTCAGCCAGCGACCAATTGGTTCGGCTTGGTCACTCAGCTTGGTAAGCTCATACTTGCCACAGAACTTGAGAAAGTGTGCGCCCACCATCCCTATGTCTTTGTTACTGACTTGTTCACCAATCACAGCATCCACAGTATCTTTTACTTCTTGTGGTTGTGCAGTAAGGTCAATTAGTGTGACATTGCGTTCGTAGTCTTCGAGCACCTTGTGTTCTTTTTCTTCGTGGTCGGTCCAACGTTGCAACATGAGATTGTTCCAATTGTAGCCTTTTTTGTTGCGATCTTCAAATGCTTCTGTAATGCCTACACGATTCTTTGTGCCTTTTACTGGTGCACCAGGGTATGCTGAGAACACATTGTCGCCGGGATCACCGCGCACACATTTCAAGAACAGCACCCATTTCTGATAGTCAGTTGGGGCCACAAAGCTCCGGTCGGCTTTGCCTACTTTGATCTTTGAATTGCTTTCGATTGTGAAACTCAATTTGTTGCCTTTGGCATCAGTTACGCCATCAATACTGAACAGGTGGTCGTTTATGCCATTGTACAATTGCACATTTGGTGCAACCAACTGAACGAAGTCTGAATCACTGCTGACAATAATATGTTCATCTTGGGGGTGTAGTGCAATCCAGCGGCCTATGATATCGTCCGCTTCTGCTGTTGCGCAACGAATCACGCTACAATTTGTTTTCTCAGACAAGTATTTAGTCAGCTCATCATAGGTTTCCCAAAACAACTTGTCCTCTTCTGCTTCAGTTTCACTCATGGCACCACGGGCCACAGCACGATTAGCTTTGTAGGGCTTGTAGTGATCTTTACGCCAGCTACGCCCTTCTAGTGCAAAAACCACATGGTCTACACCAAAACGCCTAGCTACTTTATTTGCACTCATCATGGTCAAGTGCAGTGCAAAGCCTAATTTAGTCCATGTGTCGCTGGCCCTGTGTGCTGAATGGCGGGCACGGAAAAACATGTTAGCAGTATCAATCAGTAGATATTTCATTAGGGCGGTCCAGAAGTTTGTGTTCCTTCAAGTATTGTAACACATATTCCGACCAAAATCTATGACCATCGGCTCCAAAGTGATAACTTTTGGGATTCACATGCTCAAATCCGTTGTTTTTTAGTATGGCATTCCAACTGTGGTCTCTTGAATATGGCTCAATGTAATGCCCTTGCCAATCTCTTAGATTAAATAAATCACTAAATGTACTGTTGCCACTGTAGAATAAATGTCGTACATTTAGATCTTTCAACCGACAATGCAGGTGCCATATTTTGTTATGCCATTCATCTGTTTTTTGAGTCCAGTTGACATCCAAAATGTACTGACGATACCTATCTTCAAGCTCTGGTGGTACCATGTCCACACCACTGGCGTTTACTTGATAGCATCGGCCTTCATACTCCCATTCTTCTCGTTCCCAAGTGGTCCATTGGATTACCATCACAGTGTCATACAAACGGCTATAGTTCTCATGAATCCACTTGTTAGTGGTACGCAGTATGCGGTCATTGCTGGCTGCTGACTCAGCATCACAGTAAAATTCAGTGTTGAGCATTCGGCTCAATTGCTTGCCCCAGCTGGCTTCCAAGTTGATTGGATGAGGTCTACGGTCAATGCCATATCTACCATCATCCACAGCAAAGCAATCAGGCACCACTGCTTCGGCAGCCGCTGTATGGCTGCATCCATTTACATACAAGATCATTTTTGTAGCAGTACTTTTTCGGTCTCTGCGGCAACCACACGCTTGCGCAGGCTACTGGATGAGAATGAGTGATCTCGGCCGTTGAATACTAGTTCAATCCCGCGGTCATAGCATTCGTCGCGACCGGTAAAGTCTTTGTGTTCGTATTCTACTCCCAGTACTCGAACATCTAATGGCAGAATTAGTAGAAGGTCACGTAGATCTTGTTCGGTTTGGTACACAACAACTTCATCAACGTAACGGCATGCAGCCAGCTGTATCTGTCTCTCCACAATACTTTGTATCGGACGATTCTTAGTCTCAGGCCTATCGATAGTTGGGTCCGTTTGGAGCCCACAGATGAGGTAGTCACAGTGATTTTTTGCTTCAGAAAGCATGGCAATGTGGCCTGCGTGGAGCATGTCAAAGGTTGAGAAAGTGATGCCAATTTTTTTGCCTTCTGCTTTGAGTTGTTTGATGTGATTGAATATCATGATACCTCGCTCCTGCCATCGCCAAGATCTCGCTTTTGAACATACATGCCGGAGTTCTTGATGGCTTGTTCTTGTTCCCATGTTTCCATCACAACATGGCGGCATACATTTTGAAACCAACGGTCAACAATGTCCCCATCAGTGTCTGTAGGTTTCATCATATAGCCAGCCTTTACCAGTCGAGCCACAAAGATTTCATTCCAATCCAACTCAAATGCACCTTGATGCAGATTGTCAGGATCCACATCCATACTGAGCACAGCCACGTAAGGTTCTCCCTTTTCAGTAGCAAGTTGTTTTTCAGTTTTAGCTGGTGGTTCGGCAACTCTAGGCTTAGTGACTTTTTCTACCACAGGTGGTGGTTTCTTTTGAGATTTTTTAAACCAATCAAACATCAATCCTACCCCATTTAATTTTTAACCAAATACGTTCCATACTGTATTGCAAGAATGCTAACACAATATGGATTGCAACTGCATCACCCAGTCCGGTCCACAATGCAGTAATCAGCAATGCAGCAATTCGATAAGTTAGAGTTCGGATCCATGTTCTTGTATGAGTTTCTGACATGTTATTTGCCCCATCCATTACCCCAGAGGTCCACATGCAATCGTGGGCTGTACCAATAACCTCGTTTGAGTGCTTCGTCGGCAACGTGAATTCTATTGCCATCATACACACTCACAACACCGCCAACAGGCATCACAAAAACTGGTCCGCTAAATCCACGGGTTCGATAGTCGTCAACTACTAGATCAAGCTCTTTGAAATCATCAATGTGACCAACAACAAACTTCAAATAGGTAACACCGTGAGTTTCGTAATCCCAAATAATGTCAGGTTTGATAGCATCTTCATACTTTTCACCACTGACACTAAGTTTAGGACTTACTGAGAATGTGATCTCGCCAAACCATTCAGACAGATACTGTTTGAATTCTCTTGTGAGTTCTTGAGTACCATTGGTTTCAAATGTAATGTGTCGCAGTCCACGTTCGTGCAACAGATTCAACAGTTCAGGATATGCACGTTGCCAACCTAGCAATGGCTCGCCACCTGTGATCACAAGATGCACTGAATTGCCGTTTGGTTGTTGCCAGTGGCCATTGGGCAACAGCGCAGCCATTTTGTCAACTAACTCTTGTGCTGTGTATGTGGGACTTAGATGTTTAAAGTCAGGATGCCAACTTGCATACGAATCGCATCCTGTATTAACCAACGGGAGCTCTTCAAAAGTCTTGTAGAGATGAACGCTCTTTGCGACGTCATCTGCCTCAGTGCTCTTATCACCGGGTTGGCATCCAAATCCCGAACACGTAAAGTTGCAACCGAAGGTTCGTAAGAAGATAGAAGGAACTCCAATATAGCGTCCTTCGCCCTGAGCAGAATAAAATAGTTCACTTACTTTTAATTTCATTGTTTATAACCTTGTTACCTTTGACATTCCCGACTTGCGGGGATTCTTATTTAGATTGATACTTTCATCATGCATTTTAACACGAGTAGATTGTTTTGTCACCCAACCCGGTAATACTGCATCTAAATAGGCCAAATGTTCTTCGGGGCTGGGATGTGGGTCACCGTTTCTATTAGGATATCCAGTGTTTTTAAATACAGTTTTGTCATACCCTGGTTTGATACTTAAAACCACATTTTCGTACAATCGCATGACATCTCTGTGTTTGCTAACATTGTCGGACGGAAATGGCATGGCCATTAATTCTACCATACTCAAAAATTCCCATTTTAGATTGTGTCGAGATTCCAGTAGAGTTTTAACTGCTTTGATGCATGCCAGATCTCTAATTAGGAATCCTCTTTCATCCATGTGTGTTTTAAGGTATTCTTTGTTAAACACATTGGTTGCGAAGTGTGCATTTCCGGGTGTGTGCCATCGACCGTCAACATATCGATCCTCTCGATCTAAACTGGTCCAGCATACAACAACAGTATCTCCGTCACCAAAACAATGCCTTTGATCAGCCTCCATGACTGAATTGAAAATATATTGATTTCCTCCTCCTGCCTGGCCCCAATTTTCAAAGTGATCAAATTCTGGAGCAAGACAATCTGCCCAGGTGCTCCAGCGATAGTTTGTAAAACTACAACCAAACGTAAACAGTCGGCGCATTGTTAGGCTGCTAGTTTTGCCCTGGCGCCAGCATCTCCGCGTTTGGCAACGTCTACCTGCGTGTCAGCGTTCAAGCATTCAACTGTGGCTTTTCCAAAATTTCTACGTCTAGCAAAATAAAATAGTTCTAAGAAACGTGGAAAGCTCATAGTTTTATCTTCTGGAAACTCCAGTTGATATTCTCTTGGCGCATGTACAAGTTTGTGATCAAAGCTGAGATATTCCCAGATGTTGTAGTCTAATTCTAAAACCTCAGGATAAGTGTTCATAGCATCGTAAGCCACATGGTATCTGCGTTGGAATCGCATGATGTTCTCCAACAACACAGGCGGTAAATCATAACGACTCATGAACTTTTCTAACATGTCAAAGATATTGTGATTTTGTTTTTCCACATGCATGTTCAACACAGTTCTGTGTATGAGGTTCCATCCGTGAATTTCAATGCCAATCTTGGGATGATTGATTCGGCCATTGGTCATCCAACTGCGATAGTACTCGCGAACTTCTTCTTGTTCGCGGTGGATCCATTCATGACCTTGCACGTATTCAAACAGGTCTGCATAAAACTCGCTGTAGGGCACACCCTGATACTTGAACACCAATCGACTCAACAGTGTGCTGATGCCATTGATGTGGAAGGTATTGATAAACCATGAAAAAATATGTGCTTCCATCATGACATCAAACGGCATGTCTTTGGTGCCAGTGATAATGTCAATGGCTTCTTCAATGTGTTCGTTGGAGTATGATCCAGAAAAATAGTCTGTTACACTTTGATTGGTAATCTTAAACAACTTCTTCTGCAACAGGTTCATTTCGGCATTTTCCAACAACTGAGCCTGGAACACCGTGAGACCAGTATGATTGCCCATTTCAAACAAAGTCCAAAAGTTTTTCTTCCAAGACTCAAGACTTTCACCAGGTAGGCCCAAGATAAGTTCAGTGTAGGTTGGAATGTTACGTTGCTCACACAGCTCAAATACTTCGTTGAGCTTGTTCATTTCCATGTTTTTGCGACGAATGTTTTCCAATACATCCAAGTCAAGACTTTGCACACTCAGCGTTAGACCTTGATTGAAGCCTCGGGCATCCAGCAATTTTTTAACAATGTCCACAACTTCTTTCTTTTGATTCTTGGCCCAGGCCACAGAGAAAGTTCTCGGAGAACCATACTTTTCTTGACATTCAATAATCTTGTCTGCAATCAAACTGTCACGTTCGGCAAACATGCCAAAGTTAGCGTCAGTAATTGATATGAAATCAAAGTTGTGCTTAGCCATCCATTCCAACTCATGGTACACACGTTCTAAACCAAACTTCTTGACCTTGTTGTATGTCAAGCTACCCCAGTCACAAAACGTACAAGCAAATGGGCAACCACGAGAAGTTTCTAGTGTGCCTTGCCACATGATGTCAGGATTTGCAGCCATTAGGTCATCAAATACACCTGCCAGATACGGGCTAGGAATATCTTCAAGAGTTTCAATGCGCTTGGCATCACCTGTGCTTATAGCTTCGCCGTCTCGATTGATCAGCAAGCCAGGTATTGACTCCCAGTCTTTGCTGTCATATGCCAGCATGAGATTTCTAAATGTGATTTCACCTTCGTAGCAAATCACAATGTCCATGAATGGTTCTTTGCGAAACAGATCTTTGTCTGTGATTGCAGGTTCGGGACCGCCAAATATGGTCAACACGCCAGGATTGATCTCCTTGAGCCTGCGAGCCAATGCATAGTTGAAATTGTGATTCCACACATAAGTGCTAAAAGTCACAACATCATTTTCAGCCAGTCGTTGTGCAATTGGCTCTATGTTGTCCCGGCGCCACACCCATTCAGTCACTTGCCATGCATCACGTATGCTGGGTTCCGCAACTGCATAACTCCAAATCACACCTGCTGAGTATGGCAGGTAGTAGGCATTGAGTTCTTTAGGACCTTGTTGGAAGTTTGGTTGTACCCAGGCAATTTTTCTTTTCATGCATTATTTACTTGTTTTTGATCAGTATCTTTTTTTGCAAAATGTGTATGCGGGTTGGCAAATTGAACCATTTGACTGTTTACATCATTCTGTGCTAGTTTTTCCCAGGGATCTTGACTGCCGTTGAACACGTTGGTAAAGAATGAAAGATCCATACCTAATTCACTGCGCATGTATGTGGCCAATTTTGCACAGTCTCGGTGTCGCAGGTCCATTTGCTGAACGCTGTGAAAGTCCAACGGATCATCGGGGCGACCTTCTAGCATGGCACGATTTTTAAATGTTTCATCGCCGTTGTTGCCAGTCAAGTCGTGGCGATCATGTTCTACCCATACTGGAATTCTTTCCCAAATGTCCAGCATGTATGCCTGTTGACTCAACCACCCATCTTGTGTGGGATGGGGACTGATGTATCCCAACAGTTCATACCATTTGCGTGGAACTATTGGAAAAATTGAGTAGGGGTGGTCGTTGTGAGTATGGAATGCCAGCAATCTAAACTTGCCATTGTATTTCAAAATCTCACTGTCCCACCCCTGGGTTTGCATGATGGCATCATCATTCCAAATAACAAACCAAGGAGCCAGGGCTTTCTCAGCCATCTTGTTGTTGTAGATATGCAATCTGATATATCCCAATGGGTCAAACAACATGGCGGTATAGTGATAACCGTGTGAGTCTAACCAAGGCTGCAATTCAGTTTGGAAGTACGTTTTGCCTTTGTCATCGTCTTTGTCAAATCCAAACATGATTTGCAAACGATGAGGATTGTCAGCCAGTTCAAACAAACTGCGAACACTTTTGCCCAACGCTTCTGTACGACCTCGAGTGGCCAACAGTAAAGATATATCAAATTCTTGTGCCATAAATTCCTACCAATTTGATGTAATTATGCTTGATTGTCTGCAGCCAGCTTTTTCTGCAAGTGATTCAACAAGAAACCATACGCAGGCAGAATAACCAACAGACTCACAATGATCTTACTGATTGAATTGTTGGTTGCAACAATGTGCCAGTTAGCAGCCATGAACTCATTTGCGCCACCAGCAAAGGCAGTAAAGAAGAACACATAGGTATCAAAGAATGTGCTCACAATTGAACTCAATGCAGGAGCAATCCACCAAGTGGCGTACTTTTCACGAATGTATTGGAACACGTACACATCAAGCAAGTTGCTCACAAAGTATGCAACACCCGAGCCAAGACCAATGCGGAAAGCAACTGAGTCAGGAGCACCGCCCAGTTTGACCACTGCCATTGACACAATGATAGCAGGGATGAATGCCAATGCAATCACCGCACGACCAGTTTGTTTGCCTAACATTCGCACAGTCAAGTCGGTCAACACAACCACTAGTGGGAATGTGAATGCGGCTGCTGCCAATGGTGCACCAAACACTGAGAATTTGAATTGCACAATGTAGTTGCTGATAGCAATGATAATGATATGTGCCAGCATGCTCTGTGTTTCGCGCACTTCCACACGATAGCACCAGAGACGCTCTGCTTCACCCGGTCCCCACAGGTCCGGAATGTAAACACCGTTCACATACTTGTACAGCATGTCTGCCAAGCCTTCACACCCTAAGCGTGGCAGGATTGTGAGTTTGGCCATTTTTTTCTCTTGCAAGAGCTTGTATGTCGCCAGCTCTGGATCATCTGCAGACACCAGCAAGGTATGATCAAATTGATCTTCTAATGTCTTTTTAAGTTCTTTGAGACCGCCATAGTCAGCGGCCCAGTTACGCACATCCAGGTTGTCTGTGCCAAAGTAGAACTTCATTGAGAATGAGTAACCGTGAATTAGATTGCAGTGGCTGTCGGCACGCCATTGACGGTATGCGCAGGGAAAAGCATCATGATACTCTTTGGTGCTGGTGTACTTGTATTGTACTGGTTGATTTGTTGCCATATTGTCCTCCTATGTATTATAGCATAGGCAGCAGAGTTTGTATAGCGGGATGATGCCGGACAGGCCGCTTAGAGAAATACTTATATTAAATATCAACAGAGGTTAAGGTTCACGCCAGGTTTCTATTGAAAGAAACTCTTTAGACCAAGTTTCTCGATCATATGTGACATCGCCCCATTGGCACGATCCGTGCCATTGGAAACTTTCAAACGCAATTAGATCACCAGGTGACTCCCATTTTATGATTTTTCTTACACTGAAATTTCTTGCTTCTTCAGTGTATTGGTCAGAATACGCTGGCAAGATGTTTGGCATATCTGTATATAATGGTTCATTCAAATTGGCTGGACAACTATAAAATGCAGTACCAGGAGTATGACCGTCTTTCCACCACAAAGGAATTAAAAAAGTAAGACCTTCTTTGAAACCTTTGCTTTTATTTTCTTTGAGCCAATCGACTCCTCTAATGTCGCTATGTGGCAAAATTGGTGCTGACAAATATCGGATACTGGAATCGTGGATGATAAACTCACCAAAGTCTGTTTTTAACTGGTTGACTATTTTATGAATAGGACTTCGGGGCAGTTCATAGTGCAACTGACGATCCCAACAACTTGCCCATCCCAGTTTAGATTTTGGATTAGGATAAGGTCCAGCTGAGTCTAACAATGAATCATTTATTTTTTCATAGTATGATTTTATATCATTGACAACGCTCAATGAAATATACTTTTTTTTGTATATAATTTTTTTTTGCATGTTAATTATGGTTTTTGGTAACTACCTGTTTTGTAGTTAGCTTGTCCAATAATAACCCCACGTACTCCGCCCACTGGGTCAGCACAGTCACCTGCTCGGCGTGGAATCAAATGCACATGTGGATACATCACAGTTTGACCTGCTTCACGACCCATGTTGATGCCGATATTAAATGCATCACATTCGCCATTGACAACCATTCTGCGACCATGCAGCATGGCTGATTCAAAACAGTCCATGATTACCGCATCGTTATTGTACTGTGGCACAAACAACAAATGACCGGGTGTGACAGGATAACGATCACGAAACACAGCCACGTGATAGTCTGACAGTTCTGTCACACGGTCGTCCCAGGGTGCAATATCTTGTTGATATGCAATTTCTAAATCAGTCATAATAGTTTTCATTCAATTGGTAACGGAAAAACTCTTCCAGTCAAGCTGAATCTAGTATGTCCAGATTCTATGCCTTCTACACTATGATATCTGCTGGCATGCAATATGTGCCATTGATGTGTTGGAATAACAAAACTGTGTGTTATGGTAGTTTTATCATCTTCAAAAAAATTGGTCCTAACATTGCTTCCACCAGCGTCAATCAAATACGTTAATTTTACTTCAGTACCAACATCTTTGTGTGCAATGATATCGTTGTTCATAAACTGAAATCCCCAATGCATAGTGTCACAAATATTTTGCTTGCACCATGTATCTATCTGTTGGGTAAAATCGTCTGACCACTTGTAAGCACCGTTAAGATAGTTGGCCTTAAACGAGTATTGATCAAAATTGTAATTGAGGCTGTCTAAAATCTCAACTGGAATTTTAGGCAGATTCAGATATCTAATCACTCTTGATCCAAGGCCTCAATAGCATTGTCATATCCACGTTGGAAGTCGTCAGCATCTGCTTCGGCATCTTCCAGTTTCAAATAGGGGTTGAGGCATTTTTCGCCGGCCTTGGCCTGCTCATAGCCTTGTTGATAAGGCGCTTGTTCATAAGGAGTGATTTTCTTAGCCATTATTCTGCCCTTTCAATTTCAGTTGCTTCACGAACCAACACCAACAGTTCGTCTACAGTGTCAACGATGATCTTGGAAGTTTTCCAGTTGTCTTCATCGTCCCTACCGCTTACTTCAATCATGTAGCCATTGTCATACATGTTGATGCTAAAGTTTTCGTTAACTTTGACCAGCTTGTCGCTGAGTTTTTTTACAGACCCTTCAGTCTTTGTTTTTGCTTTTGATTTTGCCATTTGATTTTCCTCTGTAGTAAATGTAGTTAGTGCTTCAAATTCCAGTTTTAACTCTTCAAGAGCTAATAGTTCTGCTTTGGACACCATTGGTTTTCGTCCGGCCATTTAGATCTCCTCCAAATGGTATTGTGAGTAGGGATAGTTCGCTTGCAACCATTCCAACAATCCTTCTTCAACTGGAAATTGAATGTTGCCAGTATAATTAGTAATAATTATCATACGCAAACTTCCTCTTTGAGATATCGTTTGAGTTCTTTGTCATTGGGTTCTACAGTATAGTTCTTCTTGAAAAAAATTTCATAACTATCACTGCCGTATTTGCCAATGCCGTACAAATCGGTAGCATCATCACCATTCCAAGTCATGTAGTCTTGACTCATTTTTTTCAATCTGGTGTATCTTACATTAGCCATACCTAATGGTGCAATAATGCTTTTTACAAAATCTTCATCGGCTGCGATCAATGCTTCCGGCGTTGGGAACCAGTATAAAAATTCTGGCAAGGTTGTTTTTACAGATTTGCGGCCTGTTTGATTCAACATGATCACTCCAACCATGTGTTCCCATGAGTTAGAGATTTGTTGTTGAACCATCAGATCATCTCGTAATGCATGAAAAAATATCATCGTGGTGCAAAGTCCTGTTGTAGTTTGATGTTGTCAAAGAATTCTTTTTTTACACTTTGGTCTGATTTAAACGCACCGTGTAAAACTGTTGTTTGGGTGAGACTAGAGTGAGCCATGATACCGCGATTCTCACAACAACCATGGGTAGCTTGTATATAAACTGCAACATCCTTGGACCCGGTCGCGAATTCAATTTCGCGAGCAATATCCATACATAGCTCTTCTTGGAGAGTGCCTCGACGGGCACACCATTGCGCAATCCTGGTATACTTGGATAGACCAATAAGTTTGGGGCCAGCAATGATTCCAATATAAGCCACACCCGTAACAGGCTGGTGATGATGCGAACACATGCTCTTAAGCTCTGAACGCACCACAAGCATACCTTCGTATGCTCCGTCCGTATCGTTTGGGAAAGCCGTAGCATTAGGGCTCGTCTCATAGCGACCAGCCATAATTTCATTGAAGTACATTTTTGCAAGGCGTTGCGCCGTGCCTTGTGAGTTAGGATCATTTTCCCTGTCAATTAGTAGTGTATCGAGAACTTGTTCAAATGCTTGAGTGGCCTCCATAATCAAATGTTCACGATCTGACTCAGCAACATAATCACTGATGTTGTCACCAGCCCAGAATCTCTTGCCGTCTGCCTTCATGCGTTCGCGAAGGACTTGTGATAGATTTTTTTCCAATTGTTATTCTCCGAGTTATAAGACGTGGATGTCTATGTGTTAATTGTAAACTATTTAGATTGACTTGTCAATAGATTAATTGATTTGTGACCCATCTAATTAACCTATCTGCTATAACTTGATGGCCCAGTTGATTGGGATGGCCACCACTACTGCTAAACAATTCATGTCCTCGTTCCATACTGGTAAATTTCACTCCCAGTATGTCAGCACAAGTTACCTTGCCATTCTCATACATGTATCTAGTGTCTACTTCAGACCAAAATTTTATCTTTTGCCAGCCAGCAACAAATAGTGCATTTACCCTGGCTTCTCTGCAAATTCCTTGCACAGTCAAGATAGCAGTGTTCACAGCATAATCGTGTGCGGCATCGCTAGAAAAATACTTGTAATACAATTCGTTTAGATTGTGTTCTGTGGGATTGGCATTGGGCACAGCCACTCCGTTGGGTTGCAAATGTACCAGCCGATCATGCCAGGTCATGTGACGTTGTTGAGAAGTCAAAAACACCAATACAGTGTACCTATTGTCTGGATTTTCTCTTTCAGTGCGGTACTTGTCTAAAAAGCCTTTGAGTTGCAACACTGTGTGAGGAATGCTGGATCCAGGTACTGCAACATTATCCACACTGGTCACATTCAAACGGTCACCAATGATCTGGCCAAATGATTTTTCGCCTGGCTCAAGTTCTGCACCATATGCCCAACTGTCTCCTAAAATAGCAAGTCTATGAATCATTCTTATCAAACTCTGTTTCCACGCGGCTGTACCAAGCATCTACGTCTCGTGCATATTCTCTCAACAGATTATAGTTGTTTTCAATGCGTGTGGACAACTGTTGTTTTAACTCACAACATTGTCCCACAGTCAATTGATCTAGCCTGTGTATTTCTTTCAGCACAGCATGTAATCTCTGATCTTCATCTGTGATGTTGTCATAACTGTGTGTGACAATGTCATCAAACACATCAAACCCCAGTTTACGCACTTCAGCAACCAGACCAGGAACTGCAAACCAAATTGGAATTTGTCTCAAGCCAAATGCCTTGAATGTTTTTTCACTGATAAAATGACTGCGCCACACGCCAACATCAGACTGACTGCCAGACTCTGCAACAATATTGAACATGCAGGTTTTGAACATGCTGTTGGTTTGGTCATGTTCTAGCCCAGTTGATCGTTCCACAATCCCATCCAACAACAGCGGCAATTCTCTTGGTATAATTTCTCGGTATTCGTTGGTAATGTTATTGGCACCCATGCTACCAAAGCTGAGTCTGACACTAGAGATGTCCGTCAACCCAGCAGCAAGTCTAGCACGACTTATACTGGGCCTACGAATCAAACACAAAAACTTTGTGTCAATGCCAGTAGCGGCACCAGACGCATCAAGACGATCAAACCAACCGGCAAAATTTGTTAGAAAAGTAGGTTGCGACAGTGCTTTGTACGAAAGGCCATCAACGTCAACCACAGCGTTGAATACCACCAGGATATCTTCAACTGGTAGTGTTTGCAAATACGTAATTAGATTGCCGATCACTTTGTCACACTGGCCTTCGGCTCTAAAATCTACTATGAGTTTTTTGCCGTGCAAGTCGGCTCGTGACATTCCGCTGGTTGCTAAATCTTGTTCTACTCTAGGACCAGGGTTATCAAGATACCATTGTGCCATGTGCAATGCACCATAATGCACAAGATTGCGTCTTGAAAAACTAAACCACTTCATTCAACAATCTTGATATTTCTTAGATCAGGATATGGCACATACACAGGTTTAGGATTGTGTTCCTTGACACCTTGTAGCAATGCCACACCTTGAATGGCATCTTCAATACTGGGCTTGTAGTGATAGCCCACATGAAATGTCTTTTGGTCCTGCCAAGGTGCCACAGTCAAGTCTCTGCCATCATAGCGTTGGCGCAATATGGTTTCATATGCTTTTTTATCATCCAACAATATAGCACCACCATGCCCAATAGCCAATGGCTTTGTATGTCCAAAACTCAAACACTGCATGGTGCCTGGCCGATACATATCCTGTTCCAATCTGCGAGCTGAGTCCCAAATTCTAGTGTAAGTGAATTCATACTCGCCTTCCCAATGCTGCCAGTCAATATCGTGATAGACATAGTGAATGCCTAACTTGTGCATGGTCATAGGAATGCTCAAATAAGTGTAAGGTGTAAACTTACAAGCTCGTACTCGATCATATCGCAAGCAAAGTTCAATGGCATGTGTACAGCAATCAGTCATGATTGCATACGGTGCTCCTGTGAACTCTGCTAGTTCTTCTTCAAACTTTTTTATCTTGTCGAACATACCAGTTCCATGCGTGTTGAATCATGTCATCTAGCTCATAATGACGCCATGCTCCTGCTATCAAATTAAACTTTTCTGAACTGGCAGTAAGTACAGGAGGGTCACCGGCTCTACGCTTGCCAACAACAACATTCAATGGTTGTTGTGTTTCATCAAGTGCGGCTTCAATAATGCCGTGATTGCTTGTGCCCATGCTGGAGCCAAGATTGTAAACGCCCGCAGGGATTTTGTGATATAACGCCAGAACGTGGGCCCGGGCAATATCATCCACATGCACGTAATCACGCACACATGTACCATCCTCAGTGGGGAAATCGTTTCCGTTTAACACAAAATCTTTTTGATCCCTTATGCTTTCAAGCACTCTAGCAATAATATGTGTGGCACCAGGCTCTTGACCATGCCTGCCTTTGGGGTCTGCACCACATGCATTGAAATAGCGAAAACTAACATAGTCAAGACCGTATGCCCGGTGATAGCTTTCCAGCATCATGTCAATCATCAGTTTAGATTCGCCATAAGGACTAACAGGTTCGTTGGGATCCACTTCATGTATGGGATTCATGACGGGCTCACCGTATGTGGCTGCTGAACTTGAAAACACCAATCTACAACGAGGCATGCTTTGTTTAACAATATCCAACAACTTCAATGTTTTGGCCACATTGTTGTTGTAGTATTCTGAAGGGTTCTGTACTGAAGGCCCCACAAGGCTGGTGCCAGCACAATGAATGATAGCATTGGGTTGCTTTTGTATGATCCAACTCAGTGCTACATCACTTGCAAAGTCCTGATACAAGAATCCATCGGGCACACCTCTAAGATGTTCAGGAGGCTGTCTGCGATCAATGCCGTATACTTCATGCCCGGCATCTTTCAATGCCAGCATGGTCTGACCACCAATGTACCCGGCTGATCCAGTTACAATTACAATCATTTTTCAATCTTTACAACTTGATATTTTTCGTGAGAAGCGTGGTCACGATAGCGGTTGCCCGCTCTATTCCATTGCTCACCGCTACCACTAATAATATCAATAACGCGATCCACAGTGGCATTGTTCCAATCTGAAATAAGTCCCATGTTGTGGTGCGGCTCGCGAAGTAGGTTTTGCATTTTGTGATAAGCATCATCTATGCTCCAGGGAATATACAGTCTATTGGGATCGTTCGCGAAGGTTTCAGGAAAACTGCGATACGCTGGATATAGCACATTGCATCCAACAGTATCGGCCTCTGATACGGTGTTTGAAACCCAATCTTGTAAAGCACAATTAAACAACACACGAGTATTGTTGAGATGACTATAGTATTCATTCTTGCTTATATTGTCGTAGATCTTGAGCTTGCCTTCTGCCTCCATACGGAGGGCACGTTCAATATAGTCTGGATTGTTGGATCGGAGAGGTCCGCCACTGTATATTGCAAACTCACACGGTTCGGAGGTAAGCTCACCATACATCTCAATAAGGTCCATGAAGAATCCAGGTTGTTTTTCCTGATCGAAACGGGCTGCAAAACCCACTCGTCTCGGTCTTTCAGCAAACGGCGTGATATTCTCTGTACCGCCAATTCTTTCCAGAACCTCTGATTTTCCAAATGCCAGACCGGAAATGTTGTAGATTGGAGCAGTCCATCCAGCGATGCGCATGTGCGCGACCATTTCTTCATTGGTAGCCAATACTGCACCCCCCGAGAAAGCCACCATCTCATTGACCATTTGTTCATACAAGTTCATCCACTTTGCCATACCCCACACATGCACAAAGTCATCAGGATCAATGGCCTGTGCCAAACAACGAACATAAATCTTTGGACATTGTTCTTGTGGAATCTGATTCATGATGTAACCAAGGCTTTCAAAGCCCGGCTGGAACATGTCTTCAAAGTAGATCACATCGTCACCGGTAACATCGCCGTTCTTCATGAGCTGAACCAAGTTCATCATTTGGCTCATGGCAAAGAAACTGCGTCCGTGTGCGTCTAACACTTGACCTACTGAGATAGCTTGTGTGTTGTCAATTGTAGTGCCAGGCACATACACAACATCAAGACCTCTGCGGTCAAACACACGTCGATTCCACTCTGTGAGTTGTAGTGTGTAGCGGGCTTCATAACTTTCCAAGCCCATGTAAAATAGTTTTCTCATTGATGTTCCTGTAAAAATTTTATCACTGTGGGTTTTAAATGTTCTGCAAACAGTACATTGCCTTTGAAGTTTGGATGAACATTGTTGAACAAATCTTGTGTTTCAAGTTGTTTCCAAAAAAAGAATGTGTCCCACACACTGTCTACCAAACTTGGTTCTGGATCGATGTTAGGGGTTTCGTGCATGAACCTGTGTATAACTTCAGCACCCCAACAATGATGCATATCAAATTCTGTGCCATCGTTTAGTATAACACAAACCGACCCATTATTAATAGTCATTCCGGCTTTGTCTGCTAGAAATTTTTGCCAGGAAAGATGTCCTATAGTAATGTTTGGATAATTGCAATTAACAATGTCACTGTGTGCTCCAATTAACAACACAGGTTTATTTAAACTGTTGATTTTGTTCAGACAAAATTGATTGCATTCTTCCCAAATATCTTTCCAGTCTGAACGCTGAATAAATTCTTTGAAAGTTAACTTAGTTGCATCTTGTAAACACAAAATAGGTTCATTATAGATCCAAATTACAGGTACATTAGGCGATCGTACCAATCTAATATAACTTCCCAACACACTAGTTCCAGATTGAGCATGGTCATAGAACTCAAACCCCCATTCCTTGGCAAGATTAGTTGTTGGTACATCCAGCGGCCAACTAGATGCCGCCCAACTTGGTCCAGTGTATGTAAATTTTTTCATCAGCCACTTAGTTACGAAATGCTCCGGCAAAGCGACGAGTGTCTTCGTCCCACATGTTCTTGGCATTCTTGCCTTGTGAAAACTTGTTGAACTGCTGCCAGGCATAACTCTTAAAGTTATACAAATCGGCTTCGTTGTAACGATAACCGTAGTCTTGGCAGAACTCCTGGAAGTGCTCAAGATGCTCAAAGAGCTCGGCCACACGTGGGTTAGATTTAATAGCGATTTTTGCCATTTTGTTTCCTATTAGATAGCAATGTTAATACTAGGGCGGTGAGTTTCATACTTAATAAGAGCTCCGTTTTCACCATCTTCGGAGACCTCAATCCAGACTGAGCGTTCTGGATACCGTGCGGCAATTTGCAAATACAAATCGTCTGACATCATTTCACATGACTTGTAGTCGAGTTGGACGGTTCCTGACTCGTAGAGTTTTTGTAGCCATCGTTTGAACTGGATGAATTCAATGTCTCGATCATTGTGTACAACATCAATCCACACCCGGAAGTGGAAGATATGACGGTGAGGAGTACCAAGGAAACTAACATCATACTCATCGCCCGTCTTAAGGGCTGGATCTGTTGCGGCTGCGGGGTAGAAGTGGATGCCTTCTTTTTGGAAGGTAACCCAGATTCTTCTTTGTGCGGCATATTTGATTCTTTCAATTTGTTCACGTTCATCTTGTATCATTTGATTACTTCATCCTTTGTGTATTGGTCCCAAGAGGTAAATGTTTTTCTATCCAGCAAGTCATGCAGGCTGTGACACCATACTCCTGGGTTGGTTGCTTTGAAATCTTTGTCGTCTAGCTTGATAGTGGCATTGTAGCCTAGCAGTTTAATATAAGGCAGTTTCACTGAAATCATAGGAACAAATTGTGCTTGTTCGCACAAGCTACCTTCGCACAATCCTTCCACAGCACTTGAATCAAGATCCAAGGTACACCAGTATCCTCGATCCAGCCACGGTTGAATCATCTGTTCCCAGGCAGTCCAGACTCCAGCATCGTTCATAGTGGGGTTTGGAAAACTTTGATTGGCGCCAAAGTAGATGTGTGTGATTGGATTTTTACTCTTGTGGTCTGACTCACCCAGTTGCCACATGATTTGATCTGCATCTTGCAGTCCGACCACAAACAATGTACGGTGACCGGCTACAGGACTGGCCTCAACTTCTGTACCTACAAAGAAATTGGTATCTTCGTGTCCGGGTCTATTCATAATGTAATCTCAAATAAGTTAGATAAATGTTTGTTGTTTGCTTTTTTGTCTGTCTTAGTTTTTTTCATGCCAGGGTGTACCTTTTTATTTTTAAATTCAGTAGCATCAAAAATTGATCTTGGCACAAAGAAACGATCCATAACTCCAGATACTTTGGTATAACTTTTACCAAGGTCATTGCCGTTAAAATCACACATCACATAATCACCTAACCCCATCATAAGATTGATAATATCATTGCAAGTGTACCCAAATCGTTTACAATGTGTATCTCGCAGTTCGACCTGAACCACGGGTTGATACTTAGCAATGGTTTGTGTTGCACCTTCTAATGCAAACAGTTCAGAACCTTCAATATCAATCTTAATAAGATCAACATTTTCAAACCCAAAACTGTCAAGTGTGCGTTGCTCTGCAGTCTGTGTGGGATTGTTGGTAGTTTTGCCATCAAGTAACACAGCATCACCGCGACTGCACTCGTTGGTTTTTTGTTCCATGGTAATAATTCCAGCGACTTTACCTAATGCATATTCAAAAAACTCAATCTCTCCTATCAAGTCAAGACTGGCAAATGTGCCATTGGGGAACTTGAACCAGCCATCTGGACGATCCGGCTGATGTCTTACTTGTTGCAGTTTGCTATCCCAATAACGACCTTGAAGTTTTGCATTTTTTGCAATGTCTACATTGAGTTTCATTAGTTCCATGCTAGACTGCATGGGCTCAAAGGTTTTTACATGTTGGCACCAGGTGGCATATTCAATTGCGTTCATGCCAATGTTGCCACCAATGTCAATTACAGTTCTTGCATTAGGTAGCAAGCGACGATTCATTACCAAATTGCGAGCCTGGTATGGACCGTTTTCTCTTGCCATACGCTGTTCATAAAGTTTGTCATTGTCCCAGATCCAATATTGCCTGCCTATGCGGTTTGTTACTAGTTTTTTGTTGTTGATATCAAATAGTTGTGCCATGTTGTTGCCTTATAAAGAAATCCTGCATACATATTTAACAGTATACAGGATCACGAGAGAGAAAGCAAGAGTTACTTCTTCTTTTTCCAACGATCTTTGAAGGCATCAGGGCACCATCTGGTTGCAATTTCCATTGGATCATTTTGAGCCAATACATCTAATGCTTCAGGAGTCAAATCGATTAACTTGCGTTCTGTCGAACCAGGAGTTATATTGTAGAGACTCTGCTTTGTTTCTTCCCTAACATCTTCAAAATTTGAATCAGGAAGATCTTCAAACAAGCAAATAAATTCCTTGTAGTAAGAATTACGATTCCATCTATTATAGGTTACTTCTTGTATTGTTGCATTGGTTACGTCAATGAATCTTCCGTCAACATACTGTAACACTCCGTCGTTATATTTTTCAAACGGACGTAAATTTTCGTTAGTAGTGGGACCACCGTGTGTTCTTTCTGACGTATGAACGGTCGTTGCTAAAGCATGATTCATTGCATATCTAGCCATGTCTTTAGGGCTGACTCTCCTGCTGTTTTCGATCACTTCTCGAATTAAATCTTTTTCAATTTGTTTAATAGGATATGTGTGCTCGCAATGCCATTCATTGGCAAAGTTATCACCTGATAAACCGGCCAACCCTAGCTCATGCATTCTTCCAATGGCCTTGCCAGTGATTAGATCTGTACCGCTATTGCCGGTAGCATGTTGTAATCCCATAACATCTGAATGAAATTTTCTGATACCGCCATTACTCCAATGCACAGTGTCACCAGAAATGCTCGCCTGGTTATATTCAGGTCCTGCGGCAAAACCACCATTGAAAAATCTTTTGTAATAGCAATATTCTTTGAGTTCTTCGATTGTGCGGGCTTTAACATGATTAGCAAATTTTCGCAAGTCGCCGGCCATAAATGCTAATCTTACACCGGCCGTTATAGCCTTTAGAACGGCTTTGTTGGGATCTTGTGCAAGTAGTTTCTGAATATTCAAAACCAACTCCTAAGTTGTTACAATGCACACACTATAACACAAGAACAATTTTGAGTCAATCAAATTGTTAAAATAAAAGTATTATATTTCTGTGCTCAGGTTGTCCAATTTGTCACTGTCCAAATCTACTTCGTCGGGCTCCGACTCACTGTCCTCATATTCAAACAATGCATTGAATTGAGTAGTAGCATTCACAGTCTTCTTGCCCTTAAAGCCTCGTGTGCCCACAATCTCCATCCAATATGTACTGTATTTCTCAACAATAGATTCGGCTTGTTCTCTTGTGGGTGCAGTGAAAATATCTTCCACAATGTCTTCAAAGTAAGCATAGTCACCAGTGCTACGACGCATCATGGCAGGATGTTCTCCTGCATCAAAACGTCTATTGGCTTCTTGTACTGCGGTCAAGTGCATCCAGACATTATGGCCCATGAGTAAAGCATATGAGAAACTGTCCCACGATGTCTTGCCTTCTTTACCATTTTTATTTAGGTCGCCTGGCTTGTAGATACAGATGTCTTTCATCTTGAGAAGTTTGCTTATGGGGCTATCTTCCCAACGTGGTACTACTCCATCGGCAACTATACTTGTACCCCAGGCACGTGTGTCAGTGGCGTACTTTTTGTCGTCGGCTGTAGGAGCCATGCGATACGACCATTTTGAGTTGTTTTCAAAGACATTTTCAAAGTAGACCTGTCCGTTTGCTGTTGCAAGGAACGGACTGGCGCAGTCAAACGAGATTGTGAAGTTTGGATTGACATATTTTCTCACGGCCCTTTGGATTACAGTTAATAAAACAGCCCACTCCAGTTTGGAGGTTCCCAAGAAGTGCATCCAATCATGGACACCTTCTTGAAGTAAATTGTCATAGCGCAATGCCACAATACGTTTGAGTACCAAGTGAACATCACACATGTTTTGTCCGCCCATGGCCCAGCCATTGAAATGCGTATCTGGATATTTTTGTGGATCGCAATAATCCTTCATCATCTGATACCATTCTTCTGCATGAGTATGGTTACCACCTTGCAACACATTCAAGAACTTGGTACCACCGTTTGCCACACCCTTGCGATGTTTCATGAAGTATTCGTTGTTGTAATGTGTTGCCTTGACTGCCTCATCCAAAGTGCTAATGCCAGACTTCCATCCATTCTTTTCATTGATAACAAAACTTGGAATATCAAGTGTCATAGCATAGTCTGCTATACCATCTAACCAGGCTAGTGCTTGTTCTCGTTTGGCCTGAGCCTTGGCACAACCTGAGTTGGCTCGCCAATCACCTTCCCACACACCTTTAGCAATCTGGAAACCACCAGAGTCGCCCAGCATGATTGTGCCAGGCTCTCTGTTCCGTACCATGTCTTCTGACCAGTCTTGTTTAGCAAGATCGAGATTTGCATGCCCTCCAGAGTATAGGGACCAACGGTAAGGGAAAAGTGCTTTGGTAGAGTTAAGCCAATTAAGTTGCTCCATGTCACTAAGGCCCTGAGGCAATCTCGCCGGATCCACATATGGTTCATTCCTTTGCTTGCCTATGAACGTGGCATAGAACCCGCTGATGGCCGGAAGGAACACAGCGTAGTCCGATTGCTTGGCAGTTAAGTCGTCTTGGGTCATGCTTGGTAAAAGTTTACTGTTTCAAATAGTTCACAGTCCTCTTTATAGAAACTGCGAAGTCTATTTAGATAGTCTGGATTGCTTGAAAGTTTTTCATTGATACGATCTACTATATTTTGTTGTAACTCTGTAGTGAACAATTCTGTCACTGTGGGGTTGATCTTTTTAGTAATATTAAACACATTGGTAGGATCTTGATCTTCTGTTGTGAGATTAAACGGTGTACCAGTAAACTGTTCCATCATCTTGCCAAAGTTTTTGGCCAGCTCATCATCACACCGTAACCAAGTGATCTTAGAATGATCGATACCTTTAATAAAATCACATTGTGGTTGAGTGTGACTGTCGAACATTACAGTATCGAATATCATATCCCAATCAACATTGTTTATATGCAATGGATGTTCTGGATCCCATCCTTGCAGATACTGTGCTAGTCCAGTCACCCACCGATTGATAGGATCTCTAAGTATCACAGCATACTGGGCATTCTGTAAATGTTCTGACCATGTTGAAACGTTGATATTGTATTGTGTTGGAATATCTTCGTAAAATTTTTGTGTACGGTAGTTAAACAAATATCCCGGTGTATGATGCTTGGTCCAGCTGCTGGCATTTTTAGGAATGTGAACGTAAATCAAACATCTTGATGGATTATCTTTGACAATGCAATAGCTTTGTCCATTCCCAGCTTGGTTAGGTCCTGCCGGATCACCATCATCAACAAATTTAGGTCCTGTTGGTTTTTTAAACATATCACTTGCTTTGTGCTGGTAAGATATAATTGTAAACAGCAATGCCACTATCCACCGTGATCTTGGCAGCACCATCATCACTGATACGAACGGTCTTGTCCCCAGTCAATGACAGGATACTCATGACTTGTTGAGCAGGCCACGACCAAGCACGTTTCAATTGACCATTTACACCTGGGTGGAACACAAAGTTACCAGCATGTGTGCTATGATCACCAAAGAAAAACTTCAAGTCTCCGTTTTCAGTCTTGGCCTGGAAATGTGGTTCTTCAGCATTGGCCTGTGCTTGCATACGCAGGCGTTGGATGGCAGCCACAGTGGGTTCAAATTCAATGTGCCAGTTTACACCTTTGAACTTGGGCGTCTTGAGTTTTTCAGTCACAATGGCTTCGGCCATGAAACGATAGTTGTTTTGAAAATCGCCTGCGGCATTTTCAAACTTGATGCCATCTGGCTCGCCGCCTGCTCGGCGACTCAAGCTGAGTTTGGCGTTTTCTTTGTACTCCTGCAAGTTCAACAGAATTTTGATCTTGGCCAAGTTTGGCATGCCAAATGTGCCCACAAAGTCTGGATGTGGATTTTTGAATTCACCTTCCACAACCACGCTCATGTCTTCAGCAAGGCCTACAATTTGTGTGGCTTTGTCATCGCCTACAATCTTGATCAAATCAATGCAGCCAAGATCGTGTGTGTGTTGTACTAAGTCTAATAGATAATCTCTCATTTTGTATACTCCTAATGTTTAAGTTTAACAGGTTTATTTAGAATTTGCAACTATTCTGGCTAATGTTTGTCCGCCTCTAAGCGAATCTATTTCTCCAGGTTTTTGGAACTCAAACCATGCAACGTCAGCAGGGCCATTGTGACGATGCATGAGCTCAAATCCCAATGTTTCAGCATGTTCTTGAATCAACGATCCTGGAGTGTAGCACATGTAACTGCGCTCGGCCAATGCAACTCCGTGAGCACGATCACAGTCGTTGTAGGTAAAAAACACCACTCCGCCAGGCCGAAGTTTTTTCCACAGCTCATCCAAGTACTGACATATCAATTCCAATGGTTTGTAATTGAAGTAATTGTAAGCAAAGCAATATCCAAACTGAGCATCTGGCAACAGTGCAAGTATTGGTTTGCCTAGAATCTCTTCAGCTGTGTATAATCTCAGTCTACGTCGATATTCTTCAGTAAATCCTTGACAGGCAGGTTCTAGCAATTCAAGATTGTTGTCAATCATGTACAACGGGTCCAATGGTACCAATTGCTCCACGTGTTGTTCCAGTGCTGGTCTGAAAATCAATCCAGGCACACGCCAATCTGTGTAGCGTAAAATTCTACCTTGTAGTAGTTCAGCACTTTCGGGATCGCAACGTAGCCTACGATTAAGAATGTGTTCGGTAGTGTCATAACACATTTCATGCTGGAACAATCTCAAACTTTCACGCAAGTATTCTGGATGCTGTGCAGTCATAGCGTCAATCACGTGACTGCGTATAGCGTCAATGGTATGATTGAATTGCTGGAAACTTTCATTAATTTTGTTACCATTGGCAATGATGCCTTGTGTAAATTTGTTAAATTGCACATTGTGGTTGGCAATTTTGTGTATCACAGCATCAAGTCTGTGACGGGCTTCTTGATGAATTTGACCTAACTCAAATTCATCAATGTGGTTCAAGTAATCAACAAGTTCGCTCAGTTTCATTCGAATGAAAATAGTGATGTAAAAGTATTTTCTGTGTTGGTAGCAGACGCAAGGTCCCATTCCAACACACCCAGCAAGTTGTCGACCTTTTGATCCACAACAGTTGCTTCCATTAGCCCATCGTCAAACGGCAGTTCAGTAAACCATGCAGGCAATCTTTGCTCATCTGTAGGATAGCCAATTGATGTCCATCCAAGTGCATTTGATTTGAGTTTGCACACAATGGTTTTCATACCATCCACAACCTGCATTGAGTAGTTGTCTGAATTCATTCTACGCATTTGATTCCAATTCATTGCGGCACGAACGTGTCCTGGCATGTTTGCTTTGCCCAGGCGTGCTTCCTCTGCCGCATATTTGGTCAAGTTGTTCACACGCTTAGGCGATCCTTTTTCCCAGCCTGGACGCTCTTTAAACTCATACTTGAATTCTCTAATGCGTTCAATGATCTCATCTCGTTGTGTACCTGCCAGTACTTTATTTAGAATTTCTAACAGGAAGTCTTGAATTACTTTGGGGGTATCTGAACGCTTGAGATCCAAGCCCATGGCCTTGGTCTTGCCAATCTTGCCGTCTACATCCAGTCGCTTGCCTTCCAAGTCAATGATGTTCACAGCATAACGCTTCTTGGTAATGAACAAACTGCGGTCAGCAACCAGTTCACGACCTGCTTTGATCAACGCACCCATGTCTCGGGGACAATGGAACGCCTGTTCCATAAACGCTGGAAAGCTCTCATTCACTTGATCAGCAATTGAGTCGTACAGTTGGATGCAGATTTCTTTTGACCATTCCATCCGTCCTTCTGCAACTTCTTTTTCCAGTATGGGCCACGCAGAAAAATAGCATGAGTCTGTATCACCATAGATGATGGCCTTGCCTGTGTGATCATATTCGCCTGTGATGCACTCATTGATGTGAGCATCCATGTGCTTGGCAATACTTCGACCTGCCAGTGTGGTTGACTGCCCAATACGCTTGTCAAAGAATCTACAGCCTGGATTCAAAATAGCACCATACAAGCTATTCAAGTTAATCTTCTTGACCAATTGACGTTTGTCCCAGAACGCAATCTCTTTGGGATCCTTGGTCTGCTTCTTCTTGGCTTGCAGTTCTTGTCGTTCACGATACCAGCGTTCCAGCAGGCCAGGGATGATACCTTTCTTCTCGTAAGTGAGAATGGTACCATTGGCAGTAAGGATCCAAGGTTGATTTGAGTCAAAGATCATGTGCCAGATTTCCATAGCAGAGTGTACTGACTCTTCGCCACCTTCCCAGTCAATGGTAATTTCTGTACCACGTTGCTGTTCCATCACAGCAGTATACTCTAAACTGGCAAACAAGCCTTCCCATGCAGCCGCAAAACTTTGTCCCTTGGCCATGTTGGATTTGATCAACTGATCAGTCATGGTTTGCCGCAATTGGCCCACCACAGTTTCTGGACCCATGTTCATGGCACGAATTGCAGATGGATATAGACTGTTGATGTCCACTGACCCAATCCACATGTGCAGGCCCTTTTTAGGATATGCCACATAAGCACCTGCGGCCTGGGTGTCATCATCTGTAAGGCGTTGCTTACGATTGGGCACAACCATTCCACGCTCGTGTGCTTCATTGATAATGGCCTGTTCAGTCACTGCCACAGCACCCATTGTGGTTTGTAGCAACACAGTATTGGCGTGTGCCAGTTCATTGGCTAGGTCCAAGAAACGCAATTTCTTGTCTAACTTGGCAATGATCATGGTGTCTTGGCGGTTGTACTCAATAAACTTTTTGAAGTGCTGGTTGTACAACTGATCCAGTGTGCCTTCAAATTGTGTTTTGCGTTCACCCAGCTCGTACTCGCCGATAGCATCCAAACTATATGAGTGGCGTTCCTCGTATGTGTACTTGCGATACAACTGCATGTAGTCCATATGCACACGACCGACTAAGTCGTAAGTTTGATTCTCTGCGCCAAAGCGTTCAAACATTCTTTGCTTGGGAAACTGTCCCCACAAACAAAAGCGTCGTGTGTCATCCTTGCTGAGTATTCTTGTGGTACGATTTACTGTGTAAGGAATGTCGTAACCTTCTGAGTTCCAACCTGTAAGTACATCCGCACCTTCAATCACATCCAAGAACATTTTGATCATGTCTTCTTCACGCTCAAACAAGATGGTATTTTCAAACTCGGCCACCAGCTCTTGTGCAGTATCCCAGCTTAGATGTTTAGGCGGCACCGCCAGTGTGATCATCTGATCCAGCCAATCTAAATATACAGATATAGCAGTGATAGGATTGAAGGGATCTGCCACAGGCGAGAATCCACGCTCTGCATCAAACGCAACTTCGATGTCAAAAAATGCTGTGTGCAGTTCTGGAGCATCTTGGTCTTTGTAGTTCTCTTCCAAACATCTAAAGATAGGATTGATGTCTGATTCATACAACTGCTTGCCCGACTGGCTGCGAACTTCCTTGCGAAATTCTTTGTTGTTGCGCGATGAGAATCTATTTACAGGTGTGCCGTAGATGCTTTGAAACTTGCCTCTAGGATCGTCATAATAGAAAATGTAGTTGGCAGGATATTCCTTGTAGACTCGTTCGCCATCGCGGCGTTCTACTACATGTATGCGATCGTGTTCACGATCAAAAAGTGCGTCGATATAACTCATTGTTCTCCGTTTGTGGCCGGTAAGCCATGATTCATGCTCGTAACGAGAGCGACTCGCAGATATTTATATTAGACAGTGTGTTGACAGGAAATCTTATCATGCTCGACTCAAGTCGTTTGTGATACAGTGTATACCAGCGTCCCAAAAATAACGATGCCTAAACGGCGACACATGAACTTCAATACCGTGTCTAGCACAGGCTTTTTCAACTTGATCATTGTGGCTGGATACCACAATGTTCTTTTGATCTATCACAAGTATGTTGACATCAAACACAGTTTCACTAGCATTGCCTACCCAAGACTCAAAGTAATGTTCAACCATGTGTACAAGATTAGGATCTGATTCAAAGCCCGGAATGTTCCAGCGGCCTCGATTGTGCTTCATGCTGGCTCGAAATTCCGCAGTGTCTGCATAATCACTTGGTGGCAAGTACACCACTTCCCATCCAGGAAAAGTGTCTGCGTAAGTTGGCACATCTCGTAGGCTAATGATCAATCCAGGAGTAACTGGGCAATAGGTAGCATCTCCGTGACCGCCAGCATTCACAATGCGATTGCGTGTGCGCGGGAACAGTTGATTGACTTTGGCCAACAGTTGTGTTTGATCTTCATCATAACTTTGAGTGGCAAAATACAAGTCTTGACCAATGCGACTCACAAAGCATCCTGACACTACATCAAGATCTGTATGTCGTACTGTGTTGCCTTGTGACAACACATGCTCAACGACGTTTTGATAACAACTCAATTTAGCACGATGTTGTGCAAGATCTCTATGTTGAAATTCTGTCCAAGTCAGTTCAGTTTGATTGGCGTATGCTCTTTGAGCATGTGAGCTGTTTGGCTGTTGCGGAACCCACAGTTCATCATGAATCATGATGAAATAATCTCTTGGAGTTACAGGCGGTGGCACCCAATGATCATGAATTTTCAAAGCACTGAGATCCTCAGGCAGTTGAGGCCGCAACACACGGATTCCGAACCGGCTTTGCAATAGTGCAATAAGGGCTTGATAATCTTGTTCAGTTTCTTCTGCCAACGTTTGGAAACGTTGGCGTGTGTTGCGATCTTGGATCCAATAGTAATAATCCGGCGGGTACGTCATACCGACCACGCATACCTGTAATGGATCCCAGTGTTGAAAAACTTGATAGCTCAAAGAGTTTTACCAACTGTTTCTAAAATAGTTTCCAGGGTTTCGTGATCCTGTTTGGCTTTGCCAAATTCAGCTTTGTGTGCCAGCTTGATTGCTTTTTTAAGTACAGCAGGCTTGATTTCCAGTTCTTCAGCCACAGCCTTGATGGTGTCAGTAAGTCCGCCGTTGAGAGTTTCAATTTCGTGCATGACTTGCATGCCTTCGTTGATGATCTGAGTGAGTTTGAGTTTTTGCTCGCCGTTAAATGTTTTGCCGCTCATAGAGCCTCCTAAAACAATAGTATATAGATTTATTTAAAGAAAGTCAATGTATGGTTGCTCGTTTTGGATCATTGGGTAGCGAATCCAATGACCCGGGCAGAAGCCGCCCACTCGGTCCTAAGGCCAGAGTTCTTATGTACGACGGATTTGTTTGATTAGGTGGCGGCTTGGATCAAAGTTTTTGCTCCAAGTCAAAGTTTCTGCAACAATCTTCTCTCTTAGTTTTTTCTTTTTAGTCTTTGTGGGCAGAGTTTTTGTTTGCTTTGTAGGCAGTTTGACCTTGCGACCTGTGTATCCAGGAACCTTGCCGGCTGCTCCTGAGCCAGAGGCGTCTGCTGGAGCAGGTGCGGGTGGTCTACTAGCTCTTTTTGCTATCTCAGCATCAAGAACTGCTTTCATTTTTGGATGTAAATCTGTTCTTGCGGCAAATCTGGATAATACTTCATCAGGTCCTTTCTGAACATCTCTAACTAAATTAGCTATTTGAACATCACTTGGTTCATGTGCTGTCGCTCCTGGTGCTGGCGCTGGTGCTGGAGCAGGCTCTGCTGCTGTGACTCCCAGTTGATTTACAAAACTCAACAATGCTTTGGCATCTTCTACTGACAGATTGGCCAATTCAACTTGTATATCGTCCCAGCTCAATTCGCCTTGCCCTACATACTTGGTACCAGCTTGTTTGCCTTTAGCGTATGCTTGTGACATTCCAGTGAATGCACCTCTTGTGGCACCAGCAGCAGTTGAAAGCGCACGTGGTGTTGCAGCAATTGCTGAACCTGTGGTTTTTAGAGCTTGTTTGCCCATGTCGTATGCTTGGCTCATTCTGCTTTTGTTTGGTACCACAGGTGCGACTGTAGGAGGCAAACGTTCTTCCAATGCACCAGCGGCCTTTTTAGACAATATCTGTTTGACTATTTCCAACTGCTTGGCGTCAAGAGCTTGAATGGATTGCACTAGAGGTTTGTTTTGCATCACTTGTGATGCGGCAATTTTGGCATACAACGGATCGCTTGGAGAAATCTTTTGTCCACCAATGCTGACTGTTTCAGGCTTGCCACCAGTTGGGGTTCCTGCAATTGCTGATCCCAATGCACCGGTTGCGGGTTCTGCAGTAGGTTCTGTGCCAGCATCACCAGCAGGTGTTGATGACAGTGCTTCAAGTTCTTTGTTTAGCGCATTGCGTCTTGTTTTGTAGGCTGCATCTAAATTGCGCAGTTCTGTTTTGACTGTGTCAGCATCTCGTGTGGCTGCTGCGCCACCGCCACCGCCAGAAGCAGCAGGTGCAGGTGTTGCTGTTGCACTACCACCTGACGGCCCAGAAAAATCACTAGGCACATAGGGCTTGCCGGTACGAGGATTAATCGTATTAGATCCAATTGGCATTTCTGCTTTACCGCCGGCCTTGGCGCCAGATGTGTCACCATAGGCTGCGCCGGGCACTGTGCTGCCAGCATCATCTTCGCCACCAATGCCTTTTACTGATCCACGATAACCTTTTTTAATTGCTCGACCCAGGCCTTGCGGAATACCTGCCACAGCGCCTGCTGTTTTACCAATGCCGCCGACAAGGCCGCCAATGCCTCGACCAACCTGGTCCAGGCTAATTTCGTCAAGCTGTTGCTCGTTGATTGTGGTAGTTGGTTTGATTAGATCAGTGTATATCATTTTAGCGTTCATCCAAATAATCTTGTTGGCTTGTTTGTTGAGCCTGTTGTTTCATTGCTCTGCGTTTTTGAAACAACTTTACTGCCATGTCAGCATGGTCTAGGTTTTTAAATTTGCTGGGCATGGATCTATTACCTTGCCGCAGTTCAAATCCATCCTTTTCGTTGCCATAACATTCAAAGGTAACACCATATTCCATGGCGTAACTTTTTACCGGAGCAGATGATGTTTCTGACATGTCATTGATAGGCTGTTGTGGGTTGCCTAGCTGAGTGTCTACTTTGTCCTCGATGCCATGCACTGTGCTGGGATCTGTCAACTCGTAGTCATCTTCTTCAATTTCTTCTTCGGCTTGACCTTTTTCCACAGCGTCAACTGCTTTGTCTTTGAGTTCACGATCAACTCGAACTTTTTGTTCCAACTGATCAAGATATTGTGTAAGGTCCTTCTTGACCTTGCTCAACATATCTTCTTCAACTTCTTGCATGGCTTCTTCTAGTGCGGATTTTCTGGGCTCTACAGAATCACCCACCATGTATCCATCCATTGGATGTGCTGGATCTTTTTTGGCACGCAACGCAGGACTGGCTGATTTAGGCTTGAACAGCGCAGGCAACTGTGGCACACCTTTTTGTTGTGTGTTAAGCCCATGCTTGACGCCTACTGGCGTAAGTTTACCTTCTACCGCCGCAAGGCGTTCCAGTATTGATCTAATGTCCGAACTCATGCTCTTTCTTCTTTCAGGTAACTTCTCAGCATCCAGCCATGCTTTTGATGAGCATCGATGCGTTCAGCAATGAAGTTAGCAATACCTTGTTGGTTTTCTTCAGTTGCTACTTGGAAGACTTGATTGAGAAGATCCAACATTTGGCCGTTGTTGGCCAAGAGTTCTTCTAGCATGAGTCGGGCACGTGGAATTTTTGTTTGGCCCTGTATTTTTGTTAATTCTACAAATCGTTCAAAACTACCAGGAGCATAGTCGCCCAGGGCACGTATGTATTCTGCTGTGGGATCTGTAGCACCATAAACATCGTCATGGATTGCGTCAAAGAAAGCGTGAAGCTGGCCAAAGTCTGGGCCTTCAACGTTCCAGTGGAACTGTTTGGCTTTGAGAGCAAAAGCCTCCTCAGTTGCCAGGAGTGTTTTTAAAGCGTCCGCTAACATTCTTATTCCTTTTGTATTCCTTGGGCGTGTTAGGCGTAGGATCAGTTGTATATTTACCACTCAACAAGGATCCGCCTGATCTTGACACCATGCCTAAGGCCTGGCTCACAGGTGCTATACTACCAGCACTGGTGCCGCCCACTGACGCATTTTCCATGATTTCTTGAATTTTCATTATAGTATTTCCAACTCGCCGCCGCTGTCTATCATGCCCGGGCCATCAACCACACGCCAATTCAGCTGCTGTATTGACGCTAATGTTCCAGGCAATAATTCATAGCGCAACTTGTACTTACCTGGTTCTGCGGCAATTTGAAAAGACTCTTCCAAATGCTGATCACGCCAAACCCAGGTGCGTTCGGTAAACAATTCATTATTGACATAAGCTCGGTAGGTTGGAGGGTCAGTCCAACCTTGGCAATAAACTTCGCAAATTACCTTGACAAACTTTTTGTTCATAAAGATATTTATCATTAAGTGGGTCTATAAATATTGCATGCTAAAATTGAATGATATACGCAAAGTGCATGTGGAATTGACCACTAGATGCAATGCCAGATGCCCCATGTGCATGAGAAACTATCGAGGGTATGATTACAATAGTGGATATCCGCTGTGTGAACTCAGTGTTGGAGATTTCAAGAAAATTCTAACTCCTAACGTTTTAGCACAACTAATTCAGCCCGATCCGCCCATTGGAGATCGTGTGCCAATCATATATGAATTTAGAGGTGTGGCATTCAATGGAAATCTGGGTGATTTTGCTTCTGCACGTGATGCTGTTGAAATAGTAGAATACCTGGTAGAGCATCAGGTACCTGTTATTATCAATACCAATGGTTCTGTGCGCAGTCCAGAATGGTGGGCAAGACTGGCTCTACCCAAAGTTACAGTGGGTTTTGCCATTGATGGCCTAGCAGACACGCATCATTTGTATCGCCAAGACACAGACTGGCATAGAATAATTTCACATGCTCAAGCACTGATCAACGCTGGTGGACAAGCTGTATGGAGGTTTGTGCCGTTTGATCATAACCGTCATCAGGAACAGGCCTGCAGAGATATGGCTGCCCAAATGGGCTTTGCAAAGTTTGAAAATATCTATGATGGAAGAGATCGCACGTCGGTATACAATCGAGACGGCACATTCAGTCACAAGATTGGTCCAGACCCTGGCGGTCTTACCAATCAAACAGTGCATCCTTTTTTGGAAAGTCATATCACTTGGTACGATGCCAAAACAATCACACATCACAAAGATACTCCTGTGCTAGACATGCAGTGTCATCACAAACGCAATCGAGAAATATACATAGCTGCCGACGGCTCTGTTTATCCCTGCTGCTTTTTGGGGTTTTATCCGCATACCATGAATCATCCCGGCAATCAAGAACTGGCTCCATTAGTAACAGAAAACAATGCATTGGAATATCCTCTTGAACACTGTCTTGAATGGTTTGAACGTGTGGAACAAACCTGGAATGAGTCTAGCATTGCGGCTGGCAGAACTTATCAATGTGTAGTAACTTGTAATCGAACATGAATAAAGATCTACAACAATTCATGAATCAAATTGTCAACTTGTTATGACTGTAGCAAGAGTATTGTTCCTAGCAAGATATCGTGTGCCACATGCATGTTTTGCCATGCAGTGGGACCATAATTTACTGGGCATAGATTACACCATAATAGCTTCGCCAGTGCCACAGCATGAACTATGGCCAGTGTTTGAACGCTATGGTATTGATACTTCACAGCTAAAGTACATGAATGACAGTGTGATATACCAACGCTATCCTGAAGTCAACAACTGGGTGTTTGACCATGACTATCGGGGCTGGTGGTTGCGACAACAAGCAATCAAACTGGCCTACCGAGACCTGTTGGAAGAAGATGTCATACTCATGCATGACTGTGACACTTTTATGATTGAACCTTATAGATGCTGGGATGGTGAACAACTGAATTATCTTGTGATACCTGACACCAAGCACGGCAGTTATCATGGGGTATTTGAAAGCATTACTGGATTGCCAGAGGCCAGCCCGCATTGTTTTGTGTCAGAGCTTGTGCCTGTACTGCGCACACACTGGCTTGAATTGCGCAAACTGCTGGCCCAACGTTGGCCCAACAAACTGTGGCTGGACGCTATTATTGACGCTGTTCCTGGCATGCCCACAATACCTCCCTGGGGCACAGGCGAAATAATCAAATGGTTTTCAGAATATGAATTGATAGGAAACTGGGCAGCATGTTGTGATCCCATCAACTACACTTTTCAGAAACGTTTTGAATACAATCAATTGGAGCTGTTGTCTACATTGAATGCCAAAGAGTTCAATGCAGTATGTGATGCTGTGCCGGACCTAAGTCAAAGCATGCAACTTGATTGGGACACATTGGACATACCTAATTTTGAACATTATCAACACATGGTGAAGCAATGTACACAATAACATACCCAGCAAAGTTCCGATATCCTGTGTATCAACCTGCATCACAAAGTATTGATGTCACAGCTGATTGGGGTCTGGGCAGATTTGAAACTACCAACGATCCTGCACTGGCGCTGAGTCAACCGTGGTCTGTAGCAGCATTTCGTGTGCTGTGCAACGAGCCCGGCGTGTTTGATTATGATCCAGCACTGGCTGACATGGATCTCAGTCAGTTTGATTTGGTACTGCTGAGTGACATTGAATACTACAGTGTTAAAGAAATACGTGCCTGGATTGAAAAAAACAAAATTCAACGTTATGTGTTGGCAGTAGGCGGTCTTGTGCAAGGAGAAGAATTGGATCAATCCTGCATGGTGTATCGCCCTTGGTGGGCTTACAATCTCTTGCGACACAACGAATACCAAGACACCTACCAAGATCAAAAACCCTACATGTTTGAAGCACTGTTAGGAGCACGTAGACCGCACCGTGACTATGTGATGATGGCCATGGACAAAACTGGGCTGTTGGATCGTAGCATTGTGACCTACAGAGATTGCTTTGAAGGCAAATTGATTGACAGAAACTGTGATCAATTTCAGCAGACTTTTTATGACACTCCGCTAAAGTGGCCTTACGTGAGTGCAAACTTAAATCCTGCATGGGAAGTCACGGACAACATCACTCGCAGTATCAGTCCATATGTGCCCTGGAACATCTATCAACGCAGTCATTACAGCATTGTGTGTGAAACACTGGGCACTGGCACAACATTTTTCTGGAGTGAAAAAGTTACCAAGTGTTTGTTAGCCAGAAGAATTTTTGTGTTTTTTGGCGCACAAGGATTTCTTGCTCGCATGCGCGAACTAGGGTTTGAAACATTTAGCAGTATCCTTGACGAAAGCTACGATGAACATCCTGTGGACAGCATACGATTTGAACGGGCCATGCATCAGGTATTGCAGTTGGCATATTTTGAAAATCCCAAAGTGTTGTATGAACGCATACAAGCCATACTGGATCACAACCAAGCTAGATTGCGCAGTTACCAGATTCAGTTTCAAGCCACAATGTCTGATCTACTGCATCAACACATTGAAGGTGGCCATTGGTTATGGGATGACGAAGTGGGTTGAAATGTGCTGATAGAAGTTTTCAGCAATTTTTTCCTGTCCTTCGGGACCAGAATGATATCCAGGGTCGTCTCCTGAAAATGGGTAACTGCCACATATGGCTTGAGGACTTTTAGTTGTGTCCAATTGTATGTAGTGATCAGGGATAAGTTTAGGAAACGCATCACGCCATAAGGTATGATTGTCAGGATCGAATGGCCACAGCAAGTTGGGTAGCACTAAAAACTTGATGTCATCCAAGAACATGGTAATCACACCTTCTCGGATCATCCACTCGTCCTGTTGCTTTTTCCAAGCATTGTCATAGATTGAATCAATCCAGTGACGTATGCCGTTCTGCGCTTGTTTGGTAATGCGGCCCTGTCTGTACGGATGATCAAAGTTTTCTGCAAGAGTAAAAATAGTTTCGCAGATCATGTTTGATGGCTCCCGACCATAATTTACATTGCGTATGCCATCTTGTCTGTTGTAGCCATTGCCCAGTTTTCTATTTTGTAGGTGTCGTTCTAGTGGAGGATTTTCCCCGGCGCTGGGTGCCTGTGACCAATCATATGGCACAGAGTTTGCAGGTATTTCCATACGATCCCAGAAGGTAGGACCAATCACAGCAAAGTCTGGACGCTGTCTGCGTATCTCGTCTATTTGTATACGGATGCCGCCGTTTGAACAACCTTGGCGTGCTAGGTTAACCAACTCCCAGCCACCTAGTTTTTCGGCCAAGCGTTCACTCCAAGCAGTGCCTGGCAAAGTTTGACTCACTGCCGAAAACGAGCAGCCTGCTACCATTAATTTCATAGTGTTTCCTTGTAACTGTTTCGGTGTTCTTCGCTGTGAAAACTAGCAATAATTTCTTTGTGCATGGGCAATTCGTCTAAGTTGTATGTGCCAGGTGGAATTGTATGTGTAACTCCTTCACCAGGCCGTGCAAAAGTTACCAGTCTAGGATGCCACTGCACTGCACGATGTACCAGCACATGATGTATGTGTCCATAGTCTCCTAGTTCGTCATGGGTGAGCACTAGATCATAATCACGAGCAAGGTGCCAGCAGGCACGGTCGGCAGATTCTTCAGCCCAGCGTGTGAATACTTTTTGCTCGTTGTCATGCCAGTGGTCTTCAAAGCCCAAAAACACACAGTCGATTCCCCGACGTTTCCAAAACGCCAAAAGTTCTTGGCCTCGGGGATCATGCTCAGTGTACGTTAAATAGCCAATGGTCCATTTGTGCTCAGGGTGCGCATGAATATAACTGTAACCAAATATCACACAGTCATCTGGATGCGCTACCATACACAATGCGTTCATTCAAGTTCCCAAGCAGCAAAATGGCCGCGATCAATCAACAACATCTTAAATGCAGTTTTTTGTTCTGGTAACATTTTTGACCAAGCATTTCGATGAATACTCACTGTGAGAGCATTTTTATCACGCATGAGTTCAAGTTTCTTATCAAACTGGTCAACTTCGCTATGACAAACATTTACCACACCGCCAAGTGTGTTTTGTTTGGTATAAAAATGATCCAAATGTCCATACTTGTATTGACAAAATCCTGAGTACAACATGAATTCTGTCAGCATGCCTTGGCGCTGAAACCATGTGGGAAAACTTTCATGTGTTTTGATTGTGGTATCAGCAATCATAAAGCGTACAGTGTCATTGTGGAAGAAAAATGGCACACCGCCAGGGCCAGCTTGTTTGGTCATGTTGATGTCAAACAGCTGATCCACAATGTTCTTACTGGGTTTAAAAACATCAAATATATCCAATTGTCCCACAGTAAGCTGACCTTGTTCGTTAACCAATTTGGATATTTCCAAGGGTCTAACAAATATAGTCTTGGCGTCTAATACCATGGTGTAGACATTGTAACTTATAGACGCGGTGAGAAGTTTTAGAATCTGCTGGCTTACCCAGCCGTTTGCTATCCAAGCACTGCTGAATGCTGTGCGCGGCACTACCAAGACAGAGCTTGCTAGATCACCCCACCATGCTGGATCAATTTTTTCCGCTAGGGTTTCGTAATCATTGAGCACCACATAGATATTTCTTATGCCTATGTTGCGACAATAATTGTTTATGCTTTGTGCCTGAATTTTAAGGATCGGCAGTTCCTGTTCAAATACTACTGTGCAGATATCAATCATGCAGTTATGTATTTGGGTTTTGGGGTGGCCTAATTATTTTCCTGCTGCAAACAGTGCGGCACCGCGATTGAAACTGTCGCTCCAACTTGCAGGTTGTCGGCCACCGCGCTTTTGACTCCAGGCATATCCTGCTCTGTGACCAGAACAGTCTTTGGTGCATTGTGAACCTAGAAAACTTAATTCACGCAGTTGCTCGCGGGTCCACTTGTCTGGAATTGTGCCGTGTTTTTTCACAAACTCGTCGTGCAGTTGTTTGCCAGTAATGCCGTAGTCACGAGCAATGGTTTGCATCATGTGATCAATTGCGCTGTAGCTCTTGGGATCATCTAGATCTTTTTCCAAATCTTCTACAGCGCCTTCTTTCAACTGTGCAAACTCGTATGCTCTCATTTTTTAGGTTGCACCGCTGTGGGCATGTTGCGATACACACGCTTTTGGGGATCATACACAGTTTTAAGTGGGCCCAAGCCAGCCAGTTTCTTTACTCTAGCAATCATGTCTTGATAATCATCACCGTAGTCGGCTTCTTTTTCTTTGGGAGTTGATTTGCTTTCGTCAGCCTTTTTAGGCAAGTCTGCATAGTCCTGCTTGCGATCAGCACCGTGGAACTCTTGAGCAACGTCTTGGCTGATGCCAACTTTTTTTGCAAATTCAGGATTGTGTGCGGCTGCTGCCATGGTGCGGAATTGTGCTTGGCTGGTTGACTTTTCATTCAAGTCACCTTCTTGCATGTTCTTTAATAGTTCTTTTGCTTTTTCAACACTAACCATTGGTCTTGGGTGCTTGCCGTCTATTACACTTTGTAAATATTCTTTGCTAAAGCCTTTTGGTGCTTCTGCAGCCGGTTTATTATCAGCAGGTGATGTCATTGTTGCACTTGGCTTGAATCCGCCAGTGAAACCGCCTTGGCCATCAGGAGTAACTCTAGCATTGGCACCACCTGCGCCCAGTGCCATTGCACCTGCCAATGCCGCGCCACCTAATTTTTCTTTCCAGCCTTCGTCAAGATCACCTTCCGCTACACCTTGTTCTCTTACACTACTGCGGAAATGTCTGGCATCATTTGCATCGTGTTTGCCGCGTTCTAATCCTTTGGCCCATTCGTCATTTTTACGGGCTTCTCTTGTGGCACTATATGGATTGTCTCTGATGGTCATACCTTGTTTGTATGCTCGACGACCCAGTTCGTATGCTACGCCAACACCTGCTAGTTCATACTCTTCCGCCATGCCTTTCTTCTTCAATGCTTCCTTATTTCTCACCCAGCCTTTGCCACCGCATTCTGGGCACTCATCATCGTGTGTATCTATTCCAGTGCCATCGCAAGAACCACATTCATGCTTTTCACCAGTGTTACCGTAAGCATCTGACTCCGAGCCTTCCGCCATGCCTTGTCCTAGATTGGCTATGTAACCATCAGGGCCAGTCCATTGATCTTTATAGTCTTGCCATTCTTTTAGACCCCAAGCTATAGGAAACTGATGCCAAGCCCACATTCCGTGGGTATTAAACTCGCTAGAAAATTCCTGTATGTCAGCCTGTGTAATGCCTGAGGTATTGGATTGTTTGGCGACCTCAATCAACCAGTGCGCCATAGTTTCGCCACCGTCGTCAAGATTACCTACTTTTTCTAATTTATTAAACCTATCTACACCTTGCCTTTCAAAGTTGCGGCAAATTTTTTCAAGCCAATTTATAAATTCCTGGCCCCATTTGGCCAATGCTGTTTCTGGGTCGCTGCCTGTTCTTGCAGTGAGAGACTTATTCAAACTATCTACACTTTGCCTAGCAGTAGCACCACCTGTGATCTGACCCATCATTGAGTCAAACTTTTGATCGCCAGTTGCTTCCGCCACACCTTGCTTCTTGTTTAACTCTTTGTTTAGAATCTTTTCAGCATCCTTGGCTACTTTTTTAGCAGTGGTTGCTTTAGCAGTGTATTCTTTTTTGCCGCCTTCATCGTTACTACCATCACGCCCTGGAGGTGTTTGTGATTTGTCCATTTCCATCACACCTTCAGACTTGTTGCCATAATTGCCAGCGCCTTTTTTGCGACACTGAACCAAGCGTCCAGATGCATAGGCTGATGGCCATACTTTTGCTGACGCTTTTACTTTGTAGTAGCAGGCGTCTTTCTTTTCCATCATCAGCATTTCACTGAACATGGGACCACCACAGTGTGGGCATGACTGTGAGGCTTCAAATAAGTCGTCTATAATCATTTCTTTTTAGTGGCCACGTTGATGGCCTTTCCTGTGCGGTTGGGGTTGGGATCTTGTCTGCGTTTTCTTGCGGCTGCTGACGCACGACCTTTTTTGCCCAGGGCATGTGCTTTGGCTTGCGGCAAACACTTGGGCTTGCCTTCTTTTGAACTGCCTCTAGCACAATCACCACGGATCTTGCCGTCGGGCCCAAAGCGTACCCACTTGTCTTTGAACCAATCACGGAGATTTTCTTCCAACTCGGTTTCGCTCACAGGCACACAATTGGGCACCTGACGACCACCTTTGTTTTTCATGCCTGCTTGGCGATAACCAGTCCAGCAGGCTTCAAGAATTTCTTTATATCTCATGATGGGTTATTTATTGCGTTTGGCTCGAGCCCGTCCAGCCTTCATGTTGGCCATCCAGTGTGCCAATTGTCCTTTGCGACCGCCTTGTTTGGCCACTTTACGCAGGGTGCTTACTGATGCTTTGGTGGGCACGCCGTGTCGCTTTGAATCGCCTTTGTCTTGGGGATTCCGACCGTCAGCAAAGTTTTCACCTACGTTGTATGTGGGATCAGTTTTTTGACGCTTGATGCCAGCAGGTTGATTGGGATCTACAGGATCAATGTCAGTGGTGGTTAACCCTAGTTTTTCCAACTGCTTGATGTATTCATGTTCAAGATCTTCGTCGCCAAAACTCACAATAGTACTGGGTGGTCCTTTGCCAAAATCGTCAGTGTTATCTCTGTCTAAGTTAGCAATGTTCTTGCCCAACTTGTACCAGTCATACATGTCTGACACATCCACTCGCACAGTGCCCGCTGGCATTGTGGGTCGGCTTTCAGGACCAGGAGGATCAAAGTTTCCGTAGCGATCCTTGCCTTCGGCTACACCTTCTGTCATGATTGGCACAACTTCAAAGCCTTCGCCTGACACTCCCCGACCATTGTTTCGCAACCATTGAGCCGCTACACGGTTAGCATCGCCTTGATTGTTGCCCACGCCTGAAAATCTATGAACTTCTTCACCATTGACCAACACCTTCCATGCACCAGAGAATGTGCCTGGCGTGGCTCGCTGTTGTGCCAAGGCTGCTGTGCTTCCAGGGTAGACCACCTCTATATCTGGTTCAATGTCAATGATACCACCCGATGCTGCATCTGCAGGCCGATCCCATTGTTCAGTATCCACCACCATGTAGTCAGCAGCAACCACATTGTTTCTAGCAGCCCAGGCTTGGAGAACATATCTGCCTTGTGCCTGTTCCGCTGGATTGCCCATGTTAAATCTAAACTGATAGTCAGGTGCTGGGCCAGTAAAACTGCCATACAGGCCTGGATCCGAGCGTAGCACAATGGCATAGCGACCGTTGGGGTCATTGGGGCGGCCACCACCTTGAGAACCTGGCGGTGCAGTAAAGGCACTAGCTGTGTCGTCGTCTTGTGTAGATTGTGCATCCAAATTATACGGACGCACAGGTTCAGCCACAATAGATTGTCGTGTGTTGGCCCAAGACGGATAGCCATCATCCCCCAAGGCTTTTTCAATGGCTTCTTCTCGAGAGGTGGCAACAACTTCTACACTGGCATAACTATTGCCAGGATTGGAAACGTTCCACCACATCTTTTCACCGCTTGTTTTATTACGCTCCGTCTTGCGTTGTAGTTGTGCTTGCTTGACAAAACTACGCAAGGCAGCCTTGGGAATCTTGCCAGCCACATAGTCAGCAAAGTATCGGATTGTGTCTGACCCTTTTTGATCCTGAGTCAACAGTTTGTATAGTTTCTTTTGATACTCTTCTCGATAGGCTTCAGGGTTAAGTGCTGCACTCATGGCCACTGTGAAACGCAACAGAGTGTTTTCAATCTTGTCAAAGTTGTCATCCAGCCAGTCACCACCCGGCGAACGGAATTCAATGTGTCCGCTCTTGGTGTTGATTGATGTGTACTTGTCTGTGCTGCCTGAATGGATGGCCTTGGAAGCCAGTTCACCCATTTGACCTTTCATCTTGTCCAGCAAACGCTGTGCGTCTTCGGGGTTGGACCGCACACGATCACGCACCTTGCCTAGTGCTGATTTGGTGTAGGTATTGGAACTGCGACCAAATTGTTTGAGCACATACTCGTCGCCCAACAGCAAGGCCAGTTTTACATAGTCCAAACGATCTAAACTGTAGTCAGGCACTGATATGTTGATGTGCAGGCCAGTCGAACTGTTGGTATAAACGCCCATGCGTCCAGCCCAGGCCTTCACGGCATTTAAATCTTTCAGCAGTTCATCTATGGGCATGGGCGGGCTCACAAACTCCAAGCCTTCGTCGCCGTCATTGTCGCCTTCCAAACTGGCGTCTGGTTCTACTACATAGAATTGATTGTTGGGTCCAGGTCTGTCGCCGGACTGATGATATCTTGTGTTCACTCGCACTTCACGACCCACAGCCTGACTGAATTCGTCAGCCACTTGATCTGCGTCAATCTCGCCGCTGTTCATGCTAGTCCAGTAGGGCCAATTCATTCCATACATTTGCTCAACCTCACTCATTCTGTCAAGGTCTGTGGCGTCTAACCAGTCGCTTTCGTCATAATTTTCTTGGAATTCTTCCCGCCATTCATCAAAGGCTTCATTGTAGTAAGTACTCGAAGGATCAGCGTCTACATTGGCTGCAAATTCATCAAATGCTTCGTTTCGTTCATCACCAGTTAACTCGTTAGGATTCCATTCATCTTCATTTACATTATTCCGAAGCCAGTCACGAATGTAATCTTGGCTTTCACCGCCCCAGTCATCGCGAAGTTTTTCATCCAGCCATTCCTGGAAATCGTCCTGCATTCTTTCACGCAGGCGTTCAACATCTCTACGGCCGTTGTAGTCGCCATCATGAAAGAATCGCACAGCATCATCAATGCTAACACAGCGTTCATCCTGATCATAGTCTGGTTCCATTTCAGGATCTTCGGATTCCATACCAGGCACAATCATTTCAAATTCCATGCCAGCAATGGCACCTGTTTTGGCAGCTTCCCTGCGCAAATTTTTGCTGCCCATGTTTATTTCAAACAGGTCTTGTTCTTCAAACAGTTCAAATTCTTGTGCTAGACTTTCTGCTAACTTTACCTTGCCATCTGCTCGCAACAGTTGTGGATGGCCTTGCGAATCAGTGGCCAGTCGCATCTTGTTGGCTTCTGTGCCAGTTTGTCCTGGATGCACATCCACACTCAGTGCCATTTCAAATCGAGGATCGTTGCGTTCGGCCCAGGTGGGAATGTATCCAGATGACTCACGAATGTCTTCATGGTCAAACAGTTCTGGGTGTGCATCAGCAAAGTCTCGCATGATAATGCCAGCCACAGCGTTTGCTTCGTTCTCCACAGGAGAGCCTGTGTTGCCAGATGTGTGATCCAATTGTTCTAATTCCTGTTGGCGGCAGTGTGCCAGTTCGTGTGCCACAGTGCGAAGAATATCCATCACATGTCGATCGCGCAGATTCACATGCAAAACATGCAGCTCTGGTTGGTACATGCCAAATGAACGATTTTGTTCACTCCATCCGTCATTGTCATGTAGTACAATTTCAGGCATGCGTTCAATGCCCAAGCGTTCAGCAGTGTCTTGAATAAACTGTTGCACCATGCTCTCAGTGTCATCTTCATTCAAGAACATTTGTGTGCTGGCAGCAACACCATCTTCTGAACTGTAGGGTTGTCCTTGATGGCCTTCGCGCATGCTTTCGCCACCACCACCGTCACCACCTTCGCCTGATTCTCCTCCGTAGCCAAATCCAGGAGACCAATAGCTGCCAAATCCATAACGCACTCGGGATTTCTTTTTTCGGCGTTCTTGTAGACTCAGCTCGTGATCTTGTGCGGCTGTTCTAGCTGTGCGCAAATCCTTGATGCAACCTTTGTTACGCAGGATTTTGAACACAATGTTTTCACACCCAAACTCGCCGTGAGCATCCAAGCCACTTTGGCGCATGGCCTTGATCTTGTCCCACAGTCTGCTCATGGATTCAGCGTTGCCAGATTCAATTGCTGAATGTATTCTAGCATCCAAATCTTCGACCTTGGCTCGCACACAGGTGTCGTCAATTCTGGCACGTTTTCTGCGTGGCACTTGAATCCATTCGTCACGTGGGATAGAATACTCACCTTGACTCACAGGAGACTCGGCTGCATTTTGCACATACAGTTCCACAGGCACGCCGCCGATGCTCAACTTGTGTTCATCGTTATATTGGTATTTTTTGGCATTGAACAGTTCCTGATAAACTTCGTCGTCAGCAGGAAACTCCACCACAAGGTGTAGATCAATGTCGGAATATGGGGTATAGCTGTAGGCAGCATTACTGCCTGAGATGGTTATGTCACGGACGTCAAGGTCACCTACGCCAAGAAATTCGCGAAAATTGTCAGCAATGGCCAACAGCTTTTCGCGTACTTCGGGTAACAATTGCTCGTCCCTGCCCCAGATTTTAGGGTTGAGACGATTGTGAAACTTTACAGCATCACTCAGCTTGAAGGAATCCAGTTCGTTGATGTTCATACGAACTGTATTTACCGTTACTTGGCTGTAGCTGGTTCTTCCACGGGCACAACATCCACAGGGGTGCTGGATGCCATGATTTCAGGCTCAGTTATATCAACTGGTTGCTTGGCTGCATCATGTGCATTGGCAATCTTAGGAGCAGCAATAGCATGCAAGTCTTGGTACAACTTGTCCTGTGTTTGCGCATCAAACACATAGGTGCCCACGTGTTTCAACAACACACGTTTGTCGATATACACTTTGCCGCCTAGATCACGCCAGTTTTCGCAGAATGTCCAGTCTTCTGAATAGTAGCGGTTTTCACGCACAGCAGTGTCAAAGTAGGTTTTCATGTACTTGTCCAGCGCAGGATCTAGACCAATGTCATTGTTGAAATGACGCACAGCAGGGTGTGCATTCAGTTTGTCAAACACATCTTTCTTGATCAACAAGAATCCTGTGCCAGTCTTGGTAACTTCTACCAAGTTGTCCACGCCTTCTTCTTGACCTGGAATGCCATTCACACACCATTTAACTGGCAGTGATTTCATGGGATACAATCCACCAATCACATCCACTTGGCGATTTAGCAACACCAACAAATGCCAGGGTTCCCAGCCAATGTCCGCGTCAATAAACATCAAGTGTGTTGAACCTTCTGTATTCAAAAACTTTGCAGTCAGAGTGTTTCTAGCACGACTAATCAAACTTTCATTAGTCATGGTTTCTACAGTCCAATCAATGCCTAGTTGTCGGCAGGTATTGCCCCATTTGATAAAACTCATGAATGTTGCTTCTGTCAGCTGGCCCCCATAACAGGGCATACAGATGTGAACACGAGTGGTTTTTAGATATTCAAGGTCGACTTGAATTTGAACTTGTTGTGGCTCTGCCATTTAGATCTCCGTAAAAAAGTGTAGTATTTACGGATTATACAGCCAAGGCAAAATTTTTACGACCTAGACTCTTCCATGTAGTCAATAACGGGCTGATTTTCTCTAGCTTGATAGCCTGCCTTCATGCCACCCACACTCAGTTGATTCTCGCTGGTAAATGTCGCGGCCCAGCCTTGATTCTCAGCCACAGTACCAATGGCAGTGTCCAACAGTTTGACAACATTAGCAGCCAATTTGGGATTCTTTTGTGTTGCTGGATACAAGCTCATCACAAGAGCTGTTTTGCGTTTTTCGTTTAGTGTGGGCCATGCGCCACGAATCTCTGTGGCCGACGTCATGCCTGGACCAAACTCCACTGTGGGTAGGTAGGCCATGTAGGCATGTTTTGCAAATGGCTCTAATCGCTTTGCACCTATCAGTGGTTGCAAGTATGCAGGATTGCCATCTTTCTTTATGCCGCCTGCTTGTGGAGGTTTGTTGGCGTCTTTATCAGAACGCACAAAAATTAATGTGTCTGTAGCAGGGTTAAATTGCGCAGTAATTTCTTCAGCACGAAACGGTGATTTGACCTGCACAAAATGTCCAGCATCTACTCCAGCCAGCTTGGCCAACTTTTCTTTTACTGCAAATGGAAATGGTCTAGCTGAGGTATCGTTTGTGGCCGCAACAAAAACTTCAGCATCAGGGAATGCCCGTTGTGCGGATTGATAAAGTGCTAGGTGCCCTGCATGGAAAGGATGAAATCCCCCGGGCATGATTACTACAGTGCTCATACACTGTATTTAGTGCTTACATGTGTTCCAGCAACCACAGATAAAATGGTGTGGTAAATTCAAGTGTTATTGAGCCGTTACAGCCCATGGCTCCATAGAACTTGTCTTTTATGGGATCTTGTGTGCCATTGAAATCGTGTGCATAATCTGCTGTTTCATTCAACAACTGAGTGATATCAACTCCGTCAATTGACACAGTATCAATGGTCAACATGGCATCAGCAGTGATATTGCCCTGATCATCAACTTGTGTGTGTTCTGTAGTTTTGCCTGACATCACCAGTTGTAGTTTTTGTTCAGTGTCATCTGTATCTGGAATGTCAAATGTTACCTGACAGTTATCAGTCACATGATCTAACTTAAAAACACTTTGGCCATTTAGTAAAGCTTCAAAACTCAGTGGTGCAGCGGACGAGGTGGTGCCTAACGTACACTGAAATTTAACAACTTCTGACATGGATTTCCTTAGTAAGTGGCGGTGACAGAATTTATAGTGCCACCAGAAAAGTTTTCAATTCTGCAACGCAGCCACACAAAATTACCAGTTATTGTTGCAGGATGGTAATCAGTTATTGGTATAGTAGACCCATCATCAAAAATAAATGTGTTAAACCAAGTGGCTGATTCTGGTAGTGTATCCAGCGTGGCGTCAAGATAAATGGTACCTTCAAAATTTTCAACACTAAAAGTCACAGTTTGCAAGCCGCCACGGCCGCGATAATAACTGGCTGCTGGCACAGCGTCTGATGCCCAGTCTTGACTTGACCCGTCGTAGTTGCCCGAAGGTTCTCCGTAAACTGTGGTGCCAAGAATGATTTCAGTGGTCATTATGCGCGATCAGCTTCCACAACAACACCGCTGCCGGCTAGTTCTTCTGCAACTGATTGCAGGGCTGCCACAATGTCATCAGTGGCAATTGCTTCTGCTGTTGCATCGTCTTTGACCAATTTTGATAGTTTGATCACAACTATTTCTTCATGTATTTTTGCCATAGTGTGTTATTTATTGTTTTTTCACTATGGGCAGAGTTTTCCTAACCATGCCCGGGCATACCATACTCAGCATGGTTTCATATTGTAGGCTATTGTGCTCGATGTAGTAATAGCTTTCAGTAACATCATTGCGCCACCAATACACCCGTGTTGGCCTAATTTCAATATCTAAAAATTCTCGCAAACTCTTGCTGGCTGCAACGTCATTGCCCTGGGTGGTTATCCATGCAGCCAGTCGAGACTTTTGTGTTTTGCCAAGTGATCGCCCACGGAAATAAGTGCGGTATTGATACTGTGGATTTTTTAATAAAATTGTATCAGGTGGCAAATTGAGTTCTGCTCGTTTGAGATCTACAGACTCAATCCAATCGCATGCCATCAATCGACCATGCAAGCCAAGATTGTTTGTGTACACTGTGAGATAATTGTTGAAAAACACCATTTTCTTTGGGGGAGTTTCTGCTGCCAACAGTGCTCGCATGCCTTCTAAATTGTCACAACAGCGTGTGGTAAATTTGCTTATAAATTTTTCGCCATAGCGTTGGTAATGAGAATTTCTACTAGCTTCGTACTCCATTCTCACGCGAATGTGTGACTGCATTTTCTTTTGATCAAGACTGCGAATACACCCAATTTCGTCCTGCTGCCAGGTCATGGCATATTCATATGCGTTGTAGTACAACGAACTACGCGATTCACTTCTCATTGTCCACCACTATAATTCCATCAACATTTACACTTGCAATCACTTCCACAGGTGCGTCCGCTTGAACATCAAACACAATTTTGTCCGCCACAACATCCGCAGTGATAGTACAATCACGCAAGCGATCAAACAGGATCTTCTTGCTCAACGGCACACGAATCAGTTCATCAATCTTCCTCGAGAGTGGTCGCGCACCCAGCTTCGAATCATAGCCCTTGTCAGCAAGCAGGTCAACTGCGCCTTCGGATAAGTTGAGACGTATACCTTTTGCAAGCAAACTCGTTTTGAGTTCATCCACAAACTTGACCACAACTTTCTTGATTGCCAAAGTATCCAGCTTGGAGAATTTAACAATTTGGTCGATTCTGTTGCGTAGTTCAGGCTTGAAAAACTCTTTGAGAGCTCGGTCGTCCTCACCAGTCTTTTCAAAGCTGCCAAAGCCAATGTTGTTTGCTTCACTGTCCCGTGCTCCTAAGTTTGAAGTCATGATAATGATGGTATTCTTGCAGTTGGCTTTCTTGCCGTTCGAACTGGTAATAACACCTTCATCCAGCATCTGCAACAAGATGTTGGTAACATCAGGGTGCGCCTTTTCAATCTCATCAAACAATATTACTGCGAAGGGATTCTTGCTGATGTCAGAGATCAGTTTGCCGCCACCTACATTGCCATCTTCAAATCCCACATAACCCGGAGGCGCACCAATAAGGCTGCTGACTGAATGACGCTCTTGGAATTCACTCATGTCATATTTCAGCAGTTTCATATCCAAATTGTCACTCAACAGTCGTGCTAGTTCTGTTTTACCTGTGCCTGTTGGGCCCAAGAACAAGAAACTCGCCATGGGCTTTTTGTCATTGGCAATGCCAGCAAAGTTGATGTACACACGTTCCAGCACTGAATCAACTGCTGAATCTTGTCCGTACAATTTCTGCTTGATGTTGCCTTCAAGATCCACAATCTTAGCTGAACGTTCGTTTTGCAGTTTGTCTGTGGGCACACCAGTCACACGAGTCAACTGTTCTTCAATCATGGCCTTGGTAACTACTACTGTGCCCAGATCTTTCACACGCTCTCTAGCACAGGCTGCATCAATCAAGTCAATTGATTTGTCAGGATTCTTACGATCGTGTATGTAACGATTGGCCAGTTCCACAGCCGCAGTCATTGCTTCAGTTTCAATCAGCACATTATGAAACGTTTCGAGCCGGGGAGATAGACCAATAAGAATCTGCTCCGTGGTTGCAGTATCTGGTTCATCAATTGACAAGCGGTAGAATCTGCGCATGAGTGCGCGATCTTTCTCAAATGATTCATAGTATTCTTCCCAGGTGGTCGACGCCACAACTTTCAAGTTGCCTTTGGTAATAGCAGGTTTCAGCATGTTAGCAAAGTCAAGTGAACTGTTAGAGCCTGAACCTGCGCCACGCATGGTGTGTGCTTCGTCAATGAACAAGATACATTTCTTCTTGGTTTCAAGAGCAGCTATTACTGCTTTGAATTTTTCTTCAAACTCACCGCGATACTTTGATCCTGCCAACAATGACCCAATTTCCAGGCTCCACACTTCGTGATCCTTAAGAAACTCTGGCACACGACCAGCCACAATTTCCTGTGCTAGTCCTTCCACAATGTGTGTTTTGCCCACACCAGGATCACCTACCATCAGCACGTTGGCTTTGAAACGGCGTGCCAGTGTGGTGACCATTTCTTGAACTTCTGTGGCTCGCCCAATCATGGGCTCCAGACGATTGCCGCGAGCCGCACCTGTGAGATCTGTACAGTACTCAGTGAGTATTTCTGTGGCCTGTGCTTGACTCAGCTTGGCGTCTGAGTGAGTGTAGGTCTTTTGCCAATGATCCACAAACTCCTGTTTCTTCACACCATACTTCAACAAGAAGTAGTGTGCATGACTGTTGGTTTCTGCCATGATTGAAAGATACACATCAATCACAGTGAGTGTTCTGCGTCCAGTAAACATGACCTGTACATTGGCACGATTGAAAATGCGTTCCAGTGCAGTGGTCTTTCGAGGTTGTATATCTGCGCTTTTACTCACAATAGAAATCAAGCTGTTGAGGTAGCTGTCTACTTCTTGATCCAGCATGCCAGAGTCGGTGCCAAATTTGTCCAGAGTTTTTCTAAATGGCTGGTGCCGTATCAGGGCCAACAGCAAATGTTCTGTGGTCACGTATTCGTGACTTTTGGAACGAGCCAATTCAATGGCGTCTTCTACGATACTTTCGAGTTCAGAATGTTGTGACATGGGCATGAGTTAAGTTGTTACCTTGTGTATTGTAGCACATTGTTGTGAGTAATGCAATACTCAAAATATTTATTTGTGATGCTTTTGGATAGCTTCACGAATTTCTGGGGCAATGTGTATGGGCAATTCGGTTGATATGCGAACAAACGCATCGCCCTGCTGACCTTGACGATTGGGCAGACCACGACCTTTGAGTCTTAGCAGTGTGCCCGGTTGAGTGCCCGACGGCACAGTCATAGACAATTCATTGCCTAGCAAATCTCTAACTCGAATGTCCGCACCCAATATCAAATCAAACACATTGATTTTGCGATTGGTAATCAAGTTTAGTCCTTGCCGTTCCCAGTTTGGATCTGGTTGCACTCGATACTGCACCACTAGATCTGCGCCACCTGGGCCCAGGCCTTGGTATTGCACATTGTCTCCGTCGTCAATGCCACGCGGTACTTCAATTTCAACTGCTTGGGCACCTTGCTGTGTACCAATGGTCACTGTGCGCTGTCCACCAGTTGCAACGTCAGCAAGACTGATCCAGAGACTCATTCTCACATGACCTCTACGAGCTTGCTGTTGCGCAAAGTTCTGTCCAAACATGCTTGAAAAAATATCATTCATGTTGAAGTGTGTGCCGTTGGGGAATCCCCCAAACTGTGGGCGTGGATTGTTGTACTCAGCTCGTTTGGCTTCGTCGCCTAGAGTGTCGTAGGCTGCTTGTATCTCTTGGAACTTGGCTGTATCGCCGCCCTTGTCCGGATGATGCTGGCTGGCCAGCCGACGGAAAGCTCGTTTGATTTCGTCTTGTGTGGCAGTTCGAGCAACACCTAGTGTTGCATAGTGATCGGTCATGAAAAAGGCCCTGTATGTTTAATTATACAGGGCCCGGTACTGGTTGTCAAATTAACGAAACTTATTGTAGTAGTCCCAGCACCACCAGCCAATGCCAGCAGCCACCACAACAAACAATAACCATTCCATTACTTTTTCTCCGGCACTTTGGTGCCATCTAGTTTTTTGTGCTGTTTGACTTCTTTACAGCTTTGCTTGGTCTTGCCTGTTTTGGGATCTTTTACTTCCTTGCCGTCTTTCTTTACGTCAACGCAGACTCGTTTGGTTTCTTTGGCTTCGTCAGCAATTGCTGGCAAACTAAGAATTAATCCTGCTACAAATATAATATTTTTCATTTTGATTTTCCTTTTTAGTTATTATCGTTCTGGATAGTCAGTTATGGCTGGCGGAGCTTTTTTACCACCAAACCCAATGGTTACTTCAGTAAATCCAGCCGCTGGTGCTCCAAAGCCTGTTGCAGGTGCGCCTCCAAATGCGCTTCCGCCTCCCAGGGGTTGTGAGCCCCAGGTGTTTGTGGTTGGTGCACCAAAACCACCGGGTGCGGCTGGCTGTTGTACTGATCCCGGAGGCGTATATGTTGTACCGACATTTGATGGTAAGTTGATTCCGCCATTGTTGGCTCCTCCTAGTTTTTCTTGTGTGCGACCATAAGCCGCAATACCCAGCACAGCACCCATGGCAATGTGATACAGGCCTGCACCTTGCAAGGTGATAGGTTGCCACTGCACGTTGACTTGACCTTTTGAAAGGCTTTGTAGTATAGACCACAACACTGGAAATATCACAAAATCTGCAATGCAGGTCAGCATGTATGACCAACCCATCATGGGCCGCCATTTTGAGTTCATCCAGTCTTCTTTTTTCTTTTCTGATTCTGACATTTTTGTTGTCATGTTGTTTCCTTATTAAGTTGATAGTGTGATTGGGAATATTGTGCCAACCTTAGGCGTATCCCAAAAAATGTCAATGTAAGTAGGACCATAGTCATCCCACTGCGTAATAGTTGCTGTGGTGCTGTCCTGAAAAGTGATTGTACTACCCACTGGATATGTGGCAATCACTGTGGCACTGTATGGTATTCCTGCGGCTTGAGGATTCCACCCTGTTACCCCACCTGTATCGCTGGTGGGAATGACCAATGGAGGCGGAGGTGGTGCGGCTCCGCTGGTTAGTTGAAGACCTGTGCCTAAAGTAATACCTGAACCTATTATCATTGCCATATATTAATATCCAAATCTTGTTTTGTATTGAGCGTACAAACCTTGTACGTCTCCCAGCGTTAATATTCCGTTGTAGGCCTTGACAAATCCTATGTCGCCAGTTTGCACTTCGGTGCCTGCTGAACGACTGAATAATCTTATTTGATTGGGGCCGCCGCCGCTGCCTAGATTAGTGGCTGTAAAAGAAGTGGTAGTTGGTTGAGCACTTGTTGCTGTGTACACTTGGCCTAGGCCGGTGCTGGCGTTCCAAGTACCCCATATAAAGTTCCACACAGCATTTGTTCCTGAGCTGGGCAAGTTAACTGCATAGTTGGGATAGAATGCATTTACAAAACCATTGTAGGCACCCCAGTCTCTAGTGGCTTCACTTTGTGTGTTTAACAATCTACCAGAACTTGTGACCGACAACTTGTAGGTTGCAAACACTGAATAACTCTGACCAGTACTCCAGTTGGGACCGCCGCGGATACTGTCAGTTCCAGTGGCGTTAGATTTTCTGAACAACCCACCATTGTCAGCTTGCCAGCTAATACTGCCGCCTGCATTGGCCACTGTTAGTGTGCGTTCTCCTGTGGTACCTGTTCCTTCTGTGACTGATCCGTTGGTGGGCACAGCTGAGTAATTGGCTGCATCTAAATCATAAATCAAACTCACTGTTGGCGCAAACCCACCACCAGCAGTGACTCCTGGTCCTATTTCAATTCCGGGTCCTATTACTATTGGCATATCATGTCCTCATGCTTGTGTTACTTACTGACACTGGGCCGCTTATGTTGCCGCCGCTGGTTGTGTTAAATGCCTGATAGGCAAATCTATTGGGTCCACCGTGCAGAATTTCTTCATTGCTGTAGTCAGTTTGCGATCCTGTGTCATACAGCATGTTGGGAGTGCTCATAGCAATGACCTTGGCTCGTATCTGTGCTGGGGTAGCTGTGGGGTAAACTTGTAGCAGTTGAGCAGCCAGGCCAGCGACATTGGGACTGGCCATTGACGTGCCTGAAATACTCATTATCAAGTAGCTGGCATTGAATGGATATGGTGTGGTAGCACCAAATGCATTGCTGGTACTGGTGGTACTCACAATGTTTGTGCCAGGTGCATAAATATCCACCCTGGGCCCAGATTCACTAGAGCCACTTTTGTGTTCAGGATTGTCATATCCAGTGCTGACGTTGCCCACACAGATCACTCCATCAGCACTGGCCGGTGATCCGCCGCGCATGTAATACCTAGGAGTGCTTGTTTGATAAAAAAAGTTATCGTAATCAGGGCCGCCTGGCACATCTAAAGTTTGATAGTAATTGCCGGCTGCGCCCACTAACACCACACCTGCTGCCAGCAATTCGGCCACATCCACATCCACACTGTCTACTCTTACACCAAAGCGATTGGATGCACTGCCAATCATACCAAATGTAGCTTGTTTGGCAGACCCACTCCAGGGCGTTCCACGATAAATGCCACCATTGATACTGGTGAACGTGTTGATGTAACTCCAGCTCATGTTTACAACTGTGGGTCGTTTGTATCCTGTGGCGGGGTCCACAGTTTTGTTGTTGTGCCACCCTTTGATGCAGTCAAACACATCTGTGGTTGATATACCATTGGTGGGTGCCACGTTGAGTCCACTCACAGTCATACAGTAAATTCTAGCATTTTTAGCACGACCGTATGTTTTGCCCGCGGCAATGCCACAACAGTGTGTGCCATGTCCGTCATAGTCGGTGTAGAAATTAGCAGGCATGGTACCTGCAATACCTGACGCTGTGTACCAGTCAATTTGTTGTACTCTAGTCACGCCAGCTGCATCCGTAAACTCAGGATGGTCAACTTGCAGTCCTGAGTCTTGTACCACAAAGTCTACTCCAGTGCCGTCCAAGGGATAGTTGTAGGTCAATGTACCTGATGAACCAGGAGTGTTCATTGTGGTTGAATTCAGTCTAAACAACCCCCAATTGATTCCAAGATTGTTGGCAGGATTGGTGCCGGGACTTTTGTAATACAAGCCAGTTTGTGAGGCATTGTTGTGGATTTCAATATCTGTTCGTTGCTCAGGCGGTATCTCCACACAATACACTCTGGGGTCTTGACGCAGTTTGTCTGCTTCGTCATCAGTTAACTCATACCAACACTGGCGTAGACTGGTGGGACGTTCATTCACAATTGCCACCCCGCGTTGGGGCACGTAGACGCTGCCTGATCCGTCAGTTTCTATTTCCTGCCAGAAAGCATCATAATCAACACCTTCATTTAATGCTACGTTATATGTGGTCATATTAAATTAAATTGGCCCAGGCACCATTTTCGTAACCCTGAAACTTGTTAGTAGATGAGTTGTAAATCATGTCACCATTGGCTGCAATTGTGTTGGCAATTTGTGCTGTGGTTAAACTAGGCAGTCGGAACGTGCCACCGCCAACTACTCTAACTGCTGACACAGCTGACAGATCCAAGTTTGTGGCTGAACTCAGTGTGGGTGTGCCTGCGCCGCCACCTATAAAGTTTGCGGCTGTTACGTTGCCAGTAACGCTGACAAAACTAAATGCATCTGCTCCAAATCCATTACCTACTAGGTTGCCGGACAAGTTGCCGCTGAGTGATGCCACTCCACCTGAAATTCCAGTCAACTGTGATCCATTGCCCACAAAGAAACTACCAATGATATTAGCGCCAGATGTGATGGTTCCTGTAGCAGAAATCAATCCTGTGGTGTTGAGGTTGCCAGCTTGTACATTACCTGTGGCACTCACTGTGGCGCCTTGTACCAGGGCCACAGACGTTACGTTGCCACCACGCACATTGCCAGTGGCCAACACGCCTGATGCTGTGTTCACGTTGCCTGTGGCTGTAACCAAGCCGCCTGTGTTCAAGTTGCCGCCTGTGATGTTGCCGGTCACAGAAGAAAAATATGTTTTCAAGTTGCTGCCTGAAATTTGATAGGTAACTCCACTGCTGACCACTGGCACAATGGCTGCATCAGTCATTGCGGCTAGTGAAGTTAGTTGTGATATTTTAATGGGCATGTGCTTTCCTTATTCTGTAATAATCTCGTCGCTGGGCGGCGAGTTTGCCAATTCTGTTGTGATGGGATCATCCGACTCTGTGGTAATGGATGTGGCCGAAGGTGTGGGCGGTGCAACTGCAACACTTATGCCCCCACCAATGGATATGCCCCCACCAATTGCTAATGGCATTTAGGCTCCCAACACATGCAGTGCATGTTCAGTGTGTTTGATGCGATCCTCAAGACCAATGTAGCCACCGTTGATGGCCCGTGTTAGACCTTTTGCGTCATTGGCATCTGCAAATCTATTTAGATTGTTCTGTTCCCAGTACCAACAAGCTGACTGTGCGGCACCTTCAAAAGTGGCTAGATATTCTGCGGCTTCGGCTTCAGAAATACTCAGGCTGCCTGCAAAGAATGTGTAGTTGTCCTTGCCTGTCAACTGTATTAGCCCACGACCACAATAGCGCCAGCCATCGCCTGATGCTTCGTCGCCGTTGCCCATTCTATTGGCATAGACTCTGTTGGCAATACGTTCAGGCCGGTTGGCATACTGTGCAGCCAATTCAGCTGTGGGGAAATACTTGGGGAAAACTTTTTGTAGGCTTGCGGCTTTGTAGTTGAGATTTTCTTTGATGAAAATAAAATTTCCTGACTCATGAGCGCATTGTGCAACAAAATGTGCCACACGTAGGGGTGTGTCAATGCCGTAGTCATCTAACAGTTGATCTAGGGCTTCGTGCCAGTGATCAATGTGGGGATTCTTTACCATTTGTTTTAGTTGTTGTACGGATAGTATGCTCATTTTGCACCTTCAAATATTTTTTTCTGTACTGAGTACCACTCAATCCAAGCATCTGCTTTCACAGCACAAGCATAGTAAGTGGTGTAGTTTTGTACCACAGTTCGACCAACGTCACTGAGTCGAGCTTCACCTGGAATCTGTTCCAGTTGTGGGCACGGCACCATGGCTGATCGTCCGGGTGCATCTGGAAACTTGGCCACAACAGGCACCACAGTGCTGCACCCAGTGATGGCCAACATCAGCATCACAACAATTGCAAATATAATCAAACTGGAAACAAGTTGTTGATCCTGTTGATTTTTCATGTCAGCAGTTCCATTTTCTCAATGCTAGAGCCTTGCGTGTGGGTTTGCCGTTGGGTTTTTTCATTGGGCCTTTAACGCCTGACATTCTGGCGCAGAATGATTTGCGTCTTTTTGCTGCCTTAGAGCCTTTCTTTAGTTTTGAAGGCTTGGTGGTCACGGCCATTTGCAATTTTGATCCAGGATTTTCTCTACGATATGATGCCACACCTTTGGCGTTTAATCCGCCTTTTTTGCTCTTGCCTTCTTTACGTCGCCAGGCGGCTGTTTCATACAGCACATTGTCCGGCATGGCTTCAAACTGTTCCCACACTAGATCTTCGCTCACACGATTTTTCACAGCCATTTCTGCTACCAACTCTTGCATGGCTTCAAACATTTCATCCACTTCGGGATCCACTTCGTCTGACGCTTCCTCTGAATACATATAGTCCCACACAGCAACCAGCATTGACTTGGCCACAGCAATCTTTTCTTGACACCATTCAGGCAAGTTATCACCTGATTGAATTAGATCGTCAATACCTTCTACAGCACGTTGTAGCGTTTCTAAGTTGTTGTCGGCCATGCCTGCTTCGTCGTCATACTCGCCATTGTAGTCTTCCGCTACACCTTGCTCACTAAATCGCTGACGATAACTGTTGGGATTCATTGACGATCTAGAACCAACTACAGCATTACCTTCGCCACTCAGCAACAAATCATACATGAGTTTGATTACTTTTAAAGGGCTGTTCATTCTTTCCAGGGCATTTTTAAACCATTCAACTTTTTCTGGTTTCATTGGCTTGGCACTGGGCTTGCTGATCAATGCCAGTGCCTGTGCTTTCAACGTGGACAAGTCTCTGATTTGTTCAAGACGTTTTAGATCCTCAATATCAAAGTTGTAATCAGCTTTGCCTTCCGCCACACCTTGCTGATCTTTGGGCTCGTCAAACAAGGAGTCTATGGCTTTTTTGCCGCCATACAACACAGCCAACACAATGCCAGCAGGGATGGCATATTTAAAAGCCAAAGCAGACAGGTCAAGCAATGTTTTCTCGTCAATGGCCGTGCCCACCTTGGCAGCAATATCTTTGGCAATGTCTGCCACAGAAGATCCAATTTCGTAAGCACCAGCACCCATGCCAATTTTTCCAGCATTCTTGGCTGCAATTTCTGTGCCAGCTCGAGCAGCCTGACCTGCACCGCGAGCTCCTGCTTGTCCTGCTTGGCCAAGAACCTGTGCTATTTTTGGGGCAGCAGCCATGAACAGTCTTGCACCTGCTGCCAACAACGGCGCAAATTCATCAAGCTGTTGTTCTTTGACCATGCCGGCCTTTTTCTTTTTAGCAATAGCAATGGCTGCCTGTTGAGCAGGCGACGCTGCTTCTAGTATTACGTCATTTAGTTTCATTTTTTGGTGCCTCCGCTGCACGATTTATAGTGGTAATGAATTCTCGAGGAATTTCACACTGTCCACCAGGTGCAAATTTTACATCGTACTTGACTATTTCTCTGTCAATATACTGTATGATGTCTTGACCTCTACGAGTGATGTATTCAGTTTTCTTCACAACTCGTTCCACAATCTTTACATTTTCCCGTGCGCTTTCAGCTTCAGCAATCTTTAGTTTTTGTTCCACTTCAGCCACACGCTCGCGCCATTCTGCTTCCACTGCGTATCCGCCGCGAAAGTAAACTCCTAGCACCAAAAGTGCAATGCCCAGGACTTTAAAGGGCAACTGATATTGCCACACTAGAGGAATACGATGCGCAAAAAATCCTGCTACAGTAAGCACAAGGCCCGCTAATAACAGGATGTTACAAAACCATAAGATCAAGGCATCAGGAAGAAAATGTAAAATCCACATGCCATTATTTAGTTGCGCCCCCAGGATACCCGAGCCCAGGCCCGTTCATGCAACCAATACAGCACAGTATTCACACCCATTTGCACAAATGCAATGACCGAGCTAATTCCAAAACTACCAGTAATTAAATACGCAATGGTAAATGTGCTGGCGCTGCCAGTAATGCGCCAGGTCAGAGTTTTTACTAGACTACGACCATTGCTGTCGGTCACTTTAATCCTAATTCTTTGCGAATTTTTGTGGCTGAAATATCTGTGATTGCTTCGTCAAATGACTCTTCGCCGGCTGAATAGCCCACGCCGCGACCCCAGCCAATATGCACAATGTTGGGCACAACTTGTATTTCATACTGGCCTTGATACAGAGGATCTAAGTCACGTCGAATAAATGATTTCACTCGTTCCACTTCAAACGGATTAGAACCCTGCCAGCCCTGTACATCACGCACTTGAATAACAACCTGCCCTGTGCGTTCTAGCAGGCGTTCAAATAACGCACGATGGCCGTCATGCCAGGGCTGCCAGCGACCCAGCATTTGCACAGTTTCTCGTTTGAAATCAAACACAGGACGTCGACGATTGTCGATAATGTGCTCTTTAATGAAGTCCGCCCATTTCTCACAGTTCTGTTCATTTATGCGAAAGTCGTACACTTCGGGTTCCACAAACATGGCATTGGTATCAGCATATCGACCTTCACGGATGGTGTCTACCCATACAGTCCAATCTGCTTTGAACACATTGCGCATTTCCACCAAGGGTGCCACAAAGTCTGCTATCATGTAGTCATATGCTGTGAGCTTGTCTGCTAGTTCACGCATTCTTCGTGCTTGACGAATACGCCCGGCTTCTGAAAAGTCCCAGTCATTGTACTGTTCGCGGATTTCGTCTGCGTTCAGCCAACCCACTTGCTTGCCAGCTGCTTCTAGCTGTGCTTGCAATTCCCGTGCCAGTGTGGTTTTACCCGAGCCTGGCAGGCCCATGATTAAGATACGTTGTGGCATAGTGTGTCCTTTGAATTATTTAATGATGAAACTTTGACCTTTAAAATATCTGCAACCCAACCATTTTGCACCATTTCAATGGGGTGGCATTCACCGTAGTATTCATTGCTGACCCAGGCCTCGTGTTCTGCGTCATAATCAAACCAAGGGCTAAATCCCAGCACTAGATTGGTTCTGTCTGCGCTATCCACACCATGCACTCGATGGGACTGATTGGTGTCCCAGGTGTAGGCCCGGCCCAATTGTAAATTGATATCCTCACCGCGGTACTGCAAATAATGATCAGGCGATTGAGTTAAAGGTATGTTTATTCTGACATTTTCATACACAGGCTCGTCTTTGTGCAGTAGATATTCAGGATTTGTACTGTCTTGTGCATGAGCACGAATCACACTCAGTCGCGATCTTATTAGAGTTCTTGGAAAATGACTCAACAAATCACCAAATTGTTCACGTGCCACTGTGTTGGGCTGATTGAATGCATAGCTGTCATAGTATGAATTTTTTAAACGACCACGCAAGGCCAACCAAGTGCGCACGTTGCCATAAAAAAATGATTGATTGTTAATAAAACTTGAACCCAGGGTGGAATTGAATTCTGTCACAGCAGGATCACGTATGTGGGGATTGTGTGTCAAACTCAGTGACTGATATGAACTGCGTGATCGTCCTTGCCTGCTCAACCAGCCGTAGCTGCCATACAGTGCAAGAGCCTGTTCAGCTGCCTGTTGCAGTGCGCCAACAGGATAATTCAACTCACACTCATGCACTTGATTTGCTGGTTGGGGCAGGCGTCGAAACAGTCGTTCAATGTTGGTGCGTAATTTTATGTATGAAAACACTGACAGAAAAGGCGGCACATCAGCTGTACGAATCACAATCTTTTTTGTGGACATTTGAAATAGTAAATGCATTTGCTGAACGCTACAATTTGCGATTGGAAACGTTCAAAAAAGAGCCCGCTGAATTGGGGCGTCTTTATTTTGTTTACAGCAAACCAGCAGCGGCTTGAAGTTCGCGCAGATCACGCTTGACTGCGTGAATTTGTTTTTCAGGCAGGCCAGCGGCTGCTCGCCATTCATTTAGATCCTGATCTGTGCTTTTTCTATAAGCGTCTGGCGTGAGTGGCACAGTGTCAGCAAACACCTGTTCGTCCCAGGAAAATTTGCCATTGTTGTAGTGTACCATCCAGTCGTCGGGTTCATACTCTGTGAGCGTGGAAAGATCATCCAGCAGTGTTTGCACATGCTGTGGGGCTGAACTGCGTCTGCGTATTTCCAGATAAACCAAGTATCTGTTGGGTTTGATTTCGCCGGGTGAACGGTCAGCGTCCAGCACAAAATCATAGCCTTTTTCAAACCACGCCACAAGATCCTTGGCAGCGGCTTTGTCACGCACAAAAAAGCTCAGCACAATGATGTCTTCGTCGTCGCCCATTTTTGAGCTGAATTCATCCACGTGAATAGTGGGCTTCATTATGCCGTCGAGGTCACGATACTGTAGACCTTCAAGCAGAGGGTTGTGAGAGTTGTTGTTGTGCATCATTTGCTTGTGAATCACTTTGATTGGCTTCTTGATCTAGATCCTGCTCGTAGGCATCATCTAAATCTCCGAGGTCAATGTCCTCGTCTTCCATTTCAATGGAACCTGTACGTATTTCACTCATTAAGGCCTTGGGCATGACTATTTCTACCAGCCATACATCACGTTCCATGATCTTGGCTTTTTTGGTACCCGGGCGGTAGTCTGATGGGTCTGTAATTTTGATGGGAATCTTGATCTTTTGCTTTTTGTACTTTATTTCGCAGTCAAATGGCAACAAGCGTCGACCACCACGTGGGTCGGGCATGAGCTTTTCAGGCCACATGAAAATACAGCCCACTGTGTACTTGCCAATATCCGGGCCTTGTACCAGTTCGCCAATGGCCCAGTTGCGAAATGCATAGATATCTAATTCGTCCAGCACACGCTCAAAGTCCAACAGCGTGGTAAGACTGCCGTCGCTCATGTAGATGTTGCGAATATTGTCGGCTACCTGCCAATAATCTTCGTGATTTTTGAACAGTTCTTTGTCGTTGATGCCGTGTGCGTTCTTGGTTTGCATGTGATTATTTATGGCAAAAACACTGTGTTGTGGTTTTTGGTTTTATGATGCATTGCGGCCTTTGACCGTGGGGTAAATTGTGATGTTTTGTTTGGTAATAGTAGGGCAAAATTTGCACTGTGCAATAGGGTCATCTAATCGTGCCAGCCAGTCCACAGCAGGACCTGGCCAGTCATTCACTGTCAGCGGTTGATAGCTGTTTAATAACAGTCGATCTTGGTCGCTGATTGCTAGATTGTGCTGTTGGTCAAATTCAGGCATCAGGGCCACTGGCCCGCATTTGTACAGTTGGCCACGAATGAAATGATAGCATTTGTACTGAGCAAACCCGCAGGCTTGATGTGCAAAAAAAGGGTCTGAATCATGCAGTGCAAATTGTCCTTGATTGTTTCTGTACACTGCTGCATCGTGAAAACTGTTGGCCAAATGCATTCTGACCAGCACATTGTTCACATCTCGTGCTGAATAGAAAGCATGATTGTCTGAGTTGTATTTGTCAACCACATCAATTGCTGTGCCATATTCTTCATTGATTGGCTGTAAAAAACTTTTTATATTGCTTCGTATTTGATCAAAATGGTCCAAGTTGTGCAGGCTTATTTCAATATTGCCGCAGGCCAGGCCGTTGTCGGCTTTTATATTGGCAAGAGCATTGTACAAATCAGGATTGGATTTTAACTGCAATCCATTTGAAAGAATCTGTATGTTGCATTTAAAAATATCATTTAATCCCACAACCCATTCTGACAGTGTGGGGTTTAGGGTGGGTTCGCCACCCAGGATCACAATGTTTTTTAATTCAATATATTCGCCCCAGCGTCGATAGGTGTCAGCATAGTCACTCCAGCGTTGCCAACCAGTGAATCGATGATTGTTAAAACGATTGCAATTTTCACATGTCAAATTGCATACGTTGGTGATGTAGAATTCTACTTTGTTTTCAAATGTGTATTTCAATGCAATTCCGCCTGGTCAGTATTTAGTGATTGAATCCATCCAGATCAGTCCACATATCTTGAAGTTGTGCTGGCCGTAAATATCCATGTCCATCAAGGACAAAAGGAGTATAGAAACTTTGAGCAGAAATCGAGCAGCAAAAGCACAAGCAAAACGTATGAATCAGGCGGTAGAAAACACCATCAGCTTTTCACAAGCACCCAAAGCGGCCCAACGCAGAGTAGAATTGATCCCTCGAACACGAAATCAAGAAGCTCTTGTGTTGGCTCTCATGGATCCTGATCAACATATTGTTGTCACTGCTGGACCAGCTGGTACAGGTAAAACTTACCTAGCCATGTTGGCCGCAGTAAAAGCACTTAAAGAAGGAGTATGCGATCGCATAGTACTAACACGACCTGCCGTTGAGGTAGAAGGTGAAAAAATAGGATTCTTACCTGGCACTCTTGAAAAGAAAATGGAGCCATGGACAAGACCTTTGTTTGACGTCATGCGGGAATTTTACCGCCCAGCAGACATTACGGCCATGATAGAAGAAGGTACTATCGAAATCTCGCCACTGGCATTCATGCGAGGTCGAACCTTTAAAAACAGTTATATAATCGCGGACGAAATGCAAAATGCAACTCCCGCACAGGCCAAAATGCTGATGACTAGAATAGGGCAAAACAGCAAGATTGTGATCACAGGTGATGTGGAGCAAGCTGATCGTAGCACTGTCAATAATGGACTATTGGATCTGTGCAATCGCTTGCAGAATCGTGATGTGAATGGTATTGCTGTGTGTAAGATGGAAACACGGGACGTTCAACGTCACCGGATAATTGGGTCAGTGTTGAAGTTGTACGCAGATTAGGAGGTGATTATCGCGTAAATTTCCCGCCAATTTTTGACGACCGGAATTTGTTCGTTGACATGATTCATATTATGCCCGTGCTCCACCAGGATGCTACGTAACCCTAATTTGTGTCCAACTTCAGCATTTTCCGGTTTGTCTTCTATCCACCAACAGCCGGAATCTCTGTAGGGCTCCAGTGCTTCATTCTTATCTGCACCAGTTTCCAAACAAACAATCTGTTCAAACGCTGTTTTTCCAAACAGTTTGGCAAGATTCATTTCTCTCAGTCGCTGTGCATTTACATCTGAGCTTAGACTTGTGATGCAGTGAAATCGATAGCCATGTTCTTCATGCAGGCGTTTCACATAGTACATGGCATCTCTCAAGGGTGGCAAGAACCCAATGGCAGCTGACTCGTTAAACAGTTTGATCAGCTTGCGGCCTTGGTCTTTTGAGATGCCATAGCGGTCACCAATATCGTACACAAATTCGCCGCCGGCCTGTTGTTCGTGCCCGTGCTGTTCCATCCAGATGGCAAATGCATACTCCCAGTTAAGGAGCACGCCATCTGCGTCAACTAGGATCAATTGTTTAGGGTTGTATTTTTTCATAGAGTCTGAGTATTTCGCCTTGTGTGGAAAAAATATTTCCGTTTAGTTCTGTGGTTGATTTTGTGTTAATCAAGTGTACTATATCTCGGGCTTTGTTGTCAAGTTGATTTGATAACCCACCGTCAGGATGCACACCAAAAAAACAAGCAGGAAAGTTCATTGCAAACGACTTCATGATACAAGCATTGGTAAACTTGTTGCCAATGTAATCTGCGTAACCAACATGATTGAGTTTTGGTTGCACAATTAACTCACTCAACATCCAACCAATTTTGGTACTATGATCAATCCGATTGCCCAACGCATGCACAAGATAAAATGGAAATTGACAAGATACAAAATAACTCTGTTGCCAATCTCTAGGATTTTGCACAGTAGATTTTTTAAATTTTGATTCGCTCAACGCTGATGCATTGTGATTGAAAAATACCAAGTCAATATGCTGTAAATTTGGAATGCATTGTCGAATGTTTGCCAATTGCATTTTTTTCCATTCAACTGGTATCACAGTCACGTTGGGGGTGTGGACCCAAGCGTTAGCATTGCTGGTCACAAGATACACATGATAGTCGTGTGCCACAAGTTGTTCAGTCAATTTGGCGCCAAATTTTGATCCGCCGCCCATGATCAAACAAGTTTTCATACTACCAGCTCCGGAAACACCCGGCGCCAATTGGTGCCCCGCAGCTGGTCCAAATGATCAAAATATTTGACATATCCCGAAGGATCAGACTCTACTGTTTCTAATTCTTGTGTACATCTTGCAATATTGAACCAGGAGTTTGATTTGTTTTCAATCAGTCCAGATGTCAACAATTGATTTATCTGTGTGCAAGCAAGTTGCTTGATTGCAGTGGGTGCATGCCTGGCACGTAGATATTGATGTTTGTACAGTTGATTGATTGTGATGTCTGTAATTCCGTGCTCTTGCACAAAATATTTGATAGTATCAGTCAAGTCAGATACACTGCCCACAAACCATACTAGATTTAATCGTATGTCATGACCAAGTGTTTTGATAGTTTTGAGATTGTTAAGAAACTGATTCCAGTTGCCGCCTTGTCTTACATAATTGAATTTATCTTCTATACAGTCTGCACTCACAGTCCAAAGAACATTTTTAAATCGTTTGAGTTCGACAAACACTGAATTAGAGTCAGTGGCTTGACTGATGTTTGAATTGATTCTTATTGGAAGTTCTGTATTGACAAGTTTTTTGAGTAATTTAACATTGTGTTTGATCAACAACGGTTCGCCACCAGAAAGATATATCTCTTTCATGACATACTGATTTTGTTCAATCCTAGCAATAATGTCATCAATATTCTTGTTGTCACTTCGATTGGTTGTTATGCCTTGTTCTTGTGCAATCAAACTGCTTTGAGCCGGATTGCAATACACACATTTAAAATTGCAGGTATTGTCCCAATGTAAATCAACGCCATTAAGTTCAAATGCAGTGATATCTTCATAGTTGATATCAAAGTTTTTAAACATGGGATTATAATGATTGCGTAAATCAAAGTGCTCAGTACCAGTGGTCAGGCGATGACAAGCTGTGCAGTTTTGATTGAAAGTATCTTGTAATAAATCTTGTTTGATTGCCTGTATATCTGCTGACTGTAAGATTTGATCCAGCGGTTGATCATTTATATTGCCAAACGGAATTCCTTTGCTGCAAGTGCGAACAGCACCATCAGAAAAAATTTGAAAATGGTTCCATGGTACTGCACAAAAATGTTTTGACTCTTTGAATAAGAAAAACTTTTTCTTATGGCTCAACAATTTCATATCCATTCTCGTTGAACAACCGTGTTATGGTTGATTCATAGTGTTTCATGTAGTATTCTACAATTTTGTTAAAGTCTCTAGGAACTTGCACTCCGCCCATACTGCACTTCACTACCTCTAGCTTTTTAAAATCAAGAATAACATTGGCAGTGGCATGATCTCTTGTTTTGAGATTTTTGGCCACAGCCATAACTTCATCAATTTGGCCAGTAGGCTTCTTATAGTAGGTCAGGATTAGGTATCTCATTCAATATTACTCAGTTCAATTAAAGTGGCACTCAAGTTGATTTCCTGATCTGCACTCAATGGAATATTCACCATGCCGTTGCGTATGATCACAATGGCTTGATCCTGACGTTCAGGTGTGTCGCCCCACAGATCCAAGTTGTTGTACATCCAAGTAAACACTTCGTCTGCATCGTCCGGGCTGGTGCTTTGTGCAATCAGTGTGCGAGCCTGGCGCACCTGTCCTGCTTTAAACAGTTCAACTGATTTCAGTCTCCAGTCTTGTGTGCCAACATCTGCTCGACCTGGTGGCAACAACGTGCCACTTTGACTGTTGGGCTGTACCAAATTCAAACACTTGCGCAGATCAGGGTATGTTGCTTTGATATACGTGTCCAAGGTGTCCAAATCAAACTCCACACCTTCGGTGACCAACACCGTGGCCACTCGAGCAGTGAACTCTGTGTGATCAGTTTTGATGATATGAAAACTCTGGCATCGACTGTGGATGGGTTTCATGATCTTGCTGGGACTGTTGCAAGTTAATATAAATCTCACAGTTTGTGAGTAGTCTTCCATGAGGTTACGTAGTGCAGGCTGAACTGAGTTCACGTTCATGTAGTCAGCTTCGTCAATCAGCACAACTTTGAAAGTTCCAAATGGCATGGTCTGACAAAAAGAGATCAGCTTGTCTACCCACTCAACCTTGCGAGCTTCCTTGGATCCGTTTGCGTACATCACATCAAATTGATCCACGCCCAGTTCATTGATCAGCAGTTTGGCCAGTGTGGTTTTACCTGTGCCCGGCGACCCCGACAGCATCAAATGTGGAATGCTTTTGTCTCGTATCCATTGTTGTACTTGCTCACGTTGTGCATCATCCACAAACACATAGCCATCGACTGTGCTAGGACGATATTTTTCTACCCATAGTTCTTTCATTAGTATCTGCTTCCTGGTTGTCCGGGTTCATTTGATCCGGTGCATTGTAAGTGGTGATCTGTGGAGTGCGGGCACCGTTTGTTGCCACACGTGGGACAAACAATCATTCTGGTTAGCACCCAGGACCAACCTGATTCTGTTTCTCTGTCCTTGTTGCAATTATAGCAGAAACACTGATAGTTTGCATCCGGATCGGTAAACATCATGTGCGTCCTGGCGGTAGTTTGTTGGTACCCAATTGCCGCTCAAATGAACTTTGTGTTTGTAGTTCATCAGGTAAAGGTGGCGGAACCCAACGCGGCTTGGGTTCTTTTTTGCCAAAAATCTCAGTATGTCTGGCCGCTAGTTCTTCTTGACTGACAGTTGATTGTCGTGGTCTTGATCCTTTGCTCATTTCTTCAGAGCCTTCCACATTTTTTCTTTTTCCAATTGTTCCAGCCACTCTTGTTCACCAGTAAAGGTAGCAGTGTCTTTGAGCATTTCTTCCACAGCAAATTTCACACGATACAAGTCTTGTTTACAAGGCCAATTGTTCCAACCAGTTTCATAATTGTCGTTTGCACCATAGTACATTTTTTGACAGTCAGCAATGACCTTGTCCACGTCCCAGTTGATTATCATGTCAGTTGTGTTGCATATGACTAGGTTTGGCTTCCACGTGAATGGCACCCGAAAATGTTTCATCTTGCGGCTGTTCGTCACTCACCAGCATGATGTCTTTTGGATCTACTCTGCGTAGGGTTTGCTTGCCAGTTTCATCTTCTACTTCAATGCCCCTGGTCCAACGACCATGTGCCACACACACCCATTGTCCCACAGTGACTTCATGTTGTTCTGGACCCACAGCATACACTTGTCCCCAGCGTGGACGGATACCGGTGCTTTTGCCGTTGTCGTTCAGCAACACAATACCACCTGTGGTAAAACGTTCGTCAAAGGTCATGTCAGTCACAATCACTGAATCATTCAGTGGATGGATTTGATTCTTGTTTAATTGATGTGCGGAATATGCTAGTTTCATGGTGATTTCTTGTGTGTCCGGTTGTACTGTCGATTGACTTGTGCTGTCTTGCTGTTAACCACACCGCCGCGATCGTCAACTACATCGCCTCTTGCGTTGACTTTCATATTGCCCACTGCACGAACTTTTTCGTTTTGCAGACGCAATGCGCCCATGTCAATTGATTTTCCTTGAGCTGTTTTATATAAACTTTTTGTCATGATTATCTCCTAAAACAATATTTAACGCAAAAACTCCGCAGGATCTAATTCATAGTATAAACTGTTGATTTGATGCACACCCAATTTGTACAGCACAAAACTGGCTGTACTAGATCCCCGGCCCACGCCCCAAATCAAATTGTTTTGTGTCATTACATCCACAAGGTATTTGAGATAACGCAAGAGATTAAACAAGTCGCGTTCTTGAAACAACAACAGTTCTTCACCACATCGTTGTAGTTCAGCATCTGTAGTGCATAGACTCAGCACATGTTCTGCTATGTCCATTTGCTGATATTGATCACTCATGTACCACCGGCTTTGGCACTCTCGGTCATATTCCTCTGTGGGCATGATGTCCATCAAGTCATTGTAGGCAATTAACTTGGGCACATTGTCCAACATGAGTGCGGCTGTTTCCAGGTCCACTGACGAGTCCACTATCATGCCGTCAAAGCCCGACGGGTCAAACCCACGCATGACTAGGTCAACTAGGTCTGCTTCGTTGAATATCAGTTCACCGTGATTATTTTGCTTCATGCTTGCGAAAGTTGGGATAGATTACAGTATTACCAGTGGGTTCAATGCGATCTTCTGGCCACATGAGGCCATATTCGTGCCAAACATTTGGTGTGACTTTGACCACATTGTCGGGCGTTGATTCTGTTTCCAAGGTATGGTGTTGAACAGAAGGATTGTGCCACCAAGCATCTTCTGCCACTGGCCAGTGTGCAAACACACCAAGATTGTCTTCGTCGTCATGCGAGTACCAAACAGAATCACCCAGCACACTAGAGATATCCAAACTGGTCACAGTCATTCGGCCTTCCATGATAGCATTGAGTTTGCAGTATAACATCATGCCAACAATCTGGTCAACTGGTGCTTCAGGCAGGGTGGTGACATTGGTACCTAGCATTTGAAACATTTCTGCTTTGTCATGATCTGACGGACCAAAGAACACAGTATTGGCCAAGTCGTGATACACAAAGCATTTGAGTCTTTCTAATGCAATGTTACTGCTGGCAGCATCTTCAGTTTGAGTTAGCAAACTCACACTAACTGAATAACTGTTAAGTTGCAACTGGTCTTCGTAGTAGATGCCTGCCAAGAACTCTAGATCATATTGTAGTCGTACATTCATCCGATATTAATTTTGTCTGAAAAGTCGTTATCGCCGGCTGCTTTTTTATAGCTTTCTGCCAGGCGGGCCTGATATGCATTGTAGTATGTTTCAAGGGCCATGCGTATCTGATCGGCAACATGCCCGTTACCAGTTCTTTGTGCCATGCCCAATTTTTTTTGTAAATCGCTCACGGTTTGACTCAGTTGTTCTTGAGTCAAATGTGATATGTCACCGATTAGTGGATGTTCCATAATGCATTATAACATGCATTACCATCAAGGTCAAGCCCAGTTGCCCACAGATATCATCGAACTATTGCCTAATGGAATCAATTTGATGTAACTGTTTGGCAACACAGTTGGTGCGCCGCCGGGTGCCGCCGAATATAGGAACTGTGGTGTGATTGCTGTGGCAGCATTGGTTTTCATAATGCCTTTGAGAGTGATCACAAGGTTCTCAGTGGCCGACGTTGATGCTCCAGTTACCACCAATGCTGTGGTTGATGTGCCGTAGATTCTGCTGACAGCAGTCAATGCAACACCTGTGGATGTGGTAACATCTGCAGTGTATGTAATACTGGTCAACGCACTGGATGCATTGAACAACACGGATGTGGTATGACTGGTAGTACCAGCTGCTCGAGTGATATAATACACCGCTTCAAATTCGTATGTGGTTGACGCAGCAAGACTCACTGCACTTGGAGATGAAAATACTGCTTGTGCTGATGTGGTGTCAGTCAACGTGTTGTTGGACACTTGCACTCGTAAAAATTGACTTTGCAACTGCCCGCGCTGGCTGGCTACTGGTGTTGCGTAAAACACTGTGCCGTCATATTCAAATGCACCGGCTATTGGAGTGGTCAGCAATGATCCAGCTGTAAAATCCAATGCTGCCGCTGATGTTGTGCCGGCGCTGGGATACATGTAACCGTTGATGTTTAGGCCACTGATATTGCCTGTGGCAGTGATCAATCCACCAGTGGTCAAGTTGCCACCAACTACGTTGCCAGTAGAAACTACTCGGCCGCCTGTGATCAAGTTGCCACCTGCTGTGTTGCCAGTAGCAGTGATATTACCAGTAGAAGTTACTGTGGTAAAAGCAGCAACTTTGCCTGCGCCAGTTGCGGTAATATTACCTGTAGCAGTAATGTCATCAGTGTTGATGTCAGCACTGGTAAAGTTGGTCAGCGCACGGTTCAAGTCAAACAGTGTGATGGTACTGCCGCCATCAGATGTGCTAAATGCAAACTCATAATAACCTGTGGCACCAAATGTAATGGTATTGCTCACTCCAGATGTGCCAGGGCTGATGCCTTGAATACCACTCAGCCCCAAACTCACCGCAGCCGGCAGTGTGAGAGTGTGTGCAATGTTGGTGATATTAAACTGTATACGCATGTATCCATACTCGCCCGATATTGGAAAATTTTGGAATGATAAACTGATGCTGCCAGTGGTAGATATAGTTTGATAATGTCCTGTTGCGTAATTAACAGTGAGAGCACCCGAAGTACCAGTTATAGCTACTTTAGTGGCTGCAAAGTCTTTTATCAGGGCAGCATACAACAGATTGCCACCCATATTGTTGTCCAGGGTTTGTCCAGTTAAGGCTGCTTTAAGAATTGCTTTGGCTTGGAGATCGTTAAGTTCGTCTTCAGCATACTGGAAATTCTGCTTGGTGTTGGTAAAGTTATCGCGGAATCCTTGACTGTTGTTGTCTTGTCCAGCTACAGGATATGATCCGTCAATGTTGTTTGGGTTAATATTACTTGCCATTTTTTGTCCTTGTTAAGCCAAAATATTGGCTTTGGGAAATACGAGATATTTATCTGAGCGGTCTGACGGATCGTACATATCCACTGGTTCGATAAATTGCAAACTACCTTGATCAAATATTGTTTCTGTGCTAACCACAGTGGTAGCAGTGATCAAAGGCAGCCATTTTACATAGATTAGATCCTGCGGTGCATTGCCAGGTCTATAGAGGTATGTGCCACCAGTGTATTTTTGCCCTTGCGTGGTGGTCACATAATCATTGGTCACAGTTTGCGTGTATTCTGTTAGGTTTACAATGTAGTTTATGGCTTCGGCATTCATGACTCCGGTAGCAGTAACCAAATTTACTGTGGGCCCACCTTGAACATTGCTAATTGCAAATCGATTGTTGCTTGCGTCTATTGACACAATGTAATACAGTTGATCACTGCTGATGCCGCCAATCAACGTTCCGGTAAAATAAATTTGATAATTTATACCAAGCAACCCAATGCTACCAGTGGTAATCCAATTTCCAATGCTGGTGGTTGCTGTACAAATTATATCTCCGCCGGTATTTTCAAGATTCACAGTGTACATGCTCATACGGTCATTGCCATAATTTGCAGTCATGGTGCCTGCCGCTGTGCTCAACGTCACAGCAGTACTGGATCCTGCTGTGGCTGTAACTGTAAACGCTCCATAATAAACAGTCATAGATCCCGAAGCTGAACTCAATCCCAATGCTGATCCGCCTAGAGTTTCACTGACTACAATTGTGGTTGCTGTAGGAACGTCAACCACATAATAGGGTTTGGGCAGTCCAGTGGCGGCGTATCGAGAAATATTTCCAAAAACTGTGCCGCTGAACCAAACTTCATCACCTATTGCAAACGGAGTACTGCTAGACACAGTGATTCGATTTGACCCTGTTAAAGTAGCACTAGCGGTAACGTTGCTCACAGTTCTTACATAGTATACCTCTGTTTGTGCATTGCTATTTTCATTGTCAATGCCACCAAACGTGGTGCCAGTGAACCACACTTTGTCTCCAACTGTCATGCCTAGTGTACTGTCGCAAGTAATTACGTTTGTGGAGGCAGTTGTGGCTGTGCAGGTTTGTGCATATCCTTCATTTACCAATGGACCATAGTCATAAGTTCCTGGAATGGCCACAGCTGAGCTTGCGGCGCTGTCAAACCCTTCTTCGTCAAAACTGTCAATGTTGTTGGACCAAGCCTGGTTGAGATCACTGTAGTTGCTGCCAGGTGATCCACTGTAGCCTTCTTGTTTGACAAATATTATTATGCTGCCATCTTCCAAATACACCTCAGCATCAGGCGCAGGGAAGCTGCCAATTATGACTTCGGTAGTACCATCTATACCACCTAGGGCGTTGATTTCGGCCAAGGTGCGACCGTTAACATCTGCAAATGCCAGTTCAGTTGCGCCGTTCACTAGACCAAGATCAGTAAATCCAGTGGTGTTCACACGATCAAACGTGGTAAGATTTGGTTGCGGAGTCCAGTCTTGTGTGGTAGTGTCCCAGTTACGGCTTAGTGTTGCATCAAGCTCATATCGATCAACTTTGAAATCAATTTTGTTCAGTTGATTGCCAAAGTATTCTTCAAGGTAATATGCAATTTGTTTGCTGCGATTTGGTTTGGCATAACAGATCACCCAGGCAGGTGTAAATCCCAACACACGACCATTGGATTGTTTGGAAGTCATCCACAGTGGTAGTTTGGTAGAAATTTGCCCCACAACATCAATCACTTGATCTCTCATGTTGATCAAACTGTTGGGATACACTGATGTCAATTGTGTGCTGCCATCTAAGGGATCTATAATAGCATACGGCAGTGTTACTATCTTGTTAACACTTTGTCCACTGGCATTCACTAGATTGTCAATAATTTTGCTGTAAACCACTTCGTATACAACTTCACCAGTGACTGGATCAACTGCTTGTGCAGTAGAAATTTCACCAAGCACTAGATTTTTCCAATAGTGATTTAAATACAGACTTTCCACATAAGTTGAAAAACTGTCAGGAGCAAGTCCAAATGCATGTTCGTATTTCACACGAGTGCTAAGTCCAAAGTTAGGATCGTCTGGGCGAAATATATAGTCAGGAACAAAAATATCTGTATTGGTCAGCAGTTGTCTGAGTAACGCACGATCATTCTGTGGAGGCATAGCCAACACAAAGAGATTTTGGTAGGGTTTGTTGTACTCTCTTATCACTCGAACTGTGAATGTTTTAAACACAGAAATCACGTCTCTTGTGCCAGTGGGTGCCATGACTACTGAGAGGTTTGCTCCTGATCCTGCACCTGTTATTGTGAATGTTGCTGGGCTAGTATATCCAGCACCTTGTTCAGTAATTGTCACAGCAGTAATTGCTCCTGCGCTTGCAGTCAGTGTACCTTCTGCTTGAACCGCAGTGGCACCAATTGGAGTACTAAATTCTATAGTTGGCGAACTGTAACCAATGCCGCCGCTGTTGACAATAACTTCACTGACTTTGTATATAATTTGTTCAGTGTCTTCAGCATAGGCATTTACTGTGAATGTAAACGAGCTGTCCCAAGTGGTTTCTTGAGTGCCTGATATGGTGCTTTGGCTGCGATCAAATGTGGTTTCTCCTAAGTCAATAGCAAACGTATTAAATGTAACACGGCCTGCTATTTCTCCTGACGGCAGCAATACTAGACCTTGTGGCAACTCATTGAATGCGCCACTCTTGAGTCTGTACAGTAGTTCTACGCCACCACGATTCACAGCTTCAACTTTGAGCAAGCTGGTTGATCCATTTTCTATTGATCCAAGATCGCTTGGAGTGAGCCAGGTAACTTCGGCATCAACTGCTCCTGAGATAGTGAGTGTAAATGGATATAACTGACTTTGTGGAATGTCAACTGGCACGCCTTTAAGTTCGCCAGTGGCAGTTGACAGCGTAATGGGCGATCCAACAATGCTGGTAGCAATTTGGAAAGTGGTAGTGGTTGGAATGGCCACAACATAATATGTGGTGCCAGCAGTGATTCCGCCAAAACTGGTTCCTTCAAAAACCACTTCGGCACCAATATAAAAATCTGCTCTTGCAGTACTGTTGCAAGTTATTATGTTTGTGCCAGCTGTGGTTGCTGTGCAAATTACACTTTTTGCCCGTACCTGAATATTAAAACTGTAGGTTACTTCTGTAACACCTTGATCAGGAATAAAGCCATAATACCATCCTGAGTTTGGATCCAATGTCAATCCTGGTGGTAGTCCAAACCCTTGATTGACCGAAATGACGTAGTCAAGTTCGTCTTTGTCGTAGTCTTGTCCAATGAATCTGTATGCATAGTAATTGTCTCCTCGAGCAATGCCAAGATCGCTAGGATCATAATTCAACAAGAACGGAGCACGTTCGGGAGTTTCATCAGCAGTAACAAACACCGAGTCAGCAGTAATGTATGTGTCATCAGCCACAAGGTCTTCACGATTGTAAACAAATATAGTGAATGTTCTTATGTTGCTGGTTTTACCATCAGTGATTTCCAATGTAAATTGATAGTTACGACTCACTGCTGCACTGATAAAGTCAAAAGGTACTGTGGCTATAGGTGTGAGGTCGTATCCTGGAGTTTCGTCTTCGTTGGGTGCAGGTGCAATATATCCTGAAATCAATCCACTGGTGCTCAGTCGCAATCCTGGCGGCAACTCACCAGCAATTTTTCTAATTATCACAGCCTCATTGTTATCAGTAGTGGTGTATTCAATTTGCAATTCAACTCTATCGCCATCATAGTATTCACCAACCACACCGTTGATTGGAGTGCTGGTCATTGACTGGCTGATACTAACTGCGTAGGTACCAGTTCCGCCCACACCGTTGATTAGCCCAATGATAGTGGTACCTACTTCGATGCCAGGCCCTTTGAGACTCATGCCCAGTTGCACAGTTCCAGACACCAATGAAGTAACGTTTAGTGTGGTTCCTGAAATGCTGCCAATAAAGCTCGCAGTATTATTGTCTGCAAACGCACCAGCAGGAGTCACAAACTCTGGAATATCATTGCCACTCACAGTAATTTCAAACGTTCGATCTGCAATACGGTCAGGAACTTCGATGCCGTTTACCATTTTTTCTGTATATGCTCTTAGCGTAAATTTACTGGTAACATCCTCGTTGACTTCTGTAGGAACACCTTGTAAGCTGGCAACAGCCTGCGGAACTCCAGCAATCAATCCAGTGGCACTGCATTGAACACCTGCTGGCAGTGTGCCAGCAATCATTCTGTAGTACAATGGTTTGTACAGTCTGGCTACCAGCAAGCCAGTAGCAGTGGTCAATGCTACAGCAGTGGTGGCAGTGGCAGTGGTTGCAACAGAAAATTGTGTTGCGCTGTTGATTGTAAAAACATAGTATTGTGCCAGTTGCGTCAACCCACCAAAACTAGTACCATTAAAAACAATAACCTGACCAACTATCATACCAGTGGTGCTGTCGCAAGTTATGAGATTGGTAGTAGCTGTGGTAGTAGTACAAGTTATTGGGTCGCCCACTGGTGGTGTGGTTGCCCGCATGGACTGCTGGTAAAATACACCTTCGGGTATGACCCCTAGGTCGCCTGCTGGAGTGATCCAAGTTGGTTGTGCCATATGTTATTTCTTAAGCTATTTGGTCCCAAGCAGACCCGGTCCATAATCTCAAAGCGCCAAAGCTGGTACTGTAATAAAGTTGGCCTGTAACAGGGCTTGCTGGATCGCTAGACGCAACGGGTATAATCATTCTGGATGTGGCCTGTACATTTCCACCGGTGACATTCCCAGCACTTGTCTCACCTGTGACACTTAGGCTAGTCAGTGTTCCTACAGAAGTAATATTGGGTTGTGCCGCAGTGGTCACTGTACCAGCAGTGGTAGCAGAAGTAGCAGAAGTAGCAGTGGTAGCAGATGACGCACTGGCTGCAAAAATAGCATTGGCTACTGATCCAGTAACATTAGCACCAGGAATGAAAGACAAGCCAGCGCCTGAGCCAATGAATAGAGCTGCCACTACGTTAGCAGAGGCTGAAATAGTAGTACCACTGATTACATTGGCGCCGGTGATATTACCAGTAGCGCCTGTGGTAACAAATCCGCCACCAGTGACATTACCAGTAACGGATAAATTGGCCAATGTGCCTAATTGTGTGATGTTGGTCTGTATTGATGTAGTTAGTAATCCGCTGACCTGGGTTGCTGAAACATTATTGGCAATCACATTTCCTAACGCTGACAAGTTGCCAGATGCTGAAACACTACCGCCGGTGACAATATTGGCACCATTGATGTTGCCAGTCACTAGCAAATTATTGGTTATTTTATTAAATTGCAATCCAGATGTGGCATTGGCTGTGTTGTTGTCATTGAACAGCACAAACGTATTACCGCCAGGTGCTGTCAAATTACCTGTGACGGTAGTAGCTATAATATTACCCACAAACAACGGTGCAATAACATTGGCAGCAGCAGAAATCTGACCAGTAGCGGTGTAATTGCCACCACTGATGTTTGCAGCTGAAGTAATGTTTCCAGTAGCAGTGACCAATCCCACAGTGGTTACATTACCACCAATCACGTTGCCTGTAGAGCTAAACACGCCAGATGAATACATGCTACCACCTGTAACAATGTTGCCACCAATCACGTTGCCTGTACTTGATACTACCCCGCCGGTGTTTATGTTGCCGCCGGTGACGTTACCTGTGGATGTGATTAGTCCACCTGTGGTTAAGTTTCCACCAATCACATTGGCTGTCACGCTGACAGTTGTGCCAGTGTGATTTGTAGCAGAAATATTTCCGCCAATGATGTTACCGGTAGCCGTGATCAACCCAGCAGTTCGTATGTTTCCTCCAGTTACGTTGCCTGTGCCAGAAATAGCGCCAGCAGCTTGCACATCACCTGTGGCGCTGACTGTGCCCTGTGCGTCAATGTTGCCCACAACTAAATTTCCATAGTTGTTGACAGTAACAACTTCACTGGCAATAGTAACTTGAACTGCGGCAATCAATTTGTCTGCAGAATTGTCGTAACCAATAAATGCTGATCTTTCAGCTGTGGTAAAATACCAAAGTTGTTCACCACGGTCCTTACCATCATTGGTTACCAATGGTTGATTGTTTGCAGCTCTACCAATACCAATGATTGGATCCTCAACTGCTAGAGTGGTAACATTGGTATATTCTGTGTCGCCTGACACAGTTAGGTTACCAGCAATTACTGCGTCACCGCCCACAATAAGACCCGCCGAAGTCACAACATTGGCACCATTTACATTGCCTGCGGTAGAAATATTGCCGCCAATTATGTTACCACTTATGGTAAACACATTGGAAGTCTTGTCAAAAGTCATTCCAGCACTGGCGTTGGCCAAACCATTATCATTAAAAAGAACTTGTGTGTTTGATCCAGCAACTGAAAGATTTCCAGATATGTTACCAACCACATTGCCAATGAAATTTGGAGCAGTTATGTTACCGCTTGCTGTTACAGTTCCACCAGTAAGCAAGTTGCCACCAGTGATATTGCTCACTGCACTCAACGTGGATCCTACCACCACACTGTTCACAATGTTTGCAGATCCCAACCCAATTATGTTGTTACCAGTGACGTCGCCTGTGGCACTAACTTGACCAGCTGTTCTTAAATTACCGCCTGTGACGTTGCCACTTGCGGATATAATAGTGCTGGTGATGTTGTTGGTTGAGCTGATGTTGTTGCCAGTTACGTTGGCATTGGCAACTATATTGGCGCCAGTTATGTCTCCGCTGGCAGTGATTGTGCCACCAACAGATATCAATCCAACAGTAACAAAGTTGGCGCCAATGATGTTACCTGTTGCTGATACAGTTGCACTGGTTGACAAGTTGTTACTGGTAATATTTCCTGATCCACCAAGCGCATTGCTTACCACCAATGAATTTAAATCACCAAGCGTGGTCAAACTTGAGTTGATCACGTTAGCACTGAGTGTGGTTCCTGTAAGCAACGCAGCATTTGAACTAACGCTGATGCCTGTTAATTGACTGCCGTTACCAATGACGTATGCACCTGTAACGTTGCCTGCGGCACTGATTGTGCCAGTGGCCAACACACTACCTGACAAAATTGCACTGTCACCTATTAAATTGCCAGATGCATTCACAATACCAGTGTTTATGTTTTGTGAAATAATATTGCCAGATGAAGAAACTACTCCAGCTGTGGTTAGGTTCCCGCCAACCACATTTCCAGTAGCAGTGAGATTGGCCAGTGTGCCAACTGTGGTAAAACTGGCCGAAGTTACGTTGGCACTGAGTACATTTCCAGTCAATAATGCTGCATTGGCCTGGCTAACCACACCAGTAAGTTGACTGCCGTTACCAATATAAAATCCGCCGGCGCTGATGTTGCCAGTGGCACTGATTGCTGAGTTTGCTAATAATGTGCCTTTTACTGTGGCACCTGTGCCCGAAACAACCAGCACGTTTGCAACGTTGGCTGCACTCACACTAACTGTTGAATTTTCAACAATTTGAATGTTTGAAGTACCGTTAGCAATGCCCGAAATACCACCAATATTGTAGAGTTCTGTAAAATTGTCATTGACAATTGTGAACGCTGTTCTCAGTGGTGATCCGGTGCCGTCGTTGGCAGTATTGCCAGTATCAATAAATTGTTGTGCCATAATCCAGTCCTAGTAAGCTATTTACCAAAACTCTGTGCACCGCTAAATACACCAGCTCGGAGTAAACAATGTCATATATCATCAATAACAGCAGAGGACAAACAATTGCTGTGGTCCCAGACGGCACTATTAACACCACTAGCACTAGTTTGAATCTAGTAGGTCGTGCTGTGTCTAGTTATGGCACGGCAGAAAACGAAAACTATGTGTTTTTGTTGGAAAACTTTGCCAATGATACTGGACCATTGCAACCAATTTTAGGACAACTTTGGTACAATTCCAGTACTGATGTTATTTCTGTATACAGTTCTGGCAATACTTTCACTGCATTGGCCAGCCAAGATTATGTGCAAGCTCAAAAAATCAGTCCTGCTTTTACTGGAGTTCCCACAGCACCCACAGCCGCTGCCGGCACAGCCAACACACAATTAGCAACCACTGCATTTGTTTCCAACAGTCCACAATTAAGTGGCGTGCCCACTGCTCCTACTGCTGCGGCTGGCACAGCAACCACACAGATTGCAACCACAGCATTTGTTTCCAACAGTCCACAATTGAGTGGTGTGCCCACAGCACCCACTGCCTCATCGGGTACAGCAACCACACAGATTGCAACCACAGCATTTGTAACTGCTGGACCAGCCTTTGCAGGCATACCCACTGCACCAACACCAGCAAATGTGTCTAACAACACTCAATTGGCTACCACTGAGTTTGTGCAAAATCAAAAAGACAGTCCAGCGTTGGTTGGGATTCCCACTGCGCCTACCGCAGCCGCTGGAACCAACACTTCGCAGTTGGCCACTACTGCTTTTGTTCAAGGCGAAAAAGTAAGTCCAGCATTTTTGGGAGTGCCCACAGCACCAACCGCAGTGGTAGGCACAGCCAACACTCAATTGGCCACCACTGGGTTTGTTTACAGTGTAACTGGTAACTTGGGAACAGCCAGTCAGCAAAATGCCAACGCTATTGCAATCACTGGTGGAACAATAACAGGTATCACTCCACTGGCTATTATTGATGGCGGCACCGGCGGAAACACTGCTGCCACAGCTAGATCCAGTTTAGGACTTGGATCAGTATCACAACAAGATGCCAACGCAGTTGCAATTTCAGGTGGCGAGATAACTGGCATTATTGACTTGGCAGTGGCCGATGGCGGCACTGGGGCAAGTACCGCAGCTGGCGCCAGAACCAATTTGGGACTAGGAACAATATCCACACAAAATTCCACTGCTGTAAACATCACAGGTGGTACAATTACAGGCATCACTCCATTGGCCATAAGTGCAGGTGGTACTGGGGGATTCGACGTTGTTTCTGCTAGAGACAATCTTGGACTTGGTACTATTGCTATTCAGCAGTCCAATGCAGTTGCAATCACTGGTGGTGCAATTGAAGGTGTAACCATACAAAGTTTAGCAACACCATTGCCTATTGCCAGCGGCGGAACTGGTGCAACCAGTAATGTTAATGCTCGAATTAATCTGGGTCTTAACAGCATGGCCACACAGGCTTCTGACAATGTCACTATTACTGGTGGTCAAATAAGCGGTATCAGTGCTATTGCAATTGTATCTGGCGGAACTGGCGCAACCACTGAGGTGCAAGCCAGAACCAATTTGGGCCTTGGTACCATGGCCACTCAAAATTCGTCAAACATCACCATCACTGGCGGTACCATCACAGGCATCACTCCGTTGTCAATTGCACAAGGTGGCACCGGTGCATCAGACTCGGCCGGCGCTAGAAGTAATTTGGGATTGGAAACTGGTGCTACCACAAACGTAGGCACCATGGCCACTCAAAATGCCAATGCAGTAACTATTGAAGGCGGTTCTATTACTGGTATCACTCCATTGACAATTCCCAATGGCGGTACCGGAGCGTCCACAGCAGGCAATGCTAGAGCAGCTCTTGGCATTCCTGATTTCCCACTGTCTCTTCTAAATGGTGGTACAGGTGCCACCACTGCGGCCGGTGCAAGAACTGCATTGCAGTTAGAGTCTGGCGCTACTACTACAGTAGGGACAATGGCCACTCAAAATGCCAATAGTGTGGCCATCACTGGCGGCTACATAACTACATTGACTGCACCAATACCTATCGAATCTGGTGGAACAAATGGAGCCACAGCAGCAGCCGCAAGAACAAGTCTAGGGGTTCCTCCATTAACTAGAGCTATCAATACAGGCAATGGGCTGGCTGGAGGCGGCAACTTGGCATCTGATCTCACACTCAGTATTGCAACAAACAGCAATGGCTATGGTGTAAGATACATTTCGTTTGATCTTCCAACTGGTGGTAATGACGGCGACGTTTGGTATCAAATTTAATATATGGCAGAAGTAATAAGAGAAGCAGGGTACACTGGGTTTGTCCAGAGATTGACCTGGGTGCATGGCAACGCTGTGCCTGTGACTGCATACTTGTGGGGCGGTGGTGGTGCAGGCGGCGCTAGGGCGCCAACTGGGTCATTTACAACCAGTTATCAAGGCGATATTCAGCAGGATCCTTGGTTTGGTCCACTGATACCAAATAAATCTGGTTATTATGAACTTGGTTATAACGTTTTTAACGAAGGACCAGAAACCTATTACCCAATAGCATGGGTTGTGGTAATAAATGGAATTATAGTTTATGGTTCTCCAGTTCCGCCACCGCCACCTGCACCAAATCCAGCCAGACTTAATAATCCACCACCCACAATCCTGGCTAACCCAACAACGTTTCAAGGCGTAACAATATACACACAAAATGGAGTACAGTCTCCGTATTTTGTGAAAGTTTACGATTTTGATTATACCACGTACACAAGTGGCGCAGCAGTAGGCGGCACCGGCGGCGGCGGTGCGTATGCACAGGTTAATTTTACCATCAACGAAGGTGACATACTTGATGTTGCAGTAGGACAAGGTGGTGGTGCCGGCGGCGTCACTGCATTGGCCTCTGGAATAACACCAGGCGGCGAAGCTGGTGCTGGTTTACTTACATCGAGTCTTTTTAACACTGTTACTAACACTGCCTCCCCACCTGTTTATCGTGAATTCAGTCCGACCTACTGCACATTTTTAAACAATTACGGAGTTTGGGTAGACCCGCCTTCGGCATCAGTGTTTGACAGAACATATACCGTGGCATTTCCGTCGACTGGCAACTATCAATTTACCATATGCTCTAATGGACGAGCAGATTTTTATGTAGATGGTGAATTTGCGGCATTCAGTTATGATCCACAAATTCCCTGGACTGTGGGAGTTATTGTTACAGCTGGCAATAGAACTATTAGAATAGTGTCAACTGCTGCTACCGGCAAACGAGGCGCCGTTGCATTAGTTATTGGATCTGGTGTTAATTATGCCGGTGCCCGGGGCGGTGATGGAATAGCAGGTGGTGGCGGAGCCGGGGGTGGCGGCGGCGCTACAATAATTTTAAAGAATGATGTGATAATTGGTGCAGCCGGTGGCGGAGGCGGAGGCGGAGCTGGTGGTATCACCAGTGCAGGTGCTAGTGCTCCGGGCGCACGCGGTCAGAATGCCGCAGGATTTTTTGCTGGTCAAAATGGCACCAGCAGAGTGTATTATAATGGCGGTGGCTGCGGCGGAGGCGGTGGCGGCATCACAGGTGGCCGTGGTGGTGCATCCCCAGGTGCAGGCGGCGACGGCGGCACATCAGGATCATTTGGTGGCAGCACTGGAATTGAAGTGCAAAATCCTTCGGGTAGAACTCCTGGTGGCACAACCAACATTTATTATCGAGCAGGTGTTGCATTAGGTGGACAGTCTCAAGCCGTTGTTGGCAATCTTGAAGGAAATGGCAGAAACGGCTATGCGGTATTTGTGTTTGAAGTGCCGGACATACATGTAAAAACTGCTGGCACATGGAATCCAGTGACCAAAACTTTTGTAAAATATACTGGACTATGGCGCTTGGCTAAGAAAAAATTTATAAAAATAAACGGCGAATGGGTACCAACAATTGCATCAACCAGTCCGGTGTTTGCAAATTATCTTGGCCTTGGAACAAATCCATTGCCAGCAGATTTTGAAGAATTACCACCACCTCCTCCACCAAGTGGCGGCGGAGATGGGTATGGCGGTTGGGACGGTGGTGGAGGAGGTGGTGGTGGCAAAGTGATCTGTACAGCACTGTACGAACTTGGCTACATGGAAAAAGAAATATTTGAATACGACCAAGCCTATGGTTTATGGTTGTATCAAAATGATTTTGTGTCTTATCGTGGCTACAGAGCCTGGGCTGATGTACTTGTACAATATGTCAAAGGGCAAGGTCGACCCATGTTGCCTAAATTGTTATTCTGGAAAACCGCTGATGAACAACAACGATTGAGTCAGCAGTTGGCCATATCACTAGCACGAGTCATCGGTGGCGCATTCTCTAAAGAAATTGCTCGACGTGCTGGGCACAACATTCCATTCAGCATTGGAGGATGGGCATGTGTGACTGTGGGTCTTGCAGTTAACAAAGCCATTGGTTATATTGTAAAGAAAATTAAAAAGACCAGTACTATTGATTACAAGGAATAATATGTTTACCATACAAGAACTTACACAGAAATTTCATGCGCTTGATGACAGCACAAAAGACAAGGTGTTTGAACAGGTGACCAAGAACGCAGCTCAGTATAATGAAATTATACCCAACGTCCCATTATTTCTTTACATACTGCAAGGTGATGGTGGTGTTCCTGTGTGGGCCAAAAACAGTTCAATTCTGTTGCAGTATAAGGCTTGGGCATCAAACCCAAAAAATCGATCTAAACTGCAAAGCTAGATCCACAACCACAGGTTGAAGAAGCCTGTGGATTGTTGATTACAAAACTGGCACTCATCAAATCTTCTTTGTAGTCAATTGATGCGCCGTTGAGATATTGCATGCTCATAGCATCCACAACTACCTTGACTTCATCATATGCAAAGTCAAAATCATCTTCGTTTTTGGTTTCTTCAAATGTGAATCCATAACTGAATCCTGAACAGCCGCCGCCCTGCACAAACACTCTGAGCATGAGATTAGGGTTATTTTCTTCAGCAATCAGTTCGCGTAATTTTGACACAGCACCAGTTTCTAAATTCATTATAGTCTTTCGTTGCAAACGTCCCAGTTGATTATCTTCCACACGTTGTTGAGATAACCTTCTTTGTCCGCTTGATAATCTAACGCCCATGCATGTTCCCACCAGTCTACCAAACAGCAGATGTCTGTGCGTACAGCATGATTGGCGATGGTCTTGATGTCACCACCAGTACTCAAATACACCCAACCTGATCCTTGGATCTTCATGGCAGTTTCTTTGAACTGCTCCTTGAAGTCTTCCCAAGTTTTAAATTTTTCTTCTATCAACGCGAGTACTGCGCCGCGGGGACGGTTGGTAGCTTTAGGAGCCCTAAGCTGAGGGAAGAACTTATTGTGTAAAAAACTGCCAGCACGATTAAAATCCGCATTGCCTTCTCCTGCGTTGTAACGCTTT